AGAAACAAATCAATTAATTTCAAGGAGGAAAAAAGAAATGGCAGGAAAATCAATTGTTCGTTTAGACAGAGTAAATCAATTTATAATGGTCACATCGAATCCATAGTTCACAATGCTGAACTTCAAAATGGATGGGTAGCACAAGTGGGTGGACTTAAAGATGGTAATCGTGACCTTCGTACAGCGGTTCAACCAACAGCGGGTGCAGGTGCGCTTGTACTTATCGCAGCTCCAGAAATTGTAAAGAGCGAGTATGTAAAGACTAACAATGCTCTTGAAAATTTCACAAATGAAGCTGGTAAAGCTGTTCGTGCTTATCACTTGGAACGCGGAGACATCTTTAGCGTAACTGTTGACGGTTTAACACTTCTTGGTGCTAACCCAGTAGTTGGTAACTATGTTGTTGCTCAGGCAGGATTCAAGCTTAAAGAAGCCGCTTCCGTTACTACAGAAGCATTTGTTGGTAAAATCATCGAAGTTGAAACTCTCGGAACAAGCACAGTTGTTGGTCAAAATGGTGCAATTGCACGTATCAACAAATATGTTGTTATCGAAGTAGTTAAGAACTAATCAAAATATAAATAGGAGGTTTATAATAAATGAATAAAAATCTTGTAAAATTGTGCATCGACGCAGCTCGCGGCAACGTGGGAACTAATTTTACTGTCGCTACCGCATCAGATGCTATTCGCGCACAGTTCGTAGAAATGATTGGATCAGATAAAATTGATTATCGTACATATCGTAAGTTTAAGCCTGAGATTTTCGAAATCTTAGAGGTAGTACTTGATGATCTTATCAATACAAATGGAGTTACACAGACAGAATTCTTCAACCAATTCGTAGAATATCGGAATATCAATCTTGGTGATGAAAACCTGTTCTATGTTGAAGATCGTTCCGTATTGACAATCAGTGAAATTGCCGATGGTCACTTGAACCTTCGTAGACAGAAATTGAACATTGGGGAATCGTTCAGTGTCACAACTAAAGTTTACGGTGCTAAAGTGTATGGTGACTTCTTACGGTTTATCACTGGTCGCCTTGATTGGGCTGGTCTTGTTGCTAAGATTGACGAAGCTATGCGTCTTAAAATGGCTGCTGATATCTACGCTTCATTCATGGGTGCTTCTCAGTATCTTCCAGCAGAATTCAAGAAAACAGGTACTTTCGATGATGCTAAGATCAGTGATCTTATCCAACACGTAAGCGTAGCTAATGGTTATGCACCTGTAATCATCGCTGGTACTCGTAACGCATTGAAGAAAATTGGTGCTTCTTACTCTGCTCAATCATTCCTTGTGAGTGATGACATGAAGAATAGACTGAACCAAAATGGTATTCTTAGCGTTTATGAGAATTGCCAGTTGCTTGAGATTCCTCAAGTGTTTGTGCCTAATACATTCACATTCTCTCTTGATGACACTAAATTGCTGGTTCTTCCTGCAAATGTTAAGCCAATCAAGGTTGTTCGTGAAGGTGATTCTATCATCGAAGAAAGAACAGAAGGCGCTATGGACATGAGCATGGAACACACCTTCATTACTCGTTATGGTATTGCAGTAGTGTTCAACAATGCTTATGGTGAGTATACACTGGCGTAATTGACGTTAGGTGTAGGGGAGAAATCCTCTACACCTAATTTAAAAAATAAATAAGAATACAAGGAGGAAATAAAAATGGCAAATTATAATAAAGGTGTAGACAAGAAAGAAGAAGTTGAAGTTAAAGAGGTGTCTACTACTGCAACAACTAATGCAGCTCCAAAGCGTAAAAAGATTGATAAAGATGAAGAAGTAGTATGTCGTTCTGTAGTTAGTGGTGAACTTATTTACACTTCACGTAGAACAAATATGACGGTTGAATGGGACGAATATGGAACTATTCAATATCTTACTGTTGAAGAATTGATGACAATGAAATCTCAGCAAAAATCATTCTTGACTAAGCCTTGGATCATTATTGAAGACGAAGATGTAGTTGATTATCTTGGACTTAGACCTATTTATGAAAACATTGTTCCTTTAGATGATTTGGAATATTACATTGTTAATACTGATCTAAATAAACTTAGAGCAGATATCCAAAAAGCTCCAAGAGGAATTAAAGATTTGATTACGGACAAAGCAAGAGCAATGATCACTAATGAAGAACTTAATGACATTCGTTTAATCAGAGTTCTTAACCAAGAATTAAATATTGATCTCAATCTGTTGTTAGACTAAGGGGTGATTTAAATGGCTACTCCTTACACAGATGTATACGAATTCTTCCTTTCTAAGATAAGCGACTATTCGTTTTTAAAATTGACAGATGAAGAGATTGAAGAAGATTTGTTAATATATCTAAAAACAGCTATTGCAGATTTTGATGTCAGCAAAGTTGATTTGTCAAAAAGAGATGAAATTCTTAGACAATTTGACGAAGATTTGAGTGACAAAGAAAAAGATATTCTTGCAAGACTTATGGTTGTATCTTACTTAAAACCAAGAATAATTACAAGCGAAAATTATAAATTGGCTATGTCGGATAGTGATTATAAAATCTACTCACAAGCAAATCATATTAAAGAAATAATGAATATCTACAAATCAATGAAGTCGGAAGCAGATAAGTTAATTGTAAAATATTCTTATCGTGGTGCAGACTTGGATAAATTGTCATGAAAAAGAGTTTAGCCATGAACAGTGCAATATTCGCTAATTTCACTGAGTTACTTATCCCTAGATTCTTTAAGATTCTTCCATTGTTTGAGGAAAGTAATGAAGGATTACAATCATACGTTGAATCTCTTATGTTTGAAATGAATGGACTTTATTGGACTATTGAAGAGATACAAGCTAATGGAAACTACTTGTCATTGCTTGCAACGTTAGAGTCAATTTGTGATGAAATCGCAATTAATGACGAGTATAGTCAAGCAATTATCAAAAGAGAAGTTTTCAGATCAATTGAAATTATAAAGCAGTTAAAGCCCACAGTTGAAAGTGGTGAATAATATGAGTTTTAGTGATGGATTTAGAAATAGAATGTCTAAACAAGGCATCAATGAATCCGACTCTATTTTAAATGCTACATTCGAATTGGCAAATAGAGAATTCACAAATTCGCCAACATTCAAAGTAGTAAAAGTCAATGGTGCAGATGTGGACGCAAGGTTGTTAGATGGTTCTACTGGTATAATAAAATACCTTTTATTGCGTCCTAAGTCTACACTTAATATAGGTGACTATGTTGAAATTGATTCACGTTATTGGATGGTATTTGACTTTAATGGTGAAGGTATTTCCCCGAAAGCTACCATTCAAGCTTGTAATGAAATGATGTCATGGGAAGATGCAAATGGAGTGATTCACAAGTATCCAACATTGGCAACTGCAACACGTAATACAAAGTTTGACATTGCAAGCGATAGAATGCAAGTTCAAATGTTACAAGCTGGTATATACGCTTATCTTCCATATAATGAGGTTACTAAAGATGTTAGAACTTCACAAAGATTTATATTTGGAGATAGAGTATATGAAATATCTGGAACAGATGACTTGACCATGATAGATGAAAATAGAGTTGGAATTATTCAATTCTCATGTAAAATAACGACAAAGACAGATAAAGATGACTTTGTGAATAGAATTGCAGATAATACAACAATTTATCTTAGTGAGCAAGGAATAAAAGTAGAAGAAGAAAGGGAGGACAATGTTCTATGGTAAATATTGAGTTATTGTCAGACAATTTGACTATTCTCATTAATGAGGTTATAGAAATTCAAAATCTTTGTAAATATCTAAAATACAATCAAAAGAATCCATTGTCACAACCAGACCTCACTCTTCCAGCTACTAGCTTGGTATTAAATAAAATTCATCCTTATCCTTTTGATCCAACTACAGAAGAAGAGGATTCGGTAGAATTAAGAATTTATTATCCAGAAGGTCAGTTTGCAAAAGGATCAGCTTCACTAGAAACTTACGTTAATTTTGACATTGTATGTGCTAAAAAATATTGGTTGATTAACGATGAAAAATCGGCAATTAGACCATATATGATAATGAAATGCTTGACAGACCATTTCCACAATAAGAAAAGCATAAGTACACTTGGTAGAGTAGAATTCGTTAACTTTGCTCACTTACATATCAATACTATATTTGATGCTATTCGATTAGAATCAAGTGTTACATTGTTTGGTGCATAATGCTAGATGTAAGAGATATTGAAAGTGAAATAGACCTTAAAATGAATCTATTGTATGGAGGTAGCTTAACAAGTGAAAGATTAATTGTTAAACCTCTTACAATTAAAAAAATTATGGAAATGGGTTTTTCAAATTACAATAGATATCTTAGCATTTTAACGCTTGATAAAAAGAGCGTGACTAAAGATGATCCAATTTATGATGGAATGTCACTTGGAGAAATAATACTAAAGTCAGGTAATAGTTTTCTTATCAATTCATTCTCAGAAGCAATGTGTGCTTTCTTAGGAGAGAAAGTAGAAGACGTTCTTGTTCATGAAACTCTTGGTTTTGTATTTGGTGGAATGGATACAAATAAAAATCCAGAAGATTGCAATGTAGTAAATGCAAATAACTTCTTAGATTTTATTCAAATTATCAAATATCAAAATTGCCTTTCTGATCCTAGTCAAAAGTACATAGATAAAACACCTATGAATCCTGCTGATGAAAAGGCTAGAAGGATACTTGAAAAGATTAAAAAAGGCAAAGAGATGGTTGAGCAAGCTAAAGCATCTGCAAGTGCAAAGACGGATAGTGGTTCAAATACGGATTTTGCAGATGTAATAAGTGCAGTAAGCACTAAAAGCAATAATTACAATAGGAATAACATATGGGATGCTACAATTTATCAATTGTACGATGAATACAAGAGACTTGAAGCAATTTCTAGTTATGATATAAATATTGCCGCAATGATACAAGGTGCTAAGATCAATGATCTTAAACACTGGTCAGCAAAAATAGAGTAGGTTAATTGGGTGAAAGCCCATTACATATCTTTACAAATAATAAGGAGGAAATATTAAAATGGCAAATAAATATGGCGTTAAAGAGGTAGCAGATATCACGTTTTACGATTTGACTACCAATAAGCCAATTCTGTTCTTGGACACTCTCAAGATGACTACCATCGAGAATACTGCAGAAAGTGCTTATGCAAGAGGTGGTAAAGGTAATCCAAAACTTTTATCATGGGACTACAACCGTGAAGGTACTGTTCAAATGCAAGATGCTCTTATGTCAACTAAGTCTATCGCTCTTATGACTGGTAACGAAGTTAAGACTGGAGTTGCAAATGTACATAAGCGTGAAGTGTTGACTGCTGTTGTTGGTGCTACTGGCAAATCTAAAGTAACTCCAGCTAAGACACCTTTGGCTGGTTCGTTTACAGTATTCAAAATCAATGATGACACTACTCCAGTAAATGGTACACTTGCTACAGGAGACATTACATTTAATGATACTGATGTTGCTGTTGGTACTCAAGTAGCTGTTTACTACCAATTCGCTACGGATGCAACTGCTCAAACAATTACCATTTCTGCGGATAAATTCCCTGGTTATGTAAAAGTTGTTGGAGATACAGTAATTCGTAATGCTGATACTGGTCTTGATGAAGCGTTCCAGATCATCATCGACAAAGCTAAGATTCAACCTGGTTTCACGTTCACATTCCAAGCAGACGGGGACCCCACAGTGTTTGATATGAACCTTGAGATTTATCGTAGAACTAGCGACACTGAAATGTATCGCATGATCAAGTACTAATTTAGCACTTGACAAATAGACGAATATAAGATATAATAAAGACAGAGGAAATTTCTCTGTCTTTTTTCTTTTTAATTGTGGAGGTGCTATAATTTGCCAAGAAAATTCACGTATGAATTTGTCAAAGAAGTATTTGAAAGCAGAGGATACACACTTGTTTCTACTAAATATATTGGAACAAAGGAAAAATTGGATTCAATTTGTCCCAAAGGTCATGAAAATTCTTTTGTATTCGAAAGTTTTTATAATGGTGGAAACGGATGCAGAAAATGTGGATCAATGGAAATGGGAAAGAAAAGAAAGGTTCCTTATTCGGATATACATAAAATGTTCGAAGAAAGAGGATGCAAACTTTTAACTCTTGAAAGTGAATACAAAGGAGTTAGGCAAAAGGTTGATTACATTTGTTCCTGTGGAAATCCTCACTCAATGTCTCCTGATACCTTTAAAAAAGGTCACGATTGCAGAGAGTGTATGAAAGCTAAAATTGCTAAAACCAATCTAGAGAAATACGGAGTTGAATGCGTTCTTGCAAACAAAGAGATAAAGGCTAAGTCTATGCGTACAATGTTTGAGAATCAAACCGCTCCAACTTCATTGCAACAAAAATTATTGCATGAGGTACTTGGAGGTGAGTTGAATTATCCTATAAAAGATATTCAGCTTGACATTGCTTTTATTAGTGACAAAATTTATATCGAATATGATGGAAGTGGTCATGGGTTAAAAGTTAAATTAGGAGAAATGACAGAAGAAGAGTTTGAAGAAATGGGCAAGAAGAGAAGATACGTTCTTTATCGTAAAGGGTGGAAAGAAATAAGAATCATTAGTACTGGTGATGTATTGCCAACTAAAGAGAAGATTATTTCAATGTTTGAAGAAGCAAAAAACATATTGAAAGAACGTTCTTGGATATTGTTTGACATTGACAATCTTACAATGGAAACAAGTAAAGGCAAAGTTGCTTATGATTATGGAGTGTTAAAGCGCATTAGAACTGACGTTAGAAATAGCGGCAGCAATTTTTTAAATGGGGAATAGATAAAAGGTTAGTTTTATCTATCATAAAATAAAAGGAGATGTCAATAAGAATATGATAAGCATTAGAACAGAGGATTTTGTAAAGTCTACATCGGAAATTGTTTACAAGAAATTGCTTGAAGGTGCAATAAAAAATGAAAATGTGTGGGTTTATGGTTTACGTGGGATAGGTAAAACAACTGCATTGATCCAACTTGCTAAAGAATTTGGGTTTATTGTTGTTGTCAAAAGTCATATACTTGCGCATTATTTGAGAGATGAATTTGAATACGATTATATCTTTGGAGAAAAAGACAACATTACAGGACTAGGTAAATCAATTGTTTTTGATGAAGGTGTTGATTACAAGAAGCTTAAAAAGGATGGATATAAAATCGTTACAGGACTTGTATTAGAAGTAGAATAATAAGGAGTGAAAGATAAAATGGCAAAGACAAGTGCAAGCAATACAAAGTTAAGTCTTGCTAATGTAAATAAGAAAGCCAAAGAGTTAGATGCACAATCAGAAGTTAAAGTGTATAGTTCTACTCTTGATCAGTATTTTACATTAAAAGTAGACGAAAAGTTTAAAAAGACAAAGGTAATGAAGCTTGTTTCAGAACTTATGTCTCAATTGCAATATGCAAACACTCATGAAATTGATCTTCAAGAAGTATTTATTCCATACTCTATTTTGCTTATGATTAAATACTTTTCATCGTTTGGCAAAGAGATTCCAAATGACCTTCCTAGCCAATTGGCAATCATGAACAACATGATCAATATGGACTTATTGCAGCCTATTCTTGAATCATTTCCAGAAGATGAAGCAGATATCATTTTCAATACAATCAATGAGACAATCGAAAGCGTAGACCAAAAATACAGAGAGATTGCCGAACGTGTTGAAGAAATTCAAAAAGCTTTTGAAAATGGAGAGATTGAAAAGGTTATCGACATGGGAGACGAAGATTGGTTTGAGGTTACGTTAGAAGACGAAGAAGTGGACGAAAATGAGCAAAATTAAGTCAATGGCTGACTTGGAGAAAGTATTGAATAAAAAAATACTTTCTTCAATGAATACCATAGGTAAAGAAGAAGTTAAGAAGCTCAAAGAGAGTGTGCAAGAGAATGTGTATGACACTTATATTCCAAAGTTCTATAAAAGAACAGGAGACTTAAAGAGAAGTGTTTCTAAAGAGTTAAAGCAGAACGGATCACAAACTAGCTTAGAAATATTTCATGATCCCACTAAAATGAGGGAAATTGCTCCGGTAAAAGGCTATTGGATGGGTACACATCATAGTACTGTTAAGTCATATATGCCACAAGAATATGCCTATTTTGTACCTATCACAATTGAAGATGGTACTAGCGGTGATATATTTGGAGACGGTGCATTCAGAAGACCTAGAAGGTACTTCTCTAAATTCGCTACCAAGTTGTTAAATACATTCCAAGAAAGACTTAGAACGGAACTAATCAGAAATGGACTGACAATTAGAAGAAAGTGAGGTGAATAAATAATGGCAAGGAAATATCAAATTTATGCAACAAAAGAAAGAGTTTCAAAGATTAACCCTAAGAACAAAGAGCATATTAAGAAATTCTTCATATCAAAGAATATGATTCTTTCGGATGCAAGTAAAAAGAGTTATGAGAGCGATTTCAATCAATGGTTAGTATTCATCCTTGAAGAGTATGATAATGTTGATGTATTGAGTGTTGACTCTTCCGATATGGCTGATATCTTAGAACACTATGTATCATTTTGTTCAACTGAATTAGGAAACAATGAAAGAAGAATCCAGCGTAGAATGTCAAGTATATCCTCATTCTTTCTTAACTTGAAGAAAAAAAGAAAGTATGATGACACAAATCCGGTTGACTATCTTGAACGTCCTAAGCTTGGAAAAGATGATAAGATTCAAATAAAGCAAACATTCTTAACTCAAGCAGATGTCGATTTAATTCGAAAGAAATTGAAGACATTACCTAAAACCGAATATAATATGCAATTTGAATTGCTTTTTGAATTTGGATTAAGTACAATGGCTAGAGTTAATGCTATAAGTAATGTGAAAATTGAACAATTGAATCTTGCTGACAAAGAGGTAAACGGAGTACTTGAAAAAGAAGGAAAGATTGTTGACCTATTCATGTCGAAGAGAACCGTAGAACTCATTAAAGAATGGCTTGACTATCGTAAAAGAAATAAGATAGAGAGCGAATATTTGTTCTTAGCTCTATATGGAAAGACATGGCAAAAGGTAGACAAGAGAACATTGCAACAAAATTGGATTAAGAAAATAGGCGAATTGATTGGAATGGACTTACATATGCACGATTTGCGTCATAGTGGTGCAACATTGCTTAAAGAAGCTGGAATGGATATAGAAGAAATCTCGAAACTACTTAATCACAATGGGATTGATGTTACACTTAAACACTACATAAAGGTAAATTACAAGAAGATTGCGGAGAAGAAAGATAAGTACGAAATCTAACTTTTCAGCTTGACAAGTGCAAGATAAAATGGTATAATATAAGTGTTAATAATTAATGTAATACAAACTAAATTTGAGCAAAGGGGAATAATTAAAAAATGAAAATGAGAAACGAAGATGTAATTGGATTTGTTGATTTTATTATGAATGAGGAAGTTACACCAAAGCTTTCTAGAATGCGTTCACGTTTTGTTAAAATTGCAAAGGAACGTATCCAGCAAAACGATGAAGATCGGATGGAAATCATTAAGCAATATTGCGAAACAGATGAACAAGGAGAACTTGTAACCGTTACGGATGAAGAAGGAAATGCAAGATATAAAATTGACAATATGGATGAATTCAACAAGGAATTTGGCGAACTTATGAGCGAATACTTCATTGTTGAAGATAATGAGACAAACAAAGAGATGCTTGAATGCGTCAAGGCGATTGTTCTTAACACCAATAAGATGCTTAAAGGTCAAGAAGCATTGCAATATGACAGATGGTGTGAAATCGTTGAAGGACTTGTTGAGTAAGGGCATAATTTTATGCCCTTCTTTTTTTATTTAAATACTAATGAGAGGGGATAATTAAATGTCCGATTTGAAAATATTATTAACCGCTGACTTAAATGTTGCACAATCTACAAGAGATATCAATGCAGCAATTGCTAAAATACAGGAGAAAATCACTAAGCTTAAACTTCAAATTGATACAAAAGCATTAAAAGATGCAGGTGTGTTGATTAAGGGTATAAATGAGAATGCATCAAAGTTTAATAATGCCGCAGCTAAATCAGCTCAAGCTGCACAAAGAGCATCCGAACAAGGCACTAAAACCGTTAAGAAAAACATGGATAGTGTCAAAGAGTTTCAACGCGCAATAGATAGAGTTAATAGCGAAATTGGAAAATCTAATCCTAAAAGCTGGTCTATAACTAAGAATGCAAAGGGAGAAGTTAAAAAGGCTACAGTTACATATACGAATGAAATGGGAAAAACTATCAAAAAGAATTTTGAATGGGTTTCTAAAACAGCAGGAGATGTAACTACCAAAACATTTAAACAAGTAAGTGAAAACGTTGTAAATTCTAGCTCTCAAGCAGCAAAGAAGATGCAACAATTATACAATCAAGCTGGAAAGTTGAAGTATGATTTAACTACAGGTAAAACAAAGGTGTTTGACTCTGCGGAAGCTCAAAAGTTAATAACATCGTATGATGTGCTTCAAAACAAGATTCAATCAGCACAAGCAAATGGTCATACGTTAAGAGCTAAAACATTAAAGGGCATTGAGGAAGAAATAGCTAAAAACAAGACTTTAACGGATGAAATTGTTCGTCAACAAAAAGCATACATAAAAACTCATAATACTCTTGGAAGAACTGTTGTAGGAGACTCAAGCGGATTAAATATAAATTCTAGTGCAAGTTCAATTATTGGAAGCGCTCTCCCTAAGATCAATAGCTATATGGCAAGTAGTGGTCTTGGTGGAACAGCAAGTGCTAGTAACTTCAACTTGGATCATGTTAAAATTAATAGTGCTGGAAAAGCTGTAGCAACACTGAATGCTCAAATTGACATTGGGAATGGTAAGTTTGCCAATTTCAAAGTGAAGGTTGATGAAGCTTCTAATTCTACTAGAATATTTAGTCAAAAAATAACAGAAGCAAAGAAAGCTAATTTGAGCTTTATGGATCAACTTAAAACAGCAATGTCAAGAATTCCGATCTGGATGATTGGTATGACTGCTTTCTATCAATCCCTTCACTTCTTTACGGATGGAATAGCATATGTAAACGACTTCAACAAAGCATTGACTCAGCTTTCGATTGTATTCAATCAAAGTCAATCAGAAGTTGAAAAGTACTCTAAACAATTCTACGAACTTGGAATGGCAATGAGCATTTCAACAGAAGAGATTGCGAATGGTGCGGTAGAGTTTGCGCGTCAAGGTCTTAAAGGCGCGGAAATGATGGACAAAATGAGAGTTGCAACAATGTATGCAAAAATCTCAAATATGGACTTTAACCAATCGGCACAAATTCTTACGGCTACGGTAAACTCAATGGGTGTAAGTGCTGAACGTGCTGCGGATATTTACTCATACATGGGTGATGCTACGGCTACTGGCGCTGATGAAATTGGTGTTGCAATGCAAAAAGTAGGTGGTACTGCTGGTGCAATTGGTCTTGAGTTTGAAAAAGTTTCTTCATGGATTGCAACAATTTCATCTAGAACACGTGAAAGTGCTTCTACAATTGGTAACAGCGTTAAGTCGATTATCGCACGTGTGCAATCATTAAGAGAAAATGGTTTTGACGAAGAAGATGGAACACAAGTAAACCAAGTATCTAAAGCATTGGCTCAAGTTGGAATACAACTTATAGACACTCAAGGAAACTTCCGTAACTTTGGTACGGTAATGGATGAACTTGGTGCTAAATGGGGTTCCTTAACAAACCGTCAAAAGAATTATTTGGCTACAACTGTTGCTGGATCATACCAACAATCACGTTTCTTAAACATCATGGAAGGTTATCCAGAATCTGTTGCATTGTACGAAGCATCTCTTGATTCAGCGGGTACAGCTACTGAGAAGTTTAATAAATATCAAGAAGGAACAGAAGCTCATTTAACAAGAATGAAGAATGCTTGGAATGAAATCTTCCAATCTTCATTCGATTCCGAAGGAATTAGAAATGTAATTGATATGATAACAACATTGGGTCAAACCATTAATTCTGCCGTTGAGCAATTTGGATTATTCCCAATAGTGTTAGGAATCGCAACTACTGCCGCTTTAATATTTAGTAAAGCGTTTAGAACCGGAATTTATGGAGCAATGATTCCAAGTGTAGCTTTATTTAAAAAGATTTCTTATGAAACACAATTCCTTGGATTAAGATTAAAAGAAGCTGCGGTTTCAATGACCACAACAGCCGGAGCTATAAATGTTTTAAAGGTATCTCTTAATGGACTTAAAATAGCACTTGCTGCTGTAACTCCAATGTTAGTTATATTTGCTGCTGGATTTGCGATTCAAAAAGTCATTGAAATGGTTCAGAAGCACAAGGAAGCCGTAAAGGAACTTAAAACCGTAAACTATAGCCTTAGAGATAGTTACATGGAACAAAGAACAGGGTTGAAAGCTCTTAGAGATGAATACAATACTCTGATGGCTACAGAAGACAAGACTATTGAACAAAAAAATAGATTGCTTGACATACAAAATGAGCTTGTCAAAACATATGGAGTAACCGCAACTGGAGTTGATGCAGAGGGTAATTCATATGTTAATAGTCAATCCGCTATTGAAGATAGAATTGAAATTTTAACTGATCTCATTAAGGTTCAAAACGAGCTTAATAAAGCCAAGGTTGTAGGGAATTATTCCGACAATACCAAAAACATTAATGATAAAAAAGCTTCTTATGAAGAAAATCAAAAGGCTTTATTAGAGTTGCAAGAACAAGAAAAAGAGTATTTAAACGGAAAGAAAACAAGAACTGTAAATGTGCCAACTTCATTTGGGGAAACAGTACCAGTAGAAGTTGAAACAGATATTGAAGAAATAAATAGAGCGAAAACAAAGGTATTGACTGAACTTGAAAAGAGCAAATCCGAACTAGATTCAGCAACTGCTGATAGAATCAATGCTATAAAAGTAGAGTACAATACTAGACTTGAAGAAGCTGGTAAGTCTGTTACAAATGAGCAAAGAAAGTTTGCAGAAACATTGGCAGACGTTGTTGGTCAAATGGATGGTCAAAGCTTTATTACTTTTGATGGTCAAGTTGATTATTTAGAAGACTACTATAAAAAGTTAGAAGAAATTGGCGTTCGATCTACTGATCAACTCAAATCCCTTTTCGTTGATAATGGAATAGAATATAGCACTGATAACGTCATGAAATTCAAGGAAATATTGAACGTACTTAGTACTGATCAATATAAGAACATGGATATAACAGAAAAACAAACGAAAATTTATGATCAATTTGCTAGTCAAATTGGATTAAGTTCTCAAACTTTTTCAAAGATAGTCGAAGCTATGTCTGGTGGAGAAAAAGTATTCCCTGAAATTGCAGATGATGCCAAAAATGCTGGAGTTAACATAAATTCTTTTGCAACATCGTTAGACGCATTAAAGGAAAAATACGATGACACATCTTCGGTTGTCCAATCTTTAAATGGATTGTTGCAAGCTAATGCAGAAGGTAAAGCTCTTAGCGCAGATACCGTAATGGATTTGATTGCCAAGGACTCTTCTCTTGTTAGTATGTTCAAGATCGAAAATGGCGTAATAAAAATGAATACCAAAGCGGTTGAAGAAAAACGACTTGCTTTGATTCAAGCTGTAAGAGATGAAGGTGTAGCGCAAAGACAAAGTGTTATTAGTCAAAACTCTGCGTTAGTTGCAAAACTTGAAGCGTATGGAATTGAAGTAAATGCCATACAAAGTGTTGGAGAAGCACTTGATATTATCAACACAAAGACCGCTCAAATGGTGTACTTGGCACGCAAAATGAACGAAGGCGATCTTGTAGAGAGCTTAACAGAAGATGGAAAGACTTTAGCTGACTTTGTTAAGACGCTTGAAGATTTAAAAAATCAAGCACAATTTGGTGCAGATTCGCTTGAGATTCTTGGAGATGCTACGGAAGAAACAACGGAATCAGTAACCAAACTTCAAAAGGCAATAAATGATGTTGATTCAGCTTTAGATAAACTTAATTCTCAACAGCAAATGTATGCCAAGTCTTCTAAAGAATATAGAGAATCTGTAAGAAAAGAAATTAAACTATTAGAAGACAAGAAAAAGTTGCTTCTTGAAGCCGCTAAGAATCCTTCTTTATTAGTTCCTGCTACTACGACAACAACGAATTCAACATTTACAAGTACTAACTTCAAGTCTGGAACTGGTGTGAAGTCAAGCGGAAACATTAAAGACATAATTACACAAGCAGCAAACAATAATGGCGTAGATGCTTCTATATTGGACGCTATTGCATGGGCTGAGTCAAGCTATAATCCAAATGCGAAAAGTGGTGCTGGAGCTGCTGGATTAATGCAATTAATGCCAAAAACAGCTAAAGGACTTGGCGTAACAAATGTTTATGATCCAACACAATCCGCAAATGGTGGAGCTAAATATCTTAGTCAGATGTATGATAAATATGGTTCTTATGAGCTTGCATTAGCAGCTTACAATGCTGGTCCTGGATACGTAGATTGGGCTATGAAAGTAACTGGAAGTAAAGATTGGAATGTCTTGAAAAATGCTAAGGCAGATACCGCTAAGTTGAATCGTAGTGTAGGAGACAATATCTTTAAATCTGAAACACTTAATTACGTTCCTAAAGTAGTTGACTATGCACAAAAGGGTTCTGGAGCTAAGAGCAGTAATACTAATACTACAAGTTCAACAAAGACTACTAGCACTACAACAAACACCAAGGATTCTAAAGCCATTGAAGATGCATCTAAAAACATCGAAAAGCAACTTATTGATGTAGATGCCGAAATATTTGCTGGAAATAGAGATATTCTTGATAGTTACTTGGCTCAATACGAAAATCAACTTGCAAGTAAAGATGAATCTATTAGTCAATCAGATTACAAGATGGCTAGACTTGATCCTAATTCTCCTAAATACAATACGGAATTAAAAAATCAAATAACGCAATTAGAAGCTAAACAAAAACTTATGCATGATGAAGCAGAATTAATTCGTAATTCTGGAATTGAATCTGATGATTTGACGCAAAAAACACTAGAACTTAGCCAAGCTTGGAGAGATGCACAAGATCAAATAACCGCTATCAATGACCAAATGGCAGACAATTCTCTTATCAAATATGAAGAATCTATTTCAAGTATTAATAACGAACTTTCTATGTCTACCGCTAGACTTGCTACTTATGATCAAGAATCAAAGGAGTATAGAAACGAAATACAAAAACAGATAGCCATAAACCAAAAACTTAAAAAAGCCACTGAAAACGAAGCAACAGCAATTCGTGCTATCCTAAAAGAAAATGAGAAAAGCCACAAACTTTCAGTTGAACAAGTAAATAATTACAAAAATAAATTGAAAGAGCTTTCTATTACATGGTGGGATATTGAAGGAGCAATCGTACAATCTACAAATGCACTAAAAGATTTTAATGAAAACGTTGCTGACAAAGCAATTGATCTTCTTAAAGAGATGTACGAGAAACAAAAAGATGCAATCATTGATGCAATTGAAGAACAAGATGAAGCTCTGGAAAAAGCTCATGAAAAAGAAATGGATCGAATTGACGAAAAACTTGAAGCTGATCAAAAGATAATTGATAGCAAGATTAAACAACTTGAATTTGACAAGTCTGAAAACGACTATCAAAAGAGTTTAAACGATAAGATCAAAGAGCGTCAAGAACTTCAAGACAAAATCAATCGTCTTTCTATGGATGATTCAAGAGAAGGTAAGGCACAATTAAAGACGCTTCTTGAACAAAGAAATGACATTGACGAACAGATTCAAGGCATGAAAGATGATCATTCTCTTGAAGCTCAAAAAACAGATTTAGAAAATCAAAAAACAGCTTTAGAAGAAAAGGCAGAAGCGGAAAAAGAAGCTTGGACAATGAGCGTTGAGCTTTGGGATGCAAAGACACAACAAATGGTCACTATTACCGGAAAGTCTTACGATGAAATGAAAGACATCATTGAGGACTACAAAGATAATGCAAACGACTATTTTGAAAACATTGCAAACAATGAGATATATTGGTCAAATCTCAAAAAGGATATTGAGTCTGGTAATATTACAGAAATTCAATCTAAATTGGGAGGACTTAAAGGATGGTTTGATACAAATCTTCCTCTTCTTGGTCAAACAATATATGATAACGTCACTGTCAAACTTAAAGAAGTAATTGACAACTTAAAGATGATAAGAAACGAAGCTTCTATTGTCGCTGAGATGCAAGCTAACTCAGCTAAATGGGCAACCGCTACATCGGAAGAAAAGAAAGCTCTTGAAGCTGCTAACAATGCTCTTGGTGAAAGTATTGGAGCAACAAAAACAAGTGGCGGTGTATGGTTAGATTCAAATGGCAATCCGCTTTATGGCGGTACAGCAACAAGTAGCAATTATAGTTCCGTAATTGCTCAAATGAAAGCAAATGCGCAAGAGTGGCATACAGCAAGTAAAGATAGACAAAAAGAACTTGTTGCGTTAAACGAAAAACTTGGAGCAAGCATTGGATTAACGAAAAAAGCAGATGGACATTGGTACGACAAGAGCGGAGTGCAAGTGCTTCACAAAGGCGGTATTGTTGGTGGCAATGGAAATGCGTTAACAAAAACGGTAGAACAATTCATGAATACAGATGCTAATGAGCAAGTTGTGTTAGCCCTTAAAGATGAATTAATGTCACCATCTACAAATATCCAAAGCAAATTTATTCCTAACCTTGGAAAGCTTGTTTCATCCCTTGGATCAAATGTTGTTACTACTGGTGGAAACACTTATAACATCAACATTGATAGCGTTATTGGAGATGAAAAAGGAGCGGATACGGTTGCTTCAAGAATCGTAAATGCTATTAAGAAGTTGGGTCAAAAAAGATAATTGAAAGAGGGGAGAAATCCCCTCTATTTCTTATAAGGAGGAAATAGAATGGCAATAATGGAAAGCATTAGTTTTTGTTATGATGGAAAATATAGCACAAACTTTGGAATATATAATGTTAGCTTGGAAAGCGGGATGCACGAAGAAGCGTTCCTTGCTGGTAGAAGTATTGTAGAGCAAAAAATAAGAGGTAATAATACGCCTTATTTTCAAGGAATTGAATATGAACCATTAACATTATCTCTTTCGTTCGCTTTCGAAAATACGTGGGATGACACGTTAATACGTGATGTAGCAAGATGGCTTAGTCCTGATTATTATAAACCGTTATGGTTTGTAGAAAATCCTAGTAGAATCTTTTACTGTATGTCGGTTGATGAACCTAAATTGATCCACAATGGTCTTAAACAAGGATATATAACGCTCCAGATGCGTTGTGATAGTCCTTACACATACTCTCCAGTGTTAACTAAGGGGTGGCTCAACTTTAGCACAATAACCGCTCCTACTACGTTTGAGTTCGTTAACGATGGAGATATTGCTTTGTACCCTGAGATGTGGATTAGAAAAGTTGGCAATGGTGATATAAGCATTATAAATCAAACGGATGGGAATAGGTTGTTTCAATTCACTTCTTTAATTGATAACGAAACAGTATATATTGACAACGAAGGAACTTATATTGAAACGGATGTAGCTAATACATATAGATATGGGAACTTCAATAATAATTATTTAAAGTTAGTTAGAGGTAAGAATATATTGCAAGTTACTGGAAAATGTCATTTGAATTTTAGGTATCAATATAGAACATTACAATAAGAAAGGAGAAAAATAAAATGGCTATAGGTGAAATAGATTTAACATTGCCAGCAATTAATGTAGAGCTTTTCTTGGCAAAGCCAAATCGTGAAATAATTGGAAAGTTGTCGGAAGCATACAATAAAAAGATGATTTTGAAGCTTGGCAATATTAATGAGATTACTTTTACTCTTCCGTATGAGGTAAGTAAAAATAGAAAGTTAATAAGAAATCCCCATATAGATATCGTAAAAGAAAGATATCTTATTAAAGCCGTATTTGCAGGAAAAACAGAGTGGTATAAAATAGTTACTCTTGTGAATACAATGAACGAAGGAGACTCTATGGATGTAACATGCTATCTTCTTCCATATGAGTTGTCGGATAAGAGTATTAGAATATTCGAAGAAGATGCATTAAACATTTATCAAGTAATGAATGGTGGAACTATTGTTGATCCAGATTCTGGAACTAACCATTCGATTGAAGGAATTCTCAGTGAAACATTGTGGACTCTTGGCTATGTAGATGCTGATATTGCCACAAAATATAGAGGATATAGTTTTAGTTCAATGACTGTGTTAGATTGCATTTTTAACATTGCGGAAACGTTAAATGCATTATTGGTATGGAATACTATCTCAAAAACAGTGTCATTCTACAATGCAGATAATTTTGGCGTAAATCGTGGATTCACTATTCACTATGGTCATTACTTAAAATCTCTTAGTAGAGAGAGTAAAAGTGACGAAATGGTTACAAGATTAAAAGTATTTGGGAAAGATGGTATGTCTATACAATCTCTAAATATTAATGGTCAAAACTATTTAGAAGACTACTCTTACTTCCTTTATCCATTCCAAAGAGATTCCAATCACAATGTAATTAAACATAGCGACTTTATGAGCGATAGTCTTTGCCATGCTATCTTAGATTATACAGAATATGCAGAGTCAAAACAAAATCAATTTTCATCTCTATTAAGCCAAAAGACTCCATATGAAACATCTTTAAATACAAGAAAAAATGAATTGTCTACATTGGTAGAAGAGATGGCAGTTATCAATAACAATATTGACATCTATAAATCAATGAACTATGACTATACGTCATTGGTTACTCAAAAGACATCTAAACAAACTCAAATTGACAATAAGAATACAGAGATTGCATCTATCAATACGTCATTAGCTTCAATTGACAGCCAAATAACAACATTGAAGAATTCTCTTAAATATAGTGTATTTTTTACACCACAAAATTTAATTGAATTAAATGATTATATTATTTATAAAGATTTTTCGGATGAAAGTTATATAGATGAAAAAGTTCTTTATGAAGATGCTAAAAAACAATTTGACAAATACAAAGAACCTCAAGTCATCTTAAACATGGACATTGTTAACTTCCTTAATATTGTTGAAGCTCAAAGAGATTGGGACAAATTGAATCTTGGAGATATTGTAACGATTAGATATGGAAAACTTAATTTGAATATGGAAGCTAAAATTATTGAAATAACAATTGACTTTGAATCTGACAATATAAACTTAACAATTGCTAACACAAAAGACCTCATGACAGACGAAGAAAAGTTAATTAAAATGATTTATGCGAACAACAGTTCTTCTACACTTTTAGATATGAAAAGTACTAAATGGGATGGAATTGACGCTACAGCTTCTAAGGTCAATCAAATAATTGACAATACTTGGAGTACAATCAAAAGAGGAATTGAAGGTGGAGTAAATAACACCATCTCAATTAACGAAAGAGGTATCCTTGTAAAGAATACAAGTGATCCAAATAAATATCTCATTATTCAAAATGGTGTATTAGCTATTACAGGAGATAACGGCAATACATGGAAACACGCTATAACCGCTGATGGAATTGTTGGAGAAAGACTCTATGGAAAACTTCTTGCAGGTTCTAACTTAGTTATTGATGCAAGCGATTCTAACGGCACTAAAACGTTTACTGTGGATGGTACTGGTGTAAACATATTGGGAACCGCTTTGAGAATTACTGGTGGTATTACAAGAGATAATTTGAGTGAAGATTTTTTAAACTCTATTGATACAGATATTGCAGAGGTAAACAATGCAATTGACACTCTTGAAACAAATGTAAATGAAATACTTAGTGATGGAATGATAACATCAATTGAAGCTAATAGCTTAAAAATTTCATTGACACAAGTAACATCGGAAAGTACGGACATTATTAGTGCTGCAACTTCATTGAGCATTGTTGCTGAGAAAAATGCATACGTAACATCTTTAACCGCATTGACAACTGAGCTTAACAAATGGATTGACAAGACATATCCAATGACTATATCTCAAGCAAGTAGAACTGAGATAAAGGATAGATTTTCGGATATTCAAAACAAAAAATCAGTACTTATCAATAAGATAGCGGCTATACGTCAAGTTTTATCTCAAACATATACCGATCAAGAAATTTCAGAAGTAAATTCTGCATTAAATACCCTTGATCAATATGTAGATAGCTTTTCTTCTGATCTTATTATTACATTAGCAGAAGCTAATGCATTAAAGGTAAGCTTGAATCAAGTTACATCCGAAAGTTCCGACCTTTTAAGCGTAGCTAATGTATTGAGTATTGTTGCGGAAAGAACCAACTATTCAACAGCATTAACAAATTTGACTACGGAAATTAACAAGTGGATCAATAAAACATATCCGTTAAACATATTGGAAACAGATAGAACAAATATTAAAACTAGATTTGAAGCTTTACAAAACGCTAAATCTATATTGATCAATAAAATTTCCGCTGTACGTCAGGCATTGTCAAATGCTTATACTGATCAAGAAATTTCCGATGTTAATTCAACGATTAACACGCTTGATCAATATGTAGATAGTTTCTCTTCTGACTTGATAATCACCTTGGCAGAAGCTAATTCATTAAAGGTAAGTTTAAATCAAGTGAATTCGGAAAGTCTTAATATGATATCTGTGGCAACCTCTTTATCTATTGTTGCAGAAAAAAATAATTACTCTAATGCCTTAACCGCATTGACAACCGAACTTAACAAATGGATTGATAAAACCTATCCAATGAATATAACTAGCGCGGATAGAACAAATATTAAAACTAAATTCGAAACATTGCAAAACACTAAATCTATATTGATTAATACGATAACATCTGTTCGTCAAGCATTGTCGCAAAGTTACACTGATGGTAAAGTAACAACAATCAACGCAGCATTAGGTCAATTAAATACTGACATAGACCAATTTTCTTCCGATTCCGTCATTACATTGTCGGAAGCAAACTCTCTTAAATTGAGTCTTAATCAAGTAAACTCAGAAAGTACGGATTTAGTTAATGTAGCAAACACATTAGGAATAACAACAGAAAAAACTAATTATTCAAATGCATTAACATCATTGACTACAGAAATAAATAAATGGATTGATAAAACTTATCCATTAACAATCTTGTCTACCGATAGAACGAATATCAAGACAAAGTTCGAATCTCTTCAAAGTACAAAGTCTATTTTGATAAATAAAATAGCTTCCGTTAGAGAGCAAAGAGCTAAAGATGCATCTGTAGGATTGGGAACAGCTTACAATGGTGTTGTAATTGATGCAACAAATGGTCTTGTAATCACTAAAAGTGATGGAACAATAAGAACAATATTAAATGCAACTGACGGATTTAGCTTTGAAAAGAAAAACGGAACCTCATGGGATAAAAAACTTTATTATAGCGCAACCACTGGAAACTTGGTATTGGATGGAGAATTGAACGCCAAATCAATTAAGATCAATGGAGTAGAATTAATAGCGGGGAATAAACTTGATGGAGATATGATTGATAGCATTAAAGTGCAACAATTAGATGCTTCTACGGCTAAGATTACAACGGCAATGATCGAAACTCTTACTGTTGGTGGCAACGTAAATATGGGGGCAAACGCAACAATATCTTGGAATCAAGTAACCAGTAAAAATCTTGATTACAGTGTAATAACTGGAACAAAGCCAGCATCAAATGCAGATAATACTAACGAAAATTTGTCAACTTCATTGGGAATCAATTACACTAAAATTGGTTCAACATATGTTTATACTGGGACGTTAAAAGCGGATCAAATAACAGCAGGAAAGATAAATGCGAATTATATTGATGTAGATAGTCTTAGAGTAGATAAATTATATAGATCAAATTCTGCAGGCTCTGGATATTTGACGCTTTCTAATTCTGGAGTTCAGTCTTATGGAGACTTGGAATTGTGGTGGAGTAATTCTAAGTGGTTTAGTGTTTATAATGTTATAGGGTCTGCTGAATTACGCGCCAATGACGTTGGATTCCTAAGATCAGGTGGAAGTAACACGTATGCTTATGGATCATGGGATTTTTCATCAGCAACTGTCACAGGAGTAACAGCGGTATTTGGATAAATAAAAAACTCTCTCTTGATATCAAGAGAGAGTTTTTTAAAATTATTTGTCTAAAGGAAGAATGGTATTTAAGTAATAATTATACTCAATAGACCATGCACCCATTATTGACATGTATTCAACATTTGGAATAACTTCATCTCCATTTTTAATGGAGATAAGAGCTAATTTCCCAATTGAAATATTGGGGTTAAATCCAAAATTATTTAATACAATGTCTTTTACTGGAATGTATTCTTTTTCATTCAAAAGGTAAACGGTTTTGAATCCATATTTAGAATAGGTTGATTCTGCACGATGATCCAACGGCAACTCATTAAGTTCTTGTGTGGTCATTTCAACGCTCCTTTCTTGTTGATTCCATTTAACACTTGTATTTGTGAGCTTTCCGACATCCGTTAATGGTAGATACGTTTTACCATTATATGTGATTGGTGGATTGCTCAAAGCTACATTTTTATCGTTGTACTTTATGGAAATATCATAGTTGAGGTAAGCTTGTATTTTCTCCAATGTTAAAGCATTTGCAAAAACGTTTCCGGTTGAAAGTAGCGATGCTCCAATGATAAGCCCAATAGTAAAACTTTTGATGCTTTTAAAGCTAATTTTTTTCATTTTTATCACCTCTTAGTTTTTAATATCATCATTCCCAAGGTATAACCATATTATACCACAAAAAAGTTTGTCAGTCAAATTATTTTTATATTATTATTTATTTGTAAAAGGAGAGGATAAGCATGTCAATATCGGTTTTAAGCAAAACTCATAATTCTATTACAGTATCATGTTCTTACCCAACAAAATCTTCATCTACAACTTCGAAAAGTGTTTCGGTTGATGATCCTTGTACTATAACATGGTATTGGATAAGACAAAATAATAGTTGGGTTCAAAATGGATGGGATCATAACGCTCCGAACCCTAGATCATATGGTCCGGATACTGAGGGTTACACTGGATCAATAAGCCTTGATAGTGTTTCAATTGGAACTAGACCATCAGCTCCAACATCGACAGCAACAAATGGCACAATAACATCTAAAACAACTACTGGAACCGCTTATTTTAGCGGAACCGTAAGTAAAACGGTGACAACTGGAGCAACTATTTCTTCCGTAGAAATGTATTTAAATGGAGCGTTTTACGGCTCAGGTGCTGGAGGTAATGACTTTAGTTATACATTTAGTGGACTTACTGCGTCTACGACATATGGATTGTCTGTAAAGTGGTTTGAAAGTGGAAATGATGTAGGGACTAACTCTACATATGAAACTACAAATGCACCACCAGATATAACTCCACCATATTTAAGTATTAGTGTTTCAGAAGTTACTCAAAACTCATTTAAGGTGAACTACAATGCGGTTGATGAACAAGGTGGAAGTGGAGTAAACGGATACACTATTGCAGTAGGATATGGAGCAGACCTTCCATATGAAAGTTTATCTTCAAGAGGTACGGATTACAATGCTGCTGGCGGTAATCTTATCATAGGTGGAGCAAGTCCTAATACATGGTATACGGTTGGAGTAAGAGTTATTGACGTAGCTGGAAACTATTCTACTAAGACAACTAACGTCAAAACGTTAGCTACAATTCCATCTTCCCCAACTGTAATATCGAGAAGTGAAGGTGGATTTACTTTAAGTTGGAGTGCAATCTCTGGAGCTACTTCTTATCAATTAGATTATAAGCCAAGTATAAATAGTGTATGGAATACAGTTCAAGTTTCTGGATCAAGTACATCTATTGGTAGTCTTGCTTATGGATTAGTGTATGACTTTAGAGTGAGAGCATATATTGATAGTTGGTCAGATTACTCAGGTATTAGCAATGCTACAGTAAATCCAAAAACTCCAACTATTAGCGGTTCTTACAATGGAAGTACTATTTCAATTTATACTGCGGGATTGTCAGGAACAACATTTGATTATATCGTTATTGAGAGATTAAATCAAAGTGGCACATATATTGACCAAAAATCAGTCACTAATAGTGGAGATGGAGTATCGTGGTCAATAGCATCTAATGACATTAAAAACTACAAATTTAGAGCGTATTCAACAAAGGGATCGCTGTCAAGTTTAAGTTACTCTAATTACATTGAATATGCAAGACCTGACGACTTCAATTGGACAGGTGGAAATAAAACTCAAGGAGGAACTTTGGTTGTTCTAGCTAGTGATTGGAACGCTTTACAGTCAAGAATAAATCAATTTAGAACATATAAAGGATTGGGGTTAACATCATTTACAAGTGTATCCAAGGGAAATAAGATTACCGCAGCATTGTATAATCAATTAGCAAATTCAATAAATGCACTAGGCTCTACAGGTGGTCAAATTGCTTTAGTTTCGCAAGGTAGTCCACTAACTGCATATGCAATAAATAGATTGACTGCTTGCTTAAATACGGTTTATTAGACTTGACAAATGTCAGATAAAATGATATAATATTATTATAAAAAGGAGGTTCGTTTTTAGTGGAAAATTATTTTATTTACAATGATCCAATTCGTATTGTATGGAGAAAAGGCAATGCCGAAGAACCATATGTTGATAAGGTAGAATCACAAAAAGTGATAAACAATATGGTTGTCCTTACAGAAATTCCAGATGAATTCACACACGTATCTATAAGTGGATTAACTGAAATTTACGAAGGAACGCCTTCTACGAATCAGTTCATAGTTAATTATGAAAACGGTATTATTACCTTCCATCCTTCAAAGGAAGGTACAACGATAACAAACATGACCTACAAGGGAAGAGGATTTATTTTATATCCAGCTTCTAGAATATATGGTAGAAACGGTAATCCAGATGTAACGGTTACATTACAAGAGATAATCGACGCTGGTCAAGAAGCTCTTGAGGGTATAAGACAATTGCTTATAACAATAGCAAATTCAGAAGCGGCAACAGCAGAAGCTATAACTCAAGCGGCATATGCAAAGACACAGGGAGACTATGCTAAGGCTCAAGGCGACTATGCTAAAGCATCAGGTGATGCTCTTGTATTTAAAGGAACGTATGCCACATCTACTGCTTATGTTGCAAGAAATATGGTGTATTACAATGGTGCTACATACATGTCAATTTTGGCTTCAACAAATATTGTGCCAACTAATACTACTTACTGGAAAAAAATCGGAAGTATGGTTTGGAAGGGTACATACTCAACAGCTACAACATATACATATGGTGACTTTGTAACAGATGCAAATAACTATAATTTATATATGTCAATTTCCGAAACAAACACAAATCAATTATTAACCAATACAAGTTATTGGAATAAAATGATTAGCGTTCAATCTGTTGTAGATGCTACCATTACCGCTACAACTAATGCAAATACGGCTACCACTCAAGCTAATGCAGCAAGAGATGCTGCAAATACGGCAAAACAAAATGCTGATGCTGCTACCGCTTTGGCAAATACAGCTACATCTCAAGCAAATACCGCAAGAGACGCCGCTAATACAGCAACTACTAACGCAAATACGGCAAGAGATAGCGCAAATGCGTCTGCAGCAAATGCTGACACAAAAGCAACATATGCACAAAATCAAGGAGACTATGCTAAGAATGTTGGCGATTCTCTTGTTCATAAGGGAGATTATAACGCGTCCACTGTGTATGCCATTAGAAATATGGTTTATTACAATGGCTGTACGTATATGTGTATATTGGCAACAACCGCTGGAATTGCTCCAACTAATACAACCTATTGGAGAAAAATTGTTGCTTTCAATTGGAAAGGAACTTATTCGAATGGAACAGTGTATCAATATGGCGACTTTATTGTCGATACTACTGGTCAAAAGATGTATGTATGTATTAAAGATGGAACAGTTAATATTGCATTGTCAACGGTAGCGAATTGGAGTCCAATAATTGATATTTCAGCAATTATAACATCAGCGACTACTGCAACAACGAATGCAAATACCGCCACTACTCAAGCTAATACGGCAAGGGATAATGCTAATACTGCAACTACCAATGCAAATACGGCAACAACTCAAGCAAACGCAGCAAGAGACGCAGCTAATTTGGCTAAAACAAATGCAGACACGGCAGCTTCTAATGCTAATGATAAAGCTGATTACGCACAAACACAAGGAGATTACGCCAAAGCTCAAGGCGATGCAGCAAAAACAGCAACAACTCAAGCAAATGCAGCTAGAGATGCAGCTAATTTAGCTAAAACAAATGCGGATACAGCAACTACAAATGCAAACCTAGCAAAAGATGCAGCAAATACAGCAGCTAGTGCGGCGAATACCGCGAAACAAAATGCTGATACGGCAACTTCAAACGCAAATACGGCGACTACGAATGCCAATACCGCAAGAGATGCTGCTAACACGGCAGCTACAAATGCAAATACGGTTGCAAGCAGAACGTCAGCAAAAGGAACATACAATGCTTCTACAACATATTATCCAAACAATATTGTAACTTACAATGGTTCAAGTTATATGTGTATAGCACAAGCATTAAATAAAGTTCCTACTGACACTGGATTTTGGCAACTAATTGCACAAAAAGGTAATGATGGTTTAGGTTCCGTTGTTGGACTTACCTCTGCAAATTCTGACATAATTATTGCTGGAACAGTTCAAAATCCTGACTTGTCACTAAATGCGTCACTTAAAGCGTTGTGGAACGATAAGTATACAAAATCAGAAGTTGATACGCTCATTAGTCAAGCTACATCAAGCATCCAATGGAAAGCTTCTGTAGCAAACTATGCAGCGATAGCAACGACATATCCAAATCCACAAGATGGATGGACTGTAAACGTAAATGATACGGATTATACATATCGCTATACTGGTTCTGCGTGGGTGGCGATTTCTGCTAATGCAATTCCAAATGCATCTGCATCCACGGATGGTAAGATGTCTATTGCTGACTTCAATAAGCTTTCGGCTATTAGTGCTCAAGCAAACAAGACTACTGCTTCTGGAACAAATGGAAACATCTTGATTGATGGTGTGCAAACCGTTGTTTATACACATCCAACTGGTGCTGGAAACAATCATATCCCAACGGGTGGAGCCGTTAATAACTTCTTAAAATATAGTGCAAGCGGCGTAGCAGTTTGGGCAACTCCGACTTTAGTTGGATTGTCTGATACTACAATAACAAGTCCATCAAGCAATCAAGTGTTAAGATTTAATGGTACATCTTGGGTCAACTCTACCTTGACATTTTCAGAGATTGGCAATGGTAGTGGAACTGGTGTTTTAATTACTAATTTAAATGCCGACATGGTTGATGGTTATCACCTTGATCAAGATGTTAGAACAACAGCAGCTCCTAAATTTTGGGGAATGACAGTTGGTGGAGGTTCAGGAAGTACATTTTTACTTGACCAAACAAATTTAAATTATGCATTGCCAACTCAAGGAACTGGAGGATATGCTAGAGGATTTTATTTCCAGAACTACGATAGATCAGCTTCTTATGGTGGTTTCGGAATGTATGGAAATAGTACATCTGGAGCCGTAACAATAAATAATCTATATATGGCTCATGGAGATAGTCCTTGGGCAAATGGATTGGGCATTTACGTTCTTCCTAATGGATTCACTGGAATAAAGAAATTAAATCCAATTTACGAGTTAGATGTATACGGATATGTTGGTGCAACAAAATTTGTTTCTAATGTAGCTACTGGAACTTCTCCTTTACAAGTATCATCTACTACAAGAGTAGACAATTTAAACGCTGATATGTTAGATGGAGTGCATGGAAGCAATTATATGCGAGCAGAAATGGTTACAGCAACTGAAAATGTCAATAATTTAGTGACCTCTGGTGTATATAGAATGCAAGCTTCTGGAATGAGTAATTTACCAGGAACTGGTTATTACTATGGTCAAACTCTTGTTCTTCGCGCTCCTAGTAGTGACACTATAGCGCAAGTAATTTTCCCGTATATTAAAGCAAATGGTCCGATGTACAGAAGAGGAAATCCAACGGAAGCTGGAGGAAGTGGAACATATTCTTCGTGGTACAAGATATGGACAGAAGAAAATATGGGCACAGGTGGCGGATTAGATGCTGACATGGTTGATGGTTATCACTTTAACCAAGCGTTGCTTTCAACTTCCTCTCCTAACTTTGTAAGTATGGGCTTAACTGGTGCATTATATATGTCAAGCGTAGCTCCAGTTATAGAATTAAATGAAACTGATCAAGGAACAAACGAAAAGAAATGGTGGATAGTTCCAGATGCAAAAAAATTCGAGATAAGAACTATCACAGATGGTGGTGGAACTGGATCAACTGCTTTAAGTATTGAACGAACAGGAACGACAATAAGTGGAATGTCTTTAAGTGCTACAAATATTACACTTAGTAGTAATAAAGCAACTATTCAAAATGCTAATGATGCAATATTGTATCTTTATAGCACTGGAAGTGCGGCGAATGCAAAACAAGGATACGTTTCATTCCAAAGTGGAATGTTGAAACTTGGCACAGCATTGGATTCAGGAGCTGGAACTAATCATATTATTATTGGAACAGATGGTTTAACTACATTTACCAGAGCGTCAGGCGCTCCTTTTGCCGTATCTTCTACAACCGTAGTTACCAATCTTAATGCTGATATGGTTGATGGATATCAATTTAACCAAGATTTAAGAACTACAGCAGCTCCTACATTCGCTGGAATAGAAGCAGCAGGAACTTCTTATATAGGAGGTTTACCAGGAACTGGAAATGCGACAATAAGAATCACTGGAACAACTACTGGCGCATATTTACAAGGATCAAACAATGCGAGAACAGCTTCTGCTCCATTATGGCTTACTGGTCTAAATGGAACATCCGGAGAGATAAGAACTTACAACAATGTTTTGGATGATGGAATAGGCAATACAACAATCTTGACAAAAATAACATCTCCAATATTTAAATCTGGGAATTATTCGATTCAATACAATGCAACGGAAGATAGCTTAGATTTCATATATGGATAAAATAAACTAACAAAAGAGGGAAGTTTTCTTCCCTCTACTTTATAATTAGACAAGGAGGAAAATGAGTGGCAGTTGTAGGAAGATTAAAGAAGAGTGACTTGTTAGTTAGTGGAATTTTAAATGAAAGAACGCCAAGTATTCAAAGTGGACTTGTAAAAAATCATCCATTTGATGGGACTCATATTGGCAAACAAAATAGAAATTTGCTTGACACATCGCAATGGAAATTAGGCACAAGTGGCAGTCAAGGAAACTTTTCGTTAAACGGAAGTAGCTCTGCGGATATAAATACTATTATCATGCATGAAAATCCTTGGGGATACAAGGAGCCAACTTGGGCAGCTTTAAGCAATGATGCTGTAAGTGATGGAGATGGTGGATGGAACGTTTATAATAAATCAATTGATAAAACGAAAAAGTATAGATTAAGCGTATGGGTTAAAAGAGAAAATGTTGGAAATGGTACAATATACTTTGGATGTCAAGGAAATACAGTTAGTAATCTTGGATCAACCACTGCAAATGACAATCCATATTTTGCAATTTTTGCATCAGGACTTTCTCTTACAGATATTAATGATAATTATGTACTGATGGTTGCATATATTTATCCTTATGACTACTCAGGAGTAAGCGAAACTACTTCGGGAGTATACAACACTTCTGGAAAAAGAGTTGCTTCCGTAACTAACTTCAAATGGATGTCAACTGCAACTGTTGGCGGTCATAGAACTTATTTATTCTACTCTACATCAACAACCGAAAGAGTGTATTGGATTAGACCACGTATGGAAGTGTGTGATGGAACTGAATCTACAATTCAAGACCTGTTGCTTGGGGTAGATGATAATGCTTACGTTGGAAGTGAATCGAATACAACTCTACTTTCAGATGGAAGTGGTGTAGCAATTGAACAATCCAAAGAAAACATTCTTGTTACAAGCGGGTACAAAGCGGACGCAGAGTATAGCGGAACAGGTTATCCATTCACGTACAGAGATGTTAGCGCTAGAGTTAAGGAATTAACTCCCACAGGTGGAACTTATTCTATGCAATTTGAAGGTAAAAATGATCAAAATGGCGTAGGTTATCCAGTTATGTATATTTATTTTACAGATTGGACATGGGCTTACACTATTCCTATTTCTTCACTTGATTGGACAAAGAAGAAGGCTACTTTTGATATGCCGAATCCAACTGGGAAAACCGTTATGGTTGCTGTTTATCATATGAATAGCGGATCAACTGGCAAGTCATATGCAAGAAATTTACAACTTGAAAATAAGAATTATTCAACTTCTTTTGTTAATGGAACAATGAGTTATGGAGAGATGTCTATACCTCTTAATTTAGGAAGTGAATGGACAATTGCTTTTAAAATGAAGCCAGATGCAAGTTGGTCTAGAATATCATCAGATAACATTGGAAGAAGAATATTTAACCTTAAAGATAAAAATAGCCAATTGAGCACTTGGCTTGAAGATTATAAACCTCTTACAGCTTTAGGTACATCTAGTCAACCATGGATGGGATTTGATAGCTTTGTAAGTTCTACTCAAGCTAATTGGTGGCATTGGCACATGGGAGTTGACTTTCTTGAAGATTACGATTGTTGGTTTGTATTAACAAAAAGTGGTTCTACATGGACTAGGCATCATTTTACAAATTCTGGACATGCAAAAGGGACAATAGACACATCTATCAATAATTCATTGGCAAATTTTTCTCCTGACCTTATTGTATTTTCTGGTAATTTTAATGCCGTTTATAGTAATTTTTCAGTTTACAATAAGGCATTAACGGACAAAGAAGTAGATTTGTTGGTTAAAAATAAATTCGATGTAAGACCTAATGGTTCTGTGTATGCCTTGAAATTAAATGAAAAACCATATTTGCCAAGTGATTCAATATATTTCCCCTTGAAGGGTGATGCATTGACAATTGATAAGAATATAAGTGCATCTGAATATAATATCAATTCAATAGACAAAGATGGTGCATGGGTTGGAGTAACAACAGTAAATATTGTTACTAACCCAACAACTGGTTCTTCTGGATACAATCCTGGTTGGGATGCATCATTACATCCTAATGCAATATCTGTTGATGGATGGTCACAAGGTTACAATGGTGGTGTTCCTTCTCCAGCTATTGGATATCATGGTCAATGGGTCTATGAAGGAATTAACAATGACCCATGTATGAAATTTATTGATGAAAATGAAGTATATGGTGTACCTCACAGATGGCTTGGTATGAGTAAATCAATTGGAACTCCTAATTCACTAGGATGGGGAGTTGGAACAACAGTGACAATTTCATGGTATCACAAATCAAATGTATTAAACAAAGGCGGTCAAGTTGGACTATATCATAAATTGAATGGTGGAGGATACGATTTTGAAGGTGCATTAGGGTACTATAGTGTATCAAAAATCGACACATGGGAAAGAGTTTCGTACACATATACAATTACAAGTAATTGGGACTTAACCGCTGATGTGTCTGTATATGCATATGGTTATAATGGTGCAACTGGTACATTGTGGATTGACAACGTTCAAGTCGAAACTAGAGCGTTCCTAACTCCTTTTGTAAATGGTACAAGGAATTATAACTCATTAGAATTTAATCTCTATAGAGACTATGGATTACAATGGAATAGTGTTTGGTCTATTGTTTATTGGAAAAAACCAATGGGAACTCATACTAACAACTTGACTGGATATAATCTTGAAAGTATAGGATGTAATGGAAATAGTGTGGGTGGAGGATATTTATTTTGGGGAAAAGATTCAGGAGCAAATACAATATTTACTTCAACTCCAAGTGCTATTGATCCAAATGTTTATTTCGGAAACTATCATATGGTATCAGTTGTAAGAAATGGCAACATTGTAACAATAAAGGAAAGAATAGGGACAAATACTCATGTTAGATCAGTAGATGTTTCATCTGCAATAGCTGGCAATGCATTTGTTACACAATATGGATATGATCTTACGCTTGGCGGGTTTGACAATAGTAATTCTCCTAATACTTATTACAAAGACTTAATTATTGCAAAAAGAGCATTTACTGATAATGAACTTGATGCTATTTATAAAAACAAGGTCAAACAAAACAAGGAAAAATTAATTGTCCAAGGATCATTTAAAGAAAAGGTTGTTTTCTAAATTTATATAATAATAAAAGGAGTGGAATAAATGGCTGAATTAGCTGGAGGAAGTACGATAAATGGTTATCCATTAGTAGGCAAAAGAGCTAATGATAACTATATTACAAAAATGAGTGGCAATACACTTGTCAACTCTAATATATATGACGACGGAACAATGGTAAGAGTTGCCAGCTTCGGAGCTAATAGCTTCGTAGTTGGCGATCCTGTAAACTTGGGAAGCAATGGATTTGCAATGTCAATAGCAGCTCCAAGTAATGATGGAGGATTATTCCCATTTGGTATCATAAAAAATGGGACTACAAACATATTTAAAATAACTAACGTAGGAGCTGTCTTAGTTTACAACCAAATTCAATCTTCTGTTGCAACTGGAATAGCACCTATGACCATTGCTAGTACTACAAAAGTTGTAAATTTAAATGCTGATCTATTGGATGATATGGACACATCGACATTAGCTTTCGCTAATACAATTGTAGCACGTGATACTAACGCAAACATCGTAGCAAAGCAATTTTCATCTACAATTGGTCAAGGGGGAAAGCCTTTTTATATTACATCTACAACAATGTGCGATAACTTAAATGCTGACATGGTTGATGGTTATCATTTTGATCAATCATTATTAACATCTACAACACCTACATTTAGTGGATTAAATACCACAGGGAATTACCCTATAACAGCAAGACTTGCTGGATATAAGAGTTGGACTATGCATCATCCTGCAAGTAATAACCTTATATTTGCGGCTTCTACAAGCAATGGTGCTGTTGATTTTAGTTGGAGTAATACAATTCAATTTAGTGATACTGGAAATGTTCAAGCAACTTCTTTCACGGCAAATTCTACAAATAGAGGATTCTACCATAAGTATTCTTCTGACACGATTGGGCTATCAACTTATCGTTCGACAGCGTATGACTACCAGATTAGAGTTAATGAAAATGGATCAAATTCGCATGAAGACACCTCACTTGCTTCTATTTCATTGGCATTCAATGTGTGGGCATCTAGTCCATTAACATCATTGTCTTACAAACCTAATGGTGGAAGTTCTTGGGTAAAAAGTATTGAAGTTGACCATCTAACAGGGAAAATTTTAACAAAAGATAAGTTCGGAACTTCTTCAAGAGTTGCCACAGAAACTTCGGAGGACTTGACATTATATGTTAGAACAGATGGAAACGACAATAACTCTGGTAGAACTGCTGGAACTTCTGGTGCATTAAAAACAATAACAAAAGCATTATCAATGATTCCAAAGCAAGTAAATCATACTGTTACTATAATTGTAAATCCTGGTTCTTATAGCGAGGGCATCTCTATTGTTGGATTTAATGGAAGTGGAACTGTTAGTATAAATGCTGCTTCTTATGCCGAAACTCCAGCTACTCATACGGTTTCAGGTCAAGTTGTTATCGCAAGAAATTCTTGTAGAATAACGCTTACAGGATTTAAAACAACTTATACTGTTAATCCATTTTATTCAACAAATTGCAATGAAGTATTTTTCGAAAAATGTGCTACTGATACTAATGGTGAATATGGTTTTTATGTTGAAAATGCTAAGATATATATTTACGATTGTTTAATTTCTAGTAAAACATCTGCAGCTATTTATGCTCATTCAAATGGAGAGATTCTTGCTCAAGATTGCAAGGGAGGAAGTAACTTTGTAGCTTATCAAGCAGCATACGGTGGCAGAGTTCACGTTGCAGGAAATATTACAAGCTCCACAAAAAAGATGAACACGTATGAAGGTGGCATTGTCACTGACCGCGATGGAATAGTAAATCCATGGGGAAGTAACAACGCAACGGACAGGTCAGGTGTTGGTGCTGGAGCATCTACAACACAATCGTTCCCATCTGCGACATGGACAAAAATCGTAAATGCATTTGGAAGTCAGTACTATGATTATCAAAATGAATATTCAGAGTCTATAGGAAGATTTTCGCCAAATCATTCTGGCGTCTATAATTTCGATTTGTGCCTATGTCTTCTTGGAGTTCCTGCAGGCATAGACTTACAAATCCGCATGTATAAAAACGGAAATCCAGATCAGATTGTTGGACGTATACGCACTGGATCTGCTGGTGATACAAATATTTTCGTAAGCACAGCAACAGATGTGGTTGCTGGTCATTATGTTGAATTTTATCTATACAACGGATACGGCTCAGCTCTCACTAGTCCAGCAGACGGGAATCATTGTTGGTATAGAGCACGTGTAGTATAAAAAAAGGAGGAATAAGACAATGAACATAGGAAAAACGCTTGAATATCTTTTCCCATACTCTGATCCAATATTTGATTTTATCGTTCAAGATGATGGAGATGGTAAAGGTCAATATATATCGCAATGGAATTTAAGTGATCCAATTCCAACTCAACAAGAGTTGGAAGATGCTTGGGAGATAGTGAAAAATATTGACACAAATACACCGCATGTCTCCGATGAAGTTGCATACTTGAAAAACGAGCTTATCAATACTCAAATAGCCTTGATTGAGACTTATGAGCAATTATTACAAGCTCAAGATGAATCAACAAGTACACAACAAGCTTTAGTGGATGTTTATGAGTTATTATTGAATCTAATGGATGCAATCATGTTAGAAGATGCAACAGAAGAACCTGATGAACCTATAGTTGAAGAACCTCCAACCTTGGAACCTTCAATTGTAGAGCCAATAGAACCAACAGAAGATACAGAAGAAGAGGTGGAATAATTAATGGCAAAGATATATGCTGATTTAATTAGAAAAGGTTTGAAAACAATAGAGGATGTTCCCGAAAAGCATAAAGCAGAAGTTTTGGAGTTGTTGGCTAATGCTTAATAAATTCGGGTTAATCATAATAAATATTGGTATGAAACTTGTGAAAGGAGGTGACATAATGGCTGTAGTTTACGCATCACTTATCATCAAAGGACTCAAGACCTTTGATCAAGTCCCTGAGAAGTTGAAGGTTGCTGTGCATGAATACCTTTTTGCTCTTGAATTAGACGACAACGGAAATCCTTTAGTTTAATTGACATTTCCAATCTTTGACAAATGACAGATAAAATGGTATAATTACAGTAAAAGGAGAGCATAGGTGTGTCGCTCTCCTATTTTTTATTACAATCAATGGAGGGTAGAAAATGTCTGAAAATTATACAACAAAAGAATTAATGGAAGCGATCTATGAAGTAAGAGATAGAGTAACACGTATCGAAGAAAAATTGAATCGTGCCGAAAGACTTGAAGATAAGGTAGATGCTGTAATTGATACCGCTGATGACGCTATTAGAAAATCAGACGAAGCATTTGCACTTGCTCAAGCCAACAAAGAGGAAATCAAATCCATGAAAGCTAATGCTAAATGGGCTTGGGGATTCGCTATTACATTGGCTATTGCTTTGATAGCAGAATATTTTGGCATAAAGATTCAGTAATTTTACAAAGAAAAGAGGTGATACGATGTTCAAGTTTTTCCGTCACGGTTTCTCATTAGACGAATTTAAAGTGAGTACACTTGTAATTGGATTTTTAGCTGTGCTTGTGTCATCTATTTTTGGCTATTTCATGTTTGGAGATATAACCGACAACTTTCTTTCATTAGCCGAAACACTTATATATGCTATAGCTGGTGTGAATGCTGTTAATGGAGTTGCCACAATAGTTGACAGGACAAAGACTAAAAATAAGAATGTTGATGTAGAGATTGTTGAAGAAGCTAATGAAAGTCCAAATGAAGAATTTAAGATTTAAAGGAGATTAAAGGATGAAGAATAAATATGTGATTAGCGGAGAGTTAGTAATAATTTACCTTGACAAGAAAGATGGTTCTACCATAGAAACTTTAATAAGTTTATCAGAATTAGAAAGATTAATGTCTTATGATGTAAAATGGTATGCTCATTTTGATCCTAAAATGAACCAATATTATGCCACTGGATATCTTGCAGGAACAGGAAGAAAAGGAACTAAATTGAAATTGCATCGCATTATCACAGATGCACAAGACGGTTATTTAGTAGATCATATAAATCATGATACATTGAATAATACCAATGATAATCTACGTATTGTATCTTCATCTGGAAATCAGAGAAATAGAAGAAAGTCAAAAAATAATACATCTGGAGTGCCAAATGTTAGACTTAGAGGAAAAAGATGGCAGGTAATATTTAATGTAGATAGAAAACAAAAAAGTTTTGGCAACTTTGATACTATTGAAGAAGCGGCAATTGTCGCTGAAAGAATAAGAGAAGAATTATTGATAAAGGAGGTGTAAGATAAAATGAATATTACACAAATGTTATTGACTCCTAATAAATGGTCTAGACCACAAAAAAAAGTCAATAAAATTAAGGGAGTTGTTATACATTGGGTAGCAAATCCAAAGAGTACTGCAGTTGCAAATCGCAATTTCTTTGAGAATAGAAAATTAGGAAAGACTAATTTTGGTAGCGCTCATTTTATTGTAGGATTAAAAGGTGAAATCATTCAATGTTTACCATATGATGAAATGGCTTATCATGTAGGATCAACAGAGCCTTATGCTAGTGCCGCTCTAAGTCGCCTTAGCTCATATCCCAATGACTGCACTATAGGAATTGAAATGTGTCATCCAGACGCAACAGGTAAGCCTACACTTGAAACTTTTCATGCTACCGTAGAGTTGGCTGCTTTTTTATTGAAGAAGTATGGACTTACTTATAAGGATTTATGGCTACATAAGGAAGTTGTTAATTGGAAGGATTGTCACAAATACTATGTTGATAATCCGTTAGAGTGGAACAATTTTAAGCTTTCGGTAAACGAAGAGATGAATCCACCAATTGTTAAAGTACCTACAAATGAAGGAGGAAGTAAAGTGTCTATTACAAAATCACAAGAAACAATCGGAACAGCGGCAATTAAGACGCTTGTTGCGGAAGGATTGATTGATAGTCCTGACTATTGGTTGCCACGTTTAGGTGAATCAACTCAAAATTGGTTATTCTTTGAAATGATGCGGAGACTTAATGCAAGAATAGAAGATGTAAAGAAAGGTAAATAAGGAGGATAAAACATTATGGAATTGGCTATTATAATTGGTGTAGCAATTGTAGTTCTTTTAATTGGATTCATTGGTGTTCCATGGCTTCAAAAGAAAGGATATTTAACAAAGGCATCAAATGACACAGCAGAGCAAATTGTACAATTGATTGGTCTTGTTTTACAAAACATTGACTTTGAGAACGACAAGACAAAGAATCAAATTGATACAGTATTTGGCATTTGTCAAAAGGTTGTCCAATATGTAGAACAAATTAGTGTGAATGATAATGGAGAGGTTAAGAAAGCGTTAGCTGTAAAGTTAACAATTGGCGTATTAGAAAAGCTTAACTTTGAACTTACTGATGCTAACAAGTCTCTGATTGAGATTGGAATCGAAGCTGCCGTTAATCAGCTCATAAAGAATTAATAAAAAAGACGATATGCTAATTAGCATATCGTCTTTTTTATTAATTCTTTATTCTCCCTTTATTTATTTCTTTTCTTTAAATTTAGAACATGTAAATGTTGAATCAATTTCCTCTTGAATTCGACCTTCCTTAGCTTTGTTTAAGATCGAACAATTTCTAGCGTATCTACTACAATTCTTGCAAACGCTTTCAAATTTATCTAAGCAAGATTGATCGTCAAAGATTCCAATATACTCTACGGGATGAATATGAAGCTCCATACGTGGATTTTCAGCATCATAGAATATTTTCATTGTTCTAATGAGAACACGACTATCATTGTCATAAACAATTTTTTCTAGCGCATCACATAATAATTTATACAGATTGTTATCGTCGCGCCCTTTTTTGTTGAAGTATATTATAGAATCTAAATATATGTAATTATCCTTAGTATACTCATAATCCCACTTCTGCTTTTTCATTTGATTTTTAGCGGCTTTTTGAATAAGTGCTTTAGACAACTTTCCTTCCTTGCTTAACACTCTAGCACCAGTTGGTTCATTCTTCTTTGTACGTGCATTATACTTATACTGATTTACATACAACTTATTTAAAGACGTTGGCAAAGGTATTCTTAACTTTAATTCCATGACTATTTTCTCCTTTTATTCTACAAACAAAAACAGAGAAGCCGCGTTAGCGACTCCCCTTGGATATATTACTATTATATCATTTTATCTTATATTTGTCAAGAGTAAAATTCATGCGTTACATCAACATGTTGGATCACTCTTATGTCTTTAGCATATTTGGAATTTACCTTGTTACTATTTTTAAGATAGTCTATTACTTCTTCTTTCGTCATCCAATTGCTTGCCCTTGCTTCAATCCATGTTTCATAATGATTATTATATTTAACTTGATAATTTTTGGCGCTTCTCAAGTCTTCTCAACCTCTTTTCTTCTTCTTTAATCGCTGTTTGTTCAAGATATTCGTCAATGCGATCTAAATTAGCAAATCTTGAAACATTCCACATTTCATCGACACTAATATAAGCTCTTGGTATTAACTTATTTTTCTCATTGTCCATATGTGTACCACTTCGTAGATACGTTTTACTTATCTCTTTTACTCTACGTGCTGATATGATATACAATCCTCTTGTTTCAAAGTGAGGACGATAATCGACATAGACAAGGAGAAAAGCATTCTTGCCATGTTTGAGGTAACTATTAATCTTTGGAAGATCAATAGTTACCAATTTTGAAGGATCAAGTCTGTGATGCTTCATTGCCAAAAAGAAAGGAGACTTTCTTACTTTTGGATCAACAGGAATTTGTAACATGAAGTCAGCTCTTGTTAAGTCATTTTTATCATTTCGTTCAACTTCAAATCCATGATGTTCTACGTATTTCATGAAATACTTTTCAAATGCAAAACCATCAGTTCTATTTTGAATTCCTAGAGCCATTCTTATTACCTCTTTTCGTTTTGACAATTGCCTTGATGATTTTAATCGTATCTTTCATTCTTCCATAATTGTTAGTGATAATGTAATCATACTTTGTACGATTAGTTTGTTCTAAATCAAATGTTTGCATTCTTTTCTTAATGTTCTCAGAGCTATCTCCACGTGTAAGCATATTGGCAATTGCATCATCTTTTGAAGTGTAAATCCAGATAGTTACACAATTGTTGTGAATTGCTTTCAATTGCTCCATACCATGTGTATCTGCAACGATAAATGCATCACCTTTTTTAAGCTTAGACTTAACGGAATCCCAAGACACTCCATAGAAGTTGCCATTAGGATCATTTGGCGGATATTGAGTCTTCTCAATCATATCACCTGTAGCATCAATAGCTTCGAAAAGTTCTTTCGTGATGAAGTTGTAGTCTACGCCATCCTCTTCGTTATCTCTCATTGGTCTTGTAGTATAGCTAAGAATCTCTCGCTTGTTACCCATGACCTTACGCATGATAGATGTCTTACCACTTCCAGAAGGAGCGCTAATAATGAATAAAGTGTTATTTGTTTTCATTAGTCATGTACCTCCAAATGTTTAGCCAAACTATTAAGATAGAATTTAATTTGATTTTTATTCATAGAGTCATCAAGATTAATGTGAATTGTTTCACCAATATTTGGTCTTTCCCATGGTTCCGTAGGTTGCATGATTTGTTCCATTTCATTGATAAGCATCATTTGATCAATGAATTTAACATCCTTGTAAAATTCTTCATCTGGAATATATCCAAGATATTTTGTGTAGATGGCATTTTGTACCATTTCTTCAAGCTTGATATAATCTGGAAGTAGTGCTTTGAATGGTGCTGCAATGTCATTGAGATATGCTTCCGAGAAATCATGAAGCAAAAAACACTTTTGAACTTCTTTGCTCATTTTTAATTGACTAGCCAACCAAACTCCACGTACCGTATGCTCACCAACGGTATAGTCTCTTGCTCTACCATGAGAAGTAAAGCGGTTGTTTCCACTTAAAGCATGAAAAATGTCTTCAAGGCAAAACGATTCAGGTTGTGGATCAATAGCATAAAACTTTTTCAATGTATAAGTAAGAATGTAATTGCCTTTGTTATTAGTCACTAATATTCCTCCAATGTTTTAAGGAGAGGATTGACCTCTCCTTTTTTTATTTTATCTTCTATTTGTTACTCTTCGCTCCAAGTCACTTGTTGACCAATGAGAATTACATTATCTGCAATTCCAAGTTTTACCGCTTCGTGAGCGTCAATATACCAATCGTCTTTAGCGGCTTTTACATTGTCCAATTGATGACCTCCAATTTTAGTCTTCTCAAGGATGTAGTAATCATATTGCATTTGAAGTCTTTCCATTTCCTCCATATCTTTAGCAATTTCAGTCATCTTACCATGTACAAAGTTAGAAACCTCATGGTACATTAGTGTGCTAAGTTCATGAATCATGCGTTGATGACCAGCCGAAAAGATGATGAAGCCCATGCTCATAGCACTTCCAAGGCAAACGGTGTAGACTGGAGTGGCGCTCATTTCAATTGCACCAACAAGACCGAATCCGTCATAAACGCTTCCACCAAACGAATTGACAATCAGAATGATTGCTTGACGTTTATAGCCTTGAATTGTTCTTTCCAAGTAATCATCTTGCATGTTAATACTTACAATCTTGTAAATTAAATCTTTAACCGAATTTGAATCCACGTAATCACTAAGCATAAGTGTACGATTTTGGTACTGAGAGTTGACAATGTTTGACATGTTGTATTCCCCTTTAGTTGTGTGATTTGTATCTTATTATTCTTCCTCTTCTATTAATTGTGATTGGCACAACGGTAAGAGAATGATTGTAATTGTATTCCTTTTTGAGACTTGGGCGATAAGGCAAATGGTCATTCGTTGCATTTTCTTTCTCTTGTTGAGTACCACGCGACCACCCTATTAATTTTGGATTTCCTTTACCTCCCGTGGCATAATAATGTGTTTCATAACGCATAGTTGGTCTTTTTATAGGTATTTCTGTAGACCGCTCTATGCTCATAGGAGGTCTGATTGACGGTTTTTCAACACACACATACCATCACTCCTCGTCTTCAACATATTTTAAAGTAATATCATAAAGAATTCTATGCTTTGATATCACCTCAAGAAGAATTGCTTCAAATTGAATCTCGTCTTTGTGATTGTACATTGCAAATGGTTCACCTTCATGTGGTTCAAGAATAAGTAAGTTGGACAAGTTGCCATAATTACGTTTTTCTATTTCACCTGTAGGTAATTCGACCTTTTCAATGTTGCCATGTTTATTAAGAGTTATCTTGATCATAGGATAGTCCAAGACTTTCTATTAATGCGTTCCAATACATCCTTTTCGTTGTAAATATAACCATCAGGTGTCATGTCATCTTCTATCCACATTACAATAACATTTCCATCCAACAATTTTGCTTGATATATTTTTGAATTAGAACCAACGACAAATTGGAATTTTTTTGGAAGTTCTTTAAGATAGTGTCTTTGTTCCCATTCAACTTTCATTCTATTTAATCCGTCAATGATTGTATCAATATCATTAATTCCAATTGACATTCCTTCATCTTCACTATCCGTGATAAAAATAGCATCATTACATTCCTCTGATAGTTCTTTAATGTCCGAATAATTCCAATAAACTTCTATCATATTTATACACTCTCCTTTTGTGTGATAATCCAATCTCCATTTTTAATCATATCAATTAATTCATCATATGCATTTTCTTCCATATAGGACACTGGTTTATTTGTATCTGGGTCATCCCATGATGTGTGAATAGTATCAAGTGCTCCCATTCTTGCAGTATAGATAACATCAAAACCATAATAAGCTCTTATTGCTGGACGAATAAATGTAAACTCTTCTCCATCACGTATTCTTTTAAGATCAATCCCCCAATTAGTTTTTGGAATTTGAGGATATGAAAGAGCTTCCTTGTGATTGTTAACGTAGAACACTTTTTCAATATCAATTGGCTTAATGAGATTTGCTCTAGTCATTTGTTGATTAATAGCAAGCGACCAATATCCCTTGTCATTGAACATGTAAATTGCTCCATCTTTACCTGTTCTTCCGACATATGTTTCGCCATTTTTGAAATAATTAGAAGACTTACCATCAAATTTAATCAAATACATTTTTACCATTTTACATTCTCCTTTGATTTAATTTTGTTCCCATTGTTCATTGTCAACTTGTGGCAATATAAGAATTTGCAAACCATTCTTGCCACCGTAATCCGACATTTTTGTCCACCCTCTCAATTTTGGTTTTAGCGATAGATAAAATATAGATTTTATCTATAAGTTTGACCTCTCAAATCCTAGAAAGTTATTGGGATTAAAAATCGCACTTTTGAAGTGTAAACGACTCTAATCCCAATAAATAGCTTATTCGCTCTTCAAAAATACTGGATTGATCACCATGTTTGCTTGAGCAAATTTTAAGTCTTCATATAATCCTTCAATTCTATTTGATTGGAAAGAAAGTATAGATTTAATCAAGGTTTTCAATTCATGTGAAACAATTCGATCATCCAAGAATTCTTTACTTACTCTCTCTCCAACCATTTCCATTCGAACATTAACTTCCGATACTTTTAATAGTGTATTTATAACTACATCTTTTTGCGCAAGTTCTCTTATGAGTGTTAGTATCTCTTTGTCATCTTCTTTAGTCATAAGTCCTCCCGTTTAGTTTGTCTTTTTATTTTATCTTACATTTGTCATTTTGTCAAGCGGTATCTTGCACATTTTTCCAAGTAATATTCCATTTCTCCGGTTTTGACCCACTTATCATCTACCTTCTTGTTCTTCTCTCTTTCAGAGATTGCCAAAATCTTGATCATATCACCCGTTTCAAATGCTTCGATGTCCTTTCTTCCAAAGAACTTATCTTTCTTTACCTTGAATTCGAACAACTCTCCCGATTTAAAGATGTAGCAACTAATCTTAGGAGTATACTTCATATCAATATCAAGTACACCTACAACTCTTCCGTTAATTTCGGGGAATGTGCTAGAGATGAATCCACAATACTCTTTCTCAAAAAGAACTGTCTCTATTGGAGTAAAAAATGATAGCTCAATTTCTCCATTAAAAACTGCCTTTTCGTATTCATAAAGACCCAATCTCCTTTTTATTTTTGTCGCTTCTTTATGAGTAGGACTATATCGGTTCTTCCCATCGGAGAATTCTTTTATAATTGCAAGCAATTCTTCTTTTTTTCCAAAATCAGAAAAGAAATCTAGTCTTGTTAATATATTAAGTTGTCTCGCATCACAAGAAGTCTTCTCTTTGATATCAATGAGTAAATCAATGAATGTGTCATATTTGTTTAATCCCAAAAAGAACAATTCATCTGCAATAATGTTGTTTAGGAATTTTACTGATTTTATTCCCTTGACGATTGAATTGTCGTCTTCATTTGGAGAATAATGTCCTCTTGATTTTCCGAACTTAATTGGAGCAATCTTTATTCCAAAGTGAGGTAATTCATTTGATATTTTACCAGTCATCTTCGTGTCATTCTCATATTGATTCAATACTACAGTGAAATAAGCTAAAGGATAATTTGCCTTCAAGTAAGCGCCATAAATACTATCCAATGCTACCGCATAAGCATGTGAAGAATTAAATCCATATCCTACTGCATCTTCAATGATCTTCCAAACCATTTCCGCATTTTCTTTACTTCCCGTTTTTTCGATGAATCCATTCAAGAATCTATCTTGGATAGGTTCAATAATCCCTTCCTTCTTTTTAGCAATAGCTTTAAGAAGACCATAAGTTTCATCTTCGGGGAATCCAGCAAAAACTAGAGCTGCCATGATGTTCTCTTGATATAATACAAAATTATCAGACTCTTCAAGTATTTCATCAAACTCTTTTATTCCATATGAAAAAGGTTTTCTATTTAAGAATATCTCTTTCATAGATGCAAAAGATGGTCTTATTGCACTTACCCAACCGGATAATTCACGGATGTTTTTTGGTTTATATTGCATTACTTGTGGCGTACCCGAATTAGTTCCTGTTTGATTTAACGTTATAGTAAATCCCTTCTCGTATAAATCCCAAACTTTCTTATCGTTTTCAACAAGTCTACTTAGTTCACGTATATTAGGAATTGGCTGTTTAATCATATCAAAAGTTTTACTTATGATATCCCAAACAGTTACGGTTAAGAAGTCATTCTTGAGATATTTCCAATAGTCCGATGTCGTACTATCAATCAATGCACAATATGTGACTTTTTTAGTTGTTGTATTCATTGTTCTAATAATTCCAACTTCTTCGGATATAGATTCTGATAGTAACAAAAAAGCACAGGGATGCGGAGAGACACTATCAATAACATCAATAAATTTAGCAGATTCTTTGATAATATCTTTCCATTTTCCATCATTGCGATACTTATCCAAATCTTTTCCTACCTCATTGTAAGATTCCATCCTAAGATTTTTAGCACGACAATAGTTGCGGAATGCTTCACTTTCTTGCATAGTGCCATAGGCTGTCATATAGTATACATTATCATCACCCAACACTTCTTTTGCCGCTTCTGAGAATGGTTCAGGAGATGCCGTGTTAAAATCTATATCTGGTAAAGACTTTGTTTCTAATATTCTTGACTTACTCATAAATCTTGTAGGATACAATGTAATTGGTGCGCTCAATCTATCTATCTCGGTAAATCCTAAAAGTTTGTTGATATAAAATGATGGAGCGCTACCTCTACCTGTTCTAGTCAACACACCACCTTTACCTTTTGCTTTCTTTATTATTTCATAATTAAGAAGAAAGTAATCTTCCATTTTCGTGTCTTCTATAATTTTAGTTTCGAATCGAATAGCATCAATATATTTTTGATGCTGGTTTTTCGGAATTTCTTTTCTATCTTTCACCCATTCTTCGTTGATAATATCTTTAAGTTTCTTCATTTTTTGTTCATGAGTCAATGTAGGATAAATACTTGGCATTTTTATTTCTTTATCCATATGAATGTCTTCAAAATCATCGAGAATCAAAGTGTTTAAAAGAGAAGATTCTACTTGCTCTCTTGTAAACACTCCTTGCTTTTCATATCTTTCAAATATAGTTTTAGAATCTGGATAATCAAGAATAAACCCTTCCTCTTCATCATAGTGAATCCCCTTACCATTAAGAAATTCCGTTCGATCACTATCTTGTTCTGGATAGATATAATGAGAATCACAAGCATGAATAAAGGGGATTCCATATTTATTATGAATATCAAGAATCTTTTTATTATAGTTAACTTGCATAATATGTTCATTGTCATGAATCTCTAGATAGAAATTTTCCTTAAAATGTTCGTGCAAAGGACAAATAAAGTTTTCTTCATAATCATCATGTTTTCCGATATAACTCATAACACACGTTGACGTAACTATAACATTCTTTGGATTCAAACTCAACACAAGTTCTTTATCAATTCTATTTTTGTAATAGAATCCGGTTTTGTGTGACTCACTAATCAATTTTGTCAATTCTCTTTTTCCTTCATTGTTTTTAGCTACAATCATAAGGTGAGTGTTTGATCTATCTTTTTCAAATCTATCATTAACATAATAGAATTCTACACCAAAAACAAGTTTCAAACCATATTCTTTAGCAACATCATAATACTCATAGACATTTCCTGCGTATCCATGCTCCGTAGTACATAGTGTTGTGTGACCAAGTTCCTTTGCTCTTTTAGCAAAATCAACTGGTTTCACAATACAATCTGGAGTAGAGATGTTTGAATAATGAGTGTGCTTATGAAAATTATTATACCTCATGAACACCATTCCTTTCATTTAATAATTTAACGTATTGAGATGATTCTATATTTGACATGAATTCAAATCCGAATAAATTATATTTGAAATCAAGTCTAGTCCATGCGGCATCCTCCTTATTATCAAATAAACCTAGAAAAAAGTTTGTTTTGCTAATATTAATAGTTGCAACCCATTTTTTCTTTCTTTTGTTGTAAGTTACACCTTTAAATCCTGATGTATTATTTTTTGGTACTTGCTTATTTTGAAGATTTAGTTCTCTAGTGATGATTCTCAAATTATTTTCAAGGTTATTGGTAATATCATTATTTATATGGTCTATTTCGTAATTATCATGTATTGGAGAGCCAACAACCAAAAGATATCCTTTCATTTTCTTTCCACCAATATTCCCACATAAATAACCAAATTTGTCTTCCGACCAACCTATATTTTCCATTATAGATTTTAATCGAATAGGGAATGTATGAATTGATTTGCTATTATTGTTTGGAACTATACCAAAAGAATTCTCGTTAATTTCAATTATTTTAGAGGGATTCTTTTTTATAGATTTAGTTGAATTATACTTCATTTTACTCAACACATCTTTGTTCTCACTCTTGACAAGCCTTTTTCTAACTGAATCGTAATGCATTCCAAAAATCTCTGATACACTTTTGACCGTAGCATTTTCTTTTAGATATTCGAAACAAATATCCTCTGTTCTTACACTATTTCTTTTGATCATTTTCATTCTCCTTTAATATTGTGATTCACTTCCTTTAATTTATATTTGTCTCTTGGCTATTCAACTTCTAAAGTAAGTAGTTGATAGCTTTCAAGTTGACATCTTGAATTGTCTTTATTTTATTCTTACTATAACTTTTTTAAAATGACATATATAGTGTCTCTTACAATCGTTGCACTTCATTTCTATATATCTAAGAGTACAAATGCGATCCACATATATTTCTGTTTCTTCGCTCCCACAATACGGACACTTATCATATTTAACTTCTTCCATATTAATCTTCTCCTCTTAGAAAAAATTAGGTGTACTGACATTATATCAGAACACCTAAGATTTGTCAAGATATTTTATTTTATCTTTTACTTATAAACTCTTTAATAATTTATAAATTGCCAACCCGATAATTGCTAAAACTGCAATTACAATGACTACAATAAGTACGTTAATCAGTACTTTGATCAAAAACACAACTACAAAATATGCAATGATCAAGGCAAAAACCGCTATTAATACTCTAATGAAAATATTTAAATTATTAAACCAATCAAGCATTGTCTTTGTCCTCCTTTTTATTATCTTTAAATTCGTAAATTTTGAAAGAGAATACTTTCTTAATAACTGGGAAGAACAATCCTAGAATTGCTGGAGGAATGTCAAAGATCATTATCAACAAATGATATAGACGTAAAACCTTTCCTTTGTATCCAAGAAATACGTATCTATACCCCTTAACAATTCCATAATCATTTGTCCATTCCCATATCTTACATGCACGATAGATGAAGTAGATCAAATATACTACCCATAAAATTGTTGCCCACCAAGGCAATGACATAACTGTTGCGTAAAACCACCATTCTTTCATTTACATTCTCCTTTTAATTTATAGTTATATTGCCAAACATCAGTACGTGCCAAGGAATGGCAAGAACAACATTTCGATGAACAAGAGGTGCATTCTCAGGTGTAACAAGTATTCCTACACCTTCTTTAATATGAACATCTGTTCTTATTCCATGCTTGTCAAACACTTGTTGTTGAAGATCATTCACAATTTCTTCAATGTCAATGTAAATAGTTGACATATCAACCCTCTTCTCTATTAAGTTTTACTCCGCACAATATAGCTTTAAGAAGTGTTGCATGAGCATGATTTCCCTTGATTGTACCATTTAAAATCAGCTCTTCAAGATCATGTGAAGGTATTTCAAGCAAATCAATATTCTCGTCATGATCCAAATCTTGACTTCCTGGTTCTCCATGTACAAAAACAATAAAATGATGAACTTTTTCATTCGTAAATCCTGCGGAAGAATTCGTTGTTCCCAAAAAGCTAATAGATGACACGATATATCCTGTTTCCTCATTAACCTCTCTAATTGCTGCGGCGTGAGGATATTCTCCTTCATCAACAATTCCAGCAACAAATCCAACTTCAATTTGATTTGTTCCTGCGCGATATTCCGATGTCAATACAACCGTGTCTTTATCCTCATTGTGAACAAGACATACTACAACATCGTTCTTTGTAACAACGTCACGATAAATCGTCTGCCCTTCATGAAAAATTTTACGTTGTTCGACCTCAAAGATTCGACCTGAATATTTAATATCCTTGTCTACAATTGTTGTCATTAGTTTGCCATCTCCTTATATTCTTCGATTTCAAGCAATTTCTTTCTCAATAGATCAAAGTCGTCATAAATGAGTGGATTAACATATTGTCTCCACTTGAAGCGATTATTCTTTACGATATACTCTCTAAGCCGTGTTGCGCTAATGTCAATAGTTTCTCTTGTAATGATAAGTTTTGAGAAGTTATTTTCATCTTTAAACCAAGACGCTCTCTCTTCGTCATCTCCGTAAATAAACAAGTCAGGATTTTGCTTAATCTTATTGTGATCAATAACTTCCATTAATCTATTTAGCAAGAAAATAGACCACTCTTGACTATGATCATCTTCATGAGTCAAATCGGAAATAGATGATATGATAATGTTTTTGTCATCTTTAAATACCTTTCTAATAAGTCCAAGCCTTACATTAATATCAAACGGATTTCTCAATGTTCCTTTTGCTTGTTCTGATCCTACAAGAACAATCAACGTGTCACACACACTTGCTGCTTTACGAATAAGCATTTCATGTCCCAAATGAATATGCTGAAACCTTCCCAACATAAACCCAAGCTTGAAAGGCTTGAGTTTATTGTTAGGAGTAATAAGTGGCATGTTAGCAATTGAAGCAGTATCTTTTGCTGTGCCAATAATTCCGAATTGATCCATAATTATTACCCCTTTCTATAAATTTTTTCAAATTCATCAACCAATTTGACAATTTCATCCGAAAGATAGATGCGTGTTTGAGAAGTATCTTGAATCAATGCACGTTCTCTTGTTTCATTCCAATCCGCAACGTAAATATCTGGTTCATTTAGTTCAACTGGATCAAAGAAGTAAACCGTTCTGAAAATATCTTCATCGTAATTATCATTTTCCGAACTTGGAATAACAAACAAGTCTTTTCCTCTTCTTACAAGATCGACTTCACCTGGGATACTGCGCTTGAGTGGAACCATGGAAAATTTCATGCGTGGCTTACCATTGGAGAAAGCCGTTTTCATAGCCCATCCATGTGTATCACGATCAATGTGTTTATGGAATCCACCACCAATACCATAAAGAATAAAGTTAAGTGGAACGCCATTCTCAAGCATGTATTCATCACACTTCTTAGCATTGGTAAAGCTCATATTCTCACCAATAAGAACGGATACATTCGTCAAATTGTTTTTCTTAACAATCTTGTAAATATCTACTGCTTGTTCCCATGTCTGACCACTATCTGGACGACAACTAATTTTAAGACCTTTATCGAATGCATAGATTGCGAGTGGCAATAGGTACTCTCTAATGAAGCGATTAGAATCATAAGTGTCGATCAAGAGAGATACGGTGTGTCCACCATGTTCATGAGCTTTGTCAATAGCTCTCTTGAAGCTGTCAAACTCTCTGTCAAATTGTTGAGTTACCTTATGAGCTTGAGCTGGAATACTTCCAACGTTAGCCTTTGGAGTGTGCTTCTTACTATGGAATGTGTCCGTACCTTGCAATGCCATGTTCCATGCGGTAGAAGCCCAATAGGAATCTTCTGGAGAACGATGGGAACGGAATCCAAAGTCGTGAAATCTCCACATGAAGGAATCATCATAACCGAATTGATTTTTACGATAAACGATATATTCACGCATTTTCATTGCTTCGGTAAGACAAGCAGAAGCAAAGTAAGCCATCATGAATACACCTTCATACCATGTTACAAAGTCTCCGAATCCTTCTACAGTGTTAGAGATTTGTGCAAAAGGAGTTCCATTAGGACACCAAGTTCCTTCTGGCACACTTTCAACATGAAGTGGAACATATCCATTACATTCTTTGACTACACGCATCCACATTTTATATGGGAACCAAAGACCCATACTTTTTGCATTGTCGCTTGCTTCATCAATCATCCATTTTTCAATTTTGATAGACAGAATACGGTTAACAATTTCGGAGAGCCCATAAAGATACATACCGCCATATCCTTGAGAGTCATCACGATTGTACATATGAGACACTTCCCAATCCAAATTCTCTTTAAGTTCTGGATGGGAAAGGTTGTAACAATCCGTCATATCTACGGGGTTTCTAAAGATATCTTGCAACACTTAAAACATCCTCTCTTATGTTCTTTTATTTTATCTTACATTTGTTATTGCTTTTTCGAGAAATAATACTCTCCTTCTTGAAACTCCTTTGCAGAGATTTTTGTAAGAACAAACAATTCATCTTTGCCAGTATCCCAAATCTCTACTTCATTGGTAGTGATACTATTTACAGGATATTTTTGTCCATTTTCCCCACCAATTACAACAAACAATGTTCTTGAATTTCCCTTCATTTTCTCCAGTTTTTCGAGATCAAATAATTTGTGCTCAATCTTAACAATCTCTTTTTCAGTCTTTACAATATTCCGAATAGCTCCACGAACCGGAGATTTTCTAGCTTTACCTCTAGCTTTTCTCCACTTTGATTTGTATCCATTTTTAATGTATCCAATTGCTAAATTCCATGACTGAGCAATAACTTCATCATCAATTCCTGCATCAAACATTTGAAAGATGCTTTCATCTTGATTTACTGCATTTGTGTGCTTTACATGTTTTTTAGTAGATACGTTTGTCATTTTGAAGTTCCACCTTTTAATAGTTTAGTTTAATGACTTAGCCTTACCTTTTTATTTTATCTTACATTTGTAAGTTTGTCAACTACTTATTTTCCGTATTCACTTTTACTCTCACAGTACAAATTGAGATTACAAACCATAAAAATACATATGTCCAAAATCCATTGACTTCAAATCCGTCAATATAGTAAGAAGTAAGTGCTAATTGAATTGGAACAATGAAGATTAATGCAATAACCGAAAGACATCCGATGGGTGGTAAAGCAATAAACAATGCAATAACAAGTAATCCAGCGACAATTCCTATCACGAACATTGTAATGGTTGCAATAATCAATGTCTTTGTATCTTGAGCATAAATATACTCAGGATAATACTTGTTTCCCAAGAAGAACAAAGCCGCAATTACAAAAAAGTTAATAATGTTTCTAATCATTGTTATCATCCTCCAATTTTATTTTAGCAAACATCACAATGGTAATCTTCGATCTTCCTTCCAAGGTGAAATATCTTGTCTTGAAGTCTCTCAATTTCGGCATGATATTCTTTGATAGCCCACAAGTGAGGTTCAATAGATGTCTTTGCTCCAAAGAAATAAGGTGCATATCGCGGAAACTTGTTACGCCATTCCTTGAATGCCGGAATGAAATATGTCTCCGTTTCAATTGCTTGCTTCATACGCTTTTCAAATGAAGCATCCTTGAGTTGTGAAAAGTTATGCTTTCTATCGGATGTTTTGATTAATGCTGTCCAAAGATAGTCTCCAATATCTTGAAGGTATCCTATCATATTTTCTTTATTGTGATAATCAATTTCGGGATTCTTACTAAGAAGATAAACGTATTGGGCTACTTCTGTGCCAAACAATGTTTCAATCATTCTAAAAGTAACACCTGCAACATCTTCCATATAATCATGAAGCAACGCCGCAACAATACATGGTTCGTATCGTACTCCATGATTGATAAGGTCTTGAGTCACATCTACTAAATGATAGTAATAATGTTCTCCATTGTGGCGTGTAAATCCTTTTTCGGCACACATCTCTTTGCGCATTAGATCAAGCGCACGTAAAGCGTCATTGAATCCCAATACGGACAATTGTTGTTCAAGCAATAGCTCTCTACTCTCAACCATATTATTCCTCCTTCTCAATGTAGTTTCATTTTATCTTACATTTGCATAATTTGTCAAGAGGTATTTTTCAACCTCATTTACCCGTCTCTCTTGGGTTATATTGGAATCTTATCACATTATCATTCACTTGTCAACAACAAAAAACCCTACCTTATATTATATAGGTAGGGTTACGGTAAATATGTTATTTTGACAGAAATTTTAATATTCCTTCGGCTCTTTCTTTGTAATAATTGTCAACTATTCCATTTGATGTAATAAAACTATGAAGCTCAATAAACTTATTGTATTCATCTAAAAGATTATTGATATCGTCAGAAGTAAGAGAATTTCTATCTTTAAGGGCAAATGATTGTTTATCTTCTATGATTATCGGAGCATTGGAAGGTGCTAATTCATGTTCATACATTACATCTAAAAATCTTTTCTTTCCTCCAACTTCATCTAAATTGTAATAAGTATTTTCAATTTTACCCTCTTCAGCACTATATGACATTTCATAAAACCACTCTACAACTTTATATTTTCCATCATAACCATTAACGATAACAATGTCGCCAATATCATACTTGTTAACTTTTTTCTCCATAGTTTTCACCTCTATTTTTGGATGGTTTGTCTTATTGTTTAATCTCTCTTGATGCTTTTTCTTTTCTCTTTCTAAATGACCTTTTACAGAACTTTCCCAGTAACTATGCATTTTATCACCACCACATTTTTAGATATATGGTGTAATTAATCAAAAATATCAATAGTATCTAATATAGCTTCAAACAAGTCTCCCCATGGAATGTATATAAAAATCCAGAATATGCTATGCACTATGAATTCTCCAAGCATTCCTAGTGAATATGGGAATCCTAAAACATTAAATGATATAATTATTCCTATCAGCAAATATACTAAAATACACGTTATGATTATTATGATATTACACCTCCTATGTTTATATAGGATTATACCTATATTATACTATTTTATCTGTCATTTGTCAAGGTTTCAGAATCCTATCATATACAACGAATGTGTAAGGACACTGATCTCCTTCATGGTAATGTCTTGTTGCACTTGTTACATTCCAATTCTCCCATTCTTTTTCGTCGCCTATCTTAAAGAATGAGTCACAATGAAACTTATTGTCTATCATTGTAATATACATCCTATCTACATATGGAAGCATTAATGAGTAAATCTCACTTCCACCTATTACAAATACATCTTTATCAGGATTCATTGACATGTAGACATCTAATTGTGCCAAGTAGTTGATGATATAACAATTATCCGCACGATAACCTCTATTGCGTGTCAAGATGATGTTTTCTCTATTCGGCAATGCTTTGCCAATGCTTTCATACGTCTTACTTCCCATTAGTACAGCATGACCTTCGGTAAGTTCTTTGAAGCGTTTTAAATCGCTTGGCAAGTGCCAAGGAAGGGAATTGTTGATTCCAATTCCCCTTTTGTCAATTTCATAGGCTACAATTAAATTAAGCATTATATAGCAACCTCCATGCGGATACTAGGATGATATTCATATCCATCAAGAATAAAATCATTGATAGTAAAGTCATCAAAGTTCTTAATTGTTGGATTTATCCACAATACAGGAGCTTTAAATGGCTCTCTATTAATTTGTTCTTGCAATGGTTCAATATGCTTTGAATATATGTGGCAATCATTCACATTGAATGTCAATGATCCCATTTCGTATCCTGTAACTTGTGCAATCATACGTTGAAGTACATAGTATTGAAACACATTGAAAGGTTGACCAAGGGCAACATCATTTGATCTTATGCCAACAATCAAATGCAATTTACCTTGCTTGACAAGCCATTGATTGTGCCATACACAAGGTTGCAAGCTCATGTCCCATGCATCATCAATATTCCATAATGAAATAATGTGTCTTCGTGATGCTGGATCACTCTTGATACCTTCAATAAGTTTGTGCACTTGATTGCTACCAAACACAGGAACAGTTATCTTTGCACTAATATCAAGTTGTTCTACTGTTTCTCCAATTTGAAGCTCTTTGCCTAATTGGTATCCATATGCTTTACCTATTGTATTGTCTTCACGTGTCCACTCTTCCCAAATCTTAACATTGTTTTCACGCAAATAAGTTACATCACTTGTACGTTTAACATAGAACCACAACAATTCATGGATTGCCATCTTCCATGCTACTCTTTTTGTTGTAAGAAGTGGTACTTCATCTTCATGTTCATTTAATACAATCTTATGAGAGATAATCCCTTTTGTATGAGCTGGAGTTCCATCAGCCCATTTAGTTCTTACGACTTGATCCGTATCATATATTCCATTATCAATTATTTCTTGTACTTGTTGTGCATATATTAGATCATACTTACTCATTCATCTTCATCTCTTTCTTCGTTGATGTTAATTTTCTCTACTTCGTATTCAATATCCAAGTAATCTAATGCAAGAAAGAATCCTCTTATCATGTCATCAATGTGGTCATGATAGTAGTCGCCGCTAAATATTTCGCTCCCTTCTGAATCAAATAAAGTTGTATAACATCCATCTTCTCCCCACTCATAGTCTTTCTGGATTTTAAAATTTTTTCGAAGGAATTCTCTGGTTACTTTTTCAATCATTTTTTCATTTATCATCATAATTTAGCCCCCTCTCTATATCTTTTCTTGATATTTCTCACTGTGCGATATGACACTCCGTACTTTTGGCATAATTCATGTTCCGTTAAATTGCTTAAACATAATTCAAGCTTTTGCTCCTGATTCAATCTTACTTGACTCTTAGGAGTTCTTCCTTTTCTTGATTTGTCTTCCATATTGTCTTTATGTGTTCCAAGTTTCATGTGATTAGGATTAATGCAAGATGGATTATCGCATTTGTGCATAACAACCAATCCTTCGCCAATCTTTCCATAATTAAGTTCATATACAAGTCTATGCGCTCTAAAGCTCTTATCTTTAATTTTAATGCAAATATACCCATCGTTTCTTGTGTAGTGAGATACACATACATGACATCCGTTTTTGTCAACTTTATATTGGATTGGCTTAGACCTGTAATTAAGGTCTAAGCCAATTACTGTTTGAATTTTATCTTCCATTTATCTCACAACCATTGAGTGAAGATAATAACTTTGACATCTTCGTGTTCAACTACTTTGTCAAACATCTCATAAACAAAATCAACTATATCTTCTTTTTCGTAGTAATCTCCAAGACCAACTTTATTTACTCTTTCAAATCCTGCATACTCGTCACTTTGATCAATAAATAGTCCTACAAAGCATCCTCTGTTTTCTTCCCAATCAGGTATAATAGTCATATTACGTATTTCATTGTAGCAAATGTATGATTCCATTTCTTGGAATGCTTCATCTTCGAGATATTCATGTGCTTTTTCAAATGTTTCATATCCTACATCAACACCAAGAATAATATAGTCCCTGCGTCTTCTTACTCCCATCATTAATCATCCTTTCGATCTAAATCTTTTTTCAATTAATATGAGGGAGATCATCTCCCTCATATGTGTTATCTAATTCTCATGTGTGTCTTGTCATCTACTAACAATACACCTGGAATTACTTTCTTATCTTTGAGAGCCGCAAGAATTTCTTTCTTGAGAATTTTATCTGGCACTGGTTCTTTATATTCTTGAGGAACATCGTTTTCGTTAATCACTTCTACACTTGCTGGACTCTTTTGGAATTTGACGGTAAAAGTATTAGCCTTAACTTCCGTTTTACCCATGAGTCTAAGCATTGATTCCATGTAGCCTTTAATACCATCATGCTTGTTTTCAAGTGACTTTCTACGTTGAGCGATTCGTTTTTCTTCCGCTTTAAATACGTCTATGTCTCCTTGAATGTTCTTTAGGAATTTGCAAATGTTCTCTACCTTGACTTCTACACTATCCTCAATTGAGTCAAGTGTATCAATGAACATTTGAAGATCATCTTCATCAATTCCTGATTCTTCAAGATTGTCAAGAGCATCTTCAATTAATTCCGTTAATTTGACATATTTTTCTGCTAATGCGTAAAGTTTAGCCATTATTCATCATCTCCTTTTAATGCTTCATAACAAAAGGAACACACTCTATCGTAATGTTCATCTTCATCTAAAGATGAATCAACTACATTTGAATACGATATTTCCTCATAATCAATGCCGTCGCCACAACGATTACATTCGAATCTTACATAATGCAATGGATTAAACCCACTCCAAGTAGTTCCAAGATGTTTAGATACTTCTGCTACTGCTTCTGGAGAAATATCAATTTTAGAAATATCTCCTTCTGAAAGATCACCATATACTTCACTATGTTTTCCAAGTACCTCACCAAAATAGGCTTCTTGACCAATAGCTTCTTTTACTTCTTCTTCTGTTGCAACAAACAATCCGTCAAGACTTCCGCAGCGTTTATAGTCCCAATAAAAACTCCAAAGATATTTTTGACTCATTGTTATTCTTCGTCTCCCTTTTCAAATTTATATCCACAATAAGCAATACTGTTTTTGTTGGCAATTGCCAAACCTACTTTATTTGAAGCAATAGGTTGACCCTTCTCTAAATCCCAATTGATTCTAAGCAATGAATATGCCAATTCAATTGCCTGTTCTTTTGTAAGGTCAATGCCAATAAGATCATTAATTTCATCTTCTACAACATCTCTAAGCTCAATGTATACTGGCTTCTCTGAACCTTTGTCATATTGAACTTCAATTATTGTTTCATTTTCTCCGTCAAAACTTTCTTCATCCCATTTGTCTTTAAAGATTACACTGAAATCTTTTTCTACCGCCATATCATTCTCCCTCTTTCTGAGCTACCTTTTGCTCAATTTCTGTAAGTGTATCAAGTACATTTTGTTTAGACATTGTGCCACGAATAACTTTGTTTACCGCTTTGTCCCTAAGAATAAATGTTGTAGGAATACTTGACACACGGAATTCGGAAGCAATCTCTGGATTATTTTCTACATCAACCTTAATGATTGTTGCATTTACATTATCGTTATCAAGTTCTTGAAGCAATTTGTCTACTACGGAACAAGGAACACACCAACTCGCTCCGAATTTAAGGATAATTGTGCCATTGTTCATATCAATAATATTTTGAAACTCTTGTTCTGTTCTGATGTTGTTAATCATTATAAAATCCTCCAATTAATTTTATTTTTATTCATAAATGCTTCTAATGCGTGTCTTTGGTCATTGTTGAGTGTAACAATATATTCTATTGCCGTTTTCTCTTTCTCTTTTGGCTTTGGAATCTCATGCCACTCAACACGATCAATGCTTTCGATCCAAAACAATCTATCACCATAATCCTGCTTTGCACTACATGTACTGGCATAAATATCTACATGATAGAATTTGTCATCAATTTTACAAATTAAACTTGCTTCTTCTGTGGCATATCCTTGACCACAAGGAAGTAGTTCATGATAATCACAATCTTTAAAATACTCTTCAATATCACCTTCACATGTTAACCAATTTTCATCTTCCCACACATCGTATTCGTCAATTAGATATTGTTCCATTGCCATTCCTCTTCGTCCTCCCTATAGAATTCAATGTTTCCATAATAACCTGATCCTGATAGTACATATTTCTTATCATTGATATATACTGGAATCCAATAGTCGTATTGCCATCCATTAGTATCCATTTCGCTTGTGTCTACATTCGCTCCGTATTCTTTGGTAAGCACACTTTCTACATCACTAGCGTATAAGAATTTGATTTGAACTACGTCCTTTTCTCCGCTTATTACTTGGTCTAATCTTTTATTTAATTCGTTAATTAAGGCATTTTCTATAAGTGAATATTGATCCATTGTTAATATTCCTCCATTACTTATTAGTCAAAGCTACCATTTGTACAACTCGTCTTCCATCACCGTCAATGCTCTTTTCAGCACATCTCATTTGACTTGATCCACCACCATCTAAAAAGATTCCATCAACAAGCGTCCCACTTCCAATGTTCTTTTTGATTGCAAGTCTAAACTGTTCTGCGGTACAAAGTGTTTCCGTTACAATAAGCCACAAGTTAAATCCTGTGTTCCATACCAATGCGGTTCTAGTAGTTTTTCCGTCAATGTTAGGCATATTTTGTTGTGTTGCAATTGCTTTCCAATTAGCGTCATCTTGAAGGCTCATGCTAATTCCACCCTGCGCCCAATATTGCGATCTATCAGCAACTTCAATTTCACTAGCTGCTGACACAACTTGAACACTATATTTTCCAGCCGCCTTATCCCAAACTAATGCACCTCTTTTGTATTTTTCATTAAACCAACCACTTCCATAGCCACCAACTACGCCTTGAACTGGCACATCATTGTTTACTGCAAGTGAAATTTGATCTGATCCATAAAAGAATGCTCCATTACACCCATATTCGCTAGTGCTTGCAACATTTTTATTAACAACCTTTAATGTAATGTTGTTAGGTGAAGTTTTGATAAAGTGCAACAAAGTTCCTGTCGATACATTTCCATACGTGTAATTAGCCATTTTTTACATTTCTCCATTCTTTTATTGTGACCTCTACTTCTTCAACTTCGATTGCTTCATTGTCGTAGAATTCATATTCGTATCCACTCCAATAGTCTCCATGTCTAAACATTGTAAATCTATAGTGCTTTCCATCTTTATTAAAAATTACATCACAACTATCAATCTTTCCTTCGTCTGTCCAATCGGATACTTCTACTTGCTCATAGTCAAATTCATCAAGTTCAAGGTCTTCATAGATGTACTCCATTTGTTTTTCCGTTAATTTAATTGTTGACATATAATCCTCCTTAAAAGTTAAGGGTAAGAAATAACTTTTTACATTATCCTTACCCTTTCATTTTATCTTACATTTATCTTAATTTACACCTGTACTACCATGACCACCACGATTAGGAGCTTTTAACTCTTCAACCGTAACAATATTCACTTCTTCCATCTTCTTGACAATGCGGAATTGACAAATACGATCATTGAATGTAATATGACCATCACGCAATGCATACAACGGAATAAACCATTGGTCATCATTGCCACGATACGATTCGTCAACAACTCCTGGTGAATTTACTTGAATCACTCCAAAGTTTTTGAACATACTACCACGCGGAGCAATATGCGCTTCATATCCAAATGGAAGTGACATGGCAACTCCCAAAGGAAGTTTAATGAAGTCTCCTGCTTTATAGGAAATATTTTGTGCTGAACGCAAGTCAATCCAATCGCCTTTTTCAATTTTTTCAATCGGAAAAAGATTTTTATTAAAATACTTCACAAGAATTGTTTGCTTCTTTGTATCTTCGGAAGGCTCTCTTCTAACACTCTTCCAAGACTTGCCAATCTCTTTGGCAACTTTCTTAGAAACTTTTGTTTTTTCATCTTTATACTTATCAATCTCCATGAATTTCATGTTGCGTGTCTTCAAGTCTCCATCTTCATAGAATGAAATAGCTGCGCTCAAGTTTGGAATATCGAGTGATACCACTCTTCCTGTTTTCTTCAATGCTTTGATCCAAACTCTTTCGTTTACTTTGTAGTACCGTTTAGCCATGTCTCATTTCCTCCAATTATTAGTTTGATTTATTAGAATAAACATTAACTTGTTGTGGTTGCGAACCTTCAATTAATCGTACTAGAAAATATGCCACACCGCTATGTGCCGCCTTTAACAATTTCACGATTACCAAGTTGATGTTCGTTTCTCTCTTGCTTACATTGTCTATTATATCATTTTATCTGCCACTTGTCAAGCGTTTTGCAGATTTATTTAAATATCAAATTCAAAATCTTCATCGGTCATCTTCTCAACGTTCGTAGCTTTAACATACGAACTGCCTTTAAGACTAAAAAAATCATGCGTTTTAGTATCGGTCTTCATACCATTCAATACAATTGGATTAATTTCTTCGTCAGGGAAGAATGGTTCTTTACCAAGATTCATCATAGCTTTATTAGCATTGTAGCGAAGAAACTTTTTAACTTCGTCTTCTAGACCAATTACATGATAAACTTCTTCCGTATAAAGTAATTCGTTTTTATACAAATCTTCAAGCAACTCTTCAATTTCTTTGTTAACTTGCTTTTTCTCATTTGCACTCAAATCTTTGTATAGTTCTTGTGCCAACAATCCAACAAATACTCCATGAATACTTTCGTCACGAATAATCAAGTTAATTATTTCTCCACTAGCGGTCATTTTGCCTTGTCCTGATAAATACAAAGGATAGAAAAATCCACTATAAAACATGAAAGTCTCAAGGAATACGCTTGCTACCATAGCCATATACAAATCTTTGTTTGTTTCGATATCCTTATAATAACTGTCGACAACTTTGGCTTTATACTGTAAATATTTGTTCTCTTCAACCCATGAAAAAATTTCGTCAATTTCTTCTTTTGAAGCAACTGTGGAGAAGATAGAAGAGTATGATTTTGCGTGAATTGCTTCTGCCATACCCATAAAACTAAGTACCGCTTTTTCATGTAAACCATCAACTTTTTCAGCTATCTTGGGCATACCAATTGTACTTTGTACTGTGTCAAGCAATGTCAAACCTCCAAGAACACGCTTGTAGGTTTCCTGCTGAGATGGGGACATTTCTGCCCAAATCATTTTGTCACTTGAAAGTGGAATTTCAGTGTCAACCCAGAATTGCTGTATATTCATTTGCCAAAACATTAAAGTCGTTTCATTTGGTTCGTTCCAGTTAACTGCTTTGTGTATTTTATTTGTCATTTGTCATTCTCCTTATTAATATACTCGAAAGTCCATCCCTTATGATTTTTTTGATCTTTATTTAGAACCTTATAAACGGCACTCATATGCAATCCGTTTTCTTTAATAAACTTAGAAAGATTCCCTATTTCGTAAACATTTCCTGTCTCATTTTTTGCAATAATAAATTTAGAGGACTCTCTATCAATAGCTAGGACATTATCGTGTGGGGTTACAAATGTGCATGTTTCAAGTGAATAAACCTTATTTACACATTCTTTTTGTTTTATGTCTTTGTCCAACTGTAACTTATTAGAATAGAATAACTCTCTGTCATAACCGTCAATTTTAACAATGTCTTTTGAGAAAAATTCTAAACAATGCCATCTTTCGCAAACTTTTACTCCCAATGCTCCATAACTATTGTAACTTTTATCTGTTTTATTGTAACATCTTCCGATAATACCTCTCCAAATGCTTCTTATCTTTTTTAATTCTGGAGTGTTTGCATTTTTAATGTCTCCGAAATAACCAATCCCATATACGCTAGGCTCATATCTGTCTTTTATTGTTCCTGCATTGATTGACGCTCTAGCCGCTACGCATGTATATTTTGTTTCTACAAATTCAATATCATAAAAGAAATTACATTTACCTCTAACATGATTAACTCCCTTTACAATAAATTTTTGTCCTTTATTGTTTTCCATTACTTTTCCTTCATAACAATTATACATTAAAATCTCTCCTTTCATTCTAGCACAAGAGGAAGTATATCTGCTTCCTCTTGTGCTTTGTTTTTCTTACACGCTGCAACTGGTGCATTCGCTAATATCAAGCTTCTTTGTTCTTGTGTAATACAAACTCTTCAATCCTTTGTATGCAGCGTACACATAATATCTTCCAAGCTCTCTTGTTGACGTATTGCTATCAATGAATAGAATTGTGCTAATTCCTTGGTCGATATGTGGTTGAATTGTGGCAATCATATCAATCAATTTAAATTGATTAATGTTGTATGCACTCTTATAGTAGAACATATTGTCTGGTGCAAGGAAAGGCATTGGATAGTATGTTGTTGAGTTAGCATAAGTTCTAATCTCAATTGCATCTACGATGGGCATTACAGAGCTTGTAGCGTTTTGTACATAGCTAATTGATTGAGTTGGAGCAATTGCAAGTCTATATGCATGATACATTCCATATTTTTGCACATCATTTTTAAGTTGTTTCCAATCTTCAATGGTAGGAACGTCAATGCCCTCAAATAGCTTTTTAACCTTATCTAGAGTAGGTTCATAGCTCTTTGAAACATAATTGTCAAAGTAATTTCCATTAGCATATTCAGATTTGTCAAAGTCCTTGAAGGTTCCTTTTTCTTTTGCAATCTCTACGCTTGCTTGAATTGAGTAGTAGTTAACCATCATGAAGAATGTATTTGCAAAATCTAAAGCTTCTTTGCTTTCATACGCAATTTTATTCTTAGTAAGATATCCATGAAGGTTCATAGCGCCCAAGCCAACTGCGTGAAGTTCTTCGTTTGCTTTCTTAACTGTTGGTGCATTGATAATGCTTGTCATATCACTAACAGCGGTTAGCGCATCCATTGCAACATGAATAATGTCTTTGAAATTCTTCTTTCTCATTACATTGTAGATATTCAATGATCCAAGATTACAGTTGATGTCTCTTTTAATCACATCTCCTACGCCATAGTCATTGATAATTGATTCTTCTGCAAGTTGAAAAATTTCAGTACACAAATTAGATTGTTTGATGTCTCCAATATTTTTAAGTGCATGTAGTTTATTAGCATTTGTTTTAAACATTAGGTAAGGATATCCAGATTCCATTTGTGTTGCTGCAATTTTAGATAACATGTCACGTGCATTCATTTTTTTGCTCTTAATCTTTTTATTTGCAACAAGTTCATCATACATCTTGTCAATATCCATGTCATCAAGTTGAATACCGTATTGCTTGAACACAGAATAAGGTGCAAACATATGGAAGTCCTTGTTTTCTTTTGCCAATTCAAAGAACTTATTAGGAACTATCAAACCAATTGACAATGATTGAATACGTGATTTTTCATCAGCATTAATTTTTTTAGTGTCAAGGAATTCAATTACATCCCATCCAAATATATTGTAGTATGCTGCACCTGCTCCTTTTCTTTGCCTTTACATTCACTGAAATCCGCTACAATTTCAGTCGTCTCCTTTGAGACTGCTATATGTTACCATATAGAGTAGACTATATCATAATCCTTACTTTAAGGATTCCTCCCTTTTCCACTACCAATAGCTTGTAGTGTACTCTACTCCCTTCCATCAAAAAGATGTGGTTTCGATAGTCGTTGCACGTTTTCTTTAATTGTTGTCACTAAGTCAAATGCTTCCATCTTTGTTTGCTTTTAATTTTTTCAACTATACTTTTAGTTGCAAACGGAAGTTTTTTAACTATATCTGAGGTTCTATCTCCATTTTTAATTAGAAATATAATTTCCCTCGCCTGATCTTCGTTTATAGTAGCGTTATGATGTTTTTCGCCTTTGGTATCAAGTAGTCCCATTTTAACGGCATGTTCAGCATTCCCTTTTACTGTTGTCCATTCTAAGTTTTCAACATGAGGGTTTGAAGTATTTCCATCAATGTGATTAACTATTGGATAATTATGTGGATTAGGAATAAAGTTTTCAGCCACTAGCCTGTGTATTCTAATGGTTTTCATTGTTCCATTTACTGACATCTTAACTCTTGCATATCCATTATTGTCATAAGTTACACATAAAGGTTTATTTAATCTTTTACCTATAACTCTTCCAAAAGATGTAATTTTATAACCTTCTAGTTCACCATGCAATTCTACTATTTTTTCTTCTAATAATGACATTTTATCTACCACCTTTTCGTTATAAATAATAAAAAAAGGTGACAACAATCAAAGAACTTCGCTCATGATTATCCCATAAGGACTTCCCATGAATTAAGGAGGTTTGCTTGCAATATTGCTAATGCAAGGGGCTAAGAATTAACCCATTTGATCTGCATAATTAAATCCATCTTCAAGCAACTTCAAAACTGGCATTACACCTTTAGCAGCACCTTCTACACCTTTGATTGACTCTCCACGTGAGCGTAGCTTAGATAAGTTGATTGCTACACCACCACCTGACTTACTTAAATGCATAGAGGTATTGATTACATTTCCAATAGAATTAAGACTATCACCCATCTCAAGCAAGAAGCACGAAACCATTTCACCTCTACGACTCTTTCCTGCATTGAGGAATGTAGGTGTTGCTGGTTGATATGTTTGTTCCATAAGCTCTACAATAAGCTTCTTTGCCTTTTCAAAGTTACCTCTTGCAAGATACAAAGCAACAATTGAACATCTATCCTCATAGTGTTCCAAATACTTTTTCTTGTCATTCGTCTTTGTAGCATAGTCCTTGTAAAATTTAGAAATCGCCATATAAGACTGAAATTGGAAACCAAATTCATGAGCATATTTAAAAATTTCAATTACTTGATCTTCTGTGTATTGCTCATATACATTGTAATAAAAATCATTATCAACCATCCAATGCACATATTCGTTAATGCTATCAAATTTCATTGACTTCTTTTTTACCTCTTTTTCAAAAGCTCTTACTGCTTCGATATCTTTATCCAATTGGAAAAATCCATCTTTTCTTGTGTAAACTTCGTTGTTCAATTCAATATAGTTGCTCACAATTCATCAATCCTTTTCTTAAAATATTCTACATCATTTTGTGTTCCTGCCAGTTCAAACTTTGATATAATTGGCACATTATACTTGTTTGATATAATTTCAGCGGCTTTACAAAATCCGCTGCCCCAATTCCTATTCCCACTAGATGATACACCAATCATATTCTTGTAATTGTCTTTGTAATTCAAGAACTCCATAACCTTATTAGATACTTTACCGAATCCCACCGTAAAAGTAATCAATACAAACTTCTCTTGTACTTCTAAGTTTGGCTCAATCTCTAATGAATCCATTTCCAACTTGCTTACGAACCTTCGTACATTTCCGGTAAGTGAATTATACACAATTAACATTGTATTCTACCTTTCCTGTAAGTATGGATAAAAAATTAGAAGGTCAACTCTTTGAGGGAGTCAACCTTCTAATGTTCTGTTATTATATCATTTTATCTTGCATTTGTCAAGAGTGACATTTATCACATCTTTCCGTCAATCAAATCAAGTCGCTCATTTCTTTACCATATTTCATATTGTTGTTGACTTGCTTTTTAGTCAATACAATTTTTTCAACAAATACACCACTTTCATGAGTAAGAGTTTCATTATCGTTATCATATTTAACATTTACATCAACAACATTCGGATCAACAATAAATAAATCTTTGTTGTTAATTTGAACTTCAAGAGGTGAGAAAGAAACGCTACCATATTGATAATCCTTTGTATTGTAACTAATGTACACATGAGAACTCATTAGGTCGATGTTTTCATATGTGGTTGCAATAGCACCATTGCTATGATGAATAGCAACATCATACTTCACTGCTTGATTTTCTGTTGAAGAAACATTCAAATCTTCCATTGTTTCAATGAATCCATAACCTAAATTCAAATCAAATGCAATAGCTCTCAATGAATCGTAATTAAGATCAAATCTATTTGAGAATCTTTGAACAAGTTCAATTTGATTATGAAATTCAGGTTTCAATTTATCTTTGAGGTACAATGCAATTTCTTCATGTGACGGATATTTGAATTGAATGTGATAATGAAAGCGACCAGGACGATTAATCATATATTGATTAACCTTTCTAATTTCATTCACTGTAACAACGTATAGACGCTTTGTTTGTGATATTCCATCAAACAAACTCAATAATTTGTCTTGATGCTCCTTCTTCTCACCATTGTCAAAAACTTTTTCAAATTCATCAAACAAAATGATGCACTCTTGCTTGATTGATTCGATAAATTCTGAAATTCCTTTGTATGCTTCATCAACAACAATAGTTGGCATCTGATGTTTTTGACTAAATTCAACCGAAAGAAGTCTTGCAAACATGGATTTACCCATTCCCTTTTTGCCACTTAAAATTACTCCTACGCTTCGATCAACATTCTCGTAAAGGGACATTACCTTTGAAATTTTTTGAGGATGTTTGCCATAAGGTTTCTCGTTCATGCTAAAGGAGTCCATGACCTCCAAGTAAAACCCTGCATTAGGTGCAAAGCCAACTTTGTAATTACCTACAGGAATTTTATCAAAAGTTTGAAGGTCATCGGAAAATATTCTAACAATGTCACCCGTTTTTACAATTTTCATTTAATTAATCTCCTTTAGTTAGGTTTTTGTTTTTTATTTTTTACATTTAAATTAAGGAGTTTCTTCGGCAGGCGGTTCCACTGGTGGAACAACAACCGGAGGAACTACAAAATCAACCATGCTTTGCAAAGATGAAATCAATTCTTTCATTTGATCGAATGTCAATGCAATAAGTCCAGATGCATTTGGACGAATTGCAAAAATATTAGCTAATGGGTCTTGTTCATATGCAAGCTTTGCACCATGAAGTGAATTTTTATAATTCGAACTAATTGTAATAACCTTACCTTCTTCTTCTACAGTATAATTTTCTACGGGAAGTACAACATCGTCTGGTACATAGTGAATCAATTTTACTTTACTCATTTTAACAATTCCTACTTTCTTTTATTGTGATTTAATTCTTGATGTATTTAACCATACTTTGTAAAGCGTCAATCAATACTTCGGCATCTGCAATTGTCAAGGCTCCGTATATATCGTTGGATGATGATGTATGACCTTGAGATTTAAAATATATAGCCCTAAACTCATTGTCTTTGATATAATTTTCCTTGGCTTTAATTAAAGAGTCTCCTTCATCAATATTAGAGTGAAAAACTAGATTGCCATTGTTTGCTTGAATTTTAATATTTGCAATAGGAACTTTAACTTTTTGTTCAATCTCTCTAAGAGTAATATTCGACATTATTACATCTCCCTTTTTATTTTATCTTCCACTTGTTAAGCTTGCTCCTTATCCACTTAACCCGCCTTTTAACACCTTGAGATGCGAAACCTTCTTAGGAAGTTCTTCATCCATACTTGCATTTTCAATTTCATCAACGGCATCATAAGCAAAGTCAAGCATTTTTGCAACACTTGCTTCCTCTGACAATTTTATGTTCCAATTGCCATTTTCCGGCTTTTCGGTGACAACTACGACAAACTCATTTTGAATTTCATCGGTTGTACCATCAACGTACTCTACCGTTACTTTCTTAATGTAATTTTCATTTTTTAATTCTTCAATCATATTTCTCTCTCCTTCTCATGTTGCACGTATGATCTATTCTATGTTGTAATTTTAAATATTATGACTCTTCAATCAATTTGTCAATATAGTCAATCAGTTCTTCCACAGAGCCAGCGGTATCATTGAGTTCTTGAATTGTTTCCAACTCTTCTCTTGTAAATCCTTGATCAATTAAGATTTGTGCAAAAGCTATGACATTCAAATCATCTGACGAAATTTCATCTCCATCTAAAGCTTTCAATGTTTCATCGGAAACTCCGAACGTTTGAGCAATGCGACCAAGTGCATCATAGCTCACATATCCATCTTCTTTTTCTTGAATATAGTTGAATTGAATGTGTTTTCGTTCATCAACATATTCTCTAAGTTCTTTCAACGCTTCAAGTTTATTGCTCATTATTCAACTCTCCTTTTGTTTTATCTTACACTTGTTATTGTATCACTTTATCTTTCATTTGTCAACTACTTTATACAATTACATATGTTTCGGCTACAACTTGAGTTGTTGATATAACTTCACCGTTCCATTTAGTCCATTCATTAAGGGATAATTGACCTACAACATCAATGGTATCCATCATGCCAACGTCAGAAGCCCAATTCTCATTAGTCTTGAATTTAATAACATCAACATCACATGATTTGATTTTAACGGTATCTCTATTTTTTCCCATGACAACTCTATCTTCATTGTCTTCTACATAAATCTCTTTAACAAGAAACATAGCAGGTGGGAATCCTTGACCACTACAATAGTCAAACTTTTTGATTTGTCTAGCCAATTCGGGTGTTACAAGGCTTGCATCAATTTCATAGTCGTAATAGATATCTGAATTAAAATCATAGTCTTTAAGAGCCTTATTCATAGCTTCTTTGAACGCTTTAAAGTTAGATGATTTTAGTCCTACACCACCAGCAGACGGATGACCCAATGCATACTTGATATACTTTCTTATCTCTTTTCGATTTAAGAATCCTTTCATGTCAAACGTTCCAAATCCTCTATATGAACCTGCGAGACTTCCTTCATGTTCACGCATAACAATGGCAGGACGATGAAATTCTTGTGAGAACTTGTTAGCAATAAGACCATTGAAGTTCTTTGATGCATTCTCATCAATAGCAATTAGAACTTTGTCATTTGGATCAATTTTTATAAGATAACTTTCATACAAAGTCTTTTCCTCTTGTCTACGAATATCATTTAGTTCACGCATTTCCATAACAAGCTCAGTACATCTTTGTTCATCATCACATAGAAGCAACTCTATGCCAAGCTCAAGCTTATCCTTTCGTGCGCATCCGTTAAGCAATGGACTAATAGTAAACCCAATTGTTTGTGAATTAACATTTTCAACGGACACATTACCAAGCTCTAATATTTTGAGCAAACCTGGATTCTTGATATTTTGCATACCTTGAATAACCAAGTAGCGATTTTCCAATACGTCCATTGGCATCATGTCGGCATACATTCCAACGGCTACAAGATCAATGTAGTCGTCAACTTCTCCACTTCCAAGTGATTCATCTAGTACTTGAAGTACTTTGTAGACAACGCCAACACCACTAATATTGTTGTTAGGATAAGTGTTGTCATTCTTTGGATTAACAATAGTTGCAAATGGATTCTCATTTTCAACGTCATGATGATCAAGAATAACAATGTCCATAAACTCTGACAATTCTTCACAAGCTTCTGCGGAGTTTGTTGAAGAGTCTAATATAATTAGCAAGTCCGTTGATTCCTTGTCAATGAATTCAAGTTGATATTCTACTCCGTGACCTTCCGAACGTTGAGCATAAGAGACATAGTAATTGTTTGTAAACTTGGATATGAAACGAACCATAACCGCTGTGCAACAAATTCCATCGCTATCTGGATCAGCACTAATACAAATACGTTCATTGTTTTTGATAGCTTGTAAGATTCTATTTGCCACAACGATAATGTTGCCAAGCAAGTGTGCGTCATTCAGGACATTTATTGAAGGAGAGAGGAATTCCTGAATATCAGAAATCCCTCTAGCTTTCAATAAAGAAGTAACAATATCTTCCTTCTTATTGAAGTCATATTTATTTCTAAGTTTAAACTTACTCATTAATTAAGCTTCACCTGCTCCTACAACAATCCATTGTCCTATTCTGACGAACGTTTCAACAATATCTTTTGCGTATACTGTACTTCTAGTTCCTGTTACTTTTTCGTTTCCACTTCCATAAAACTCTTCTTCTTTTTCCGCACTCCAACTAATGAGATAGTTGTCGTCATCCTCGCGCAATGTTGCTGTGTAAATCAAAAGTGGTTCTTCTTTGTCAAAAAACTTAAATACATTTTCCAATTCCATTATTATTCATCTCCTTCTAAGATAATCCACATGCCTTTATTGATTGCATTTTTCACTGACAATTTTGTGTACGTTTCACTACCAGCCTCAAAGATCAAGCCATTTTCACCAATTACGTTATCCCAAGAGACAATGTAATTGTCATCTTCTTTTATTGCGGTATAGATCAATTCTTTGTCTCCAATATGATAAAACATAAATTCATCTTTCAATTCCATTGTTATTCGCTCCTTTAAAAAACATAATGATTAGACCAACAAGAAGTAACCACACAACAAACACTATCAATATGCTCATGTATTGTCCTCCCATTCATCAATATAGCTATCTTCCAAGTTTCCATCTTTATCATAATAATAAATTTCTCTAAATGGCTGATGTTCTTGTTCAAGATCAACTACAAATGATAGGACAACAAAATAGTAATCAATTGAATTTCCACCAAGATCAGTATCTTCCCATCCTCTACCATATTTTGAAATCCATTCAGAACATTTGTCTATTGATGTGAATAATCCAAGTGAAGTGTCAACATCCATATTAATTTCTTTGTAAAAGTGTCTTGCTGATAAAATATACACTCAACTCATTCTCCTTTGTATAACCCATAGATAAAATCGAAGTTTTATCTATCACTTTTTCATTTTCGACCCACGATAATTTCATCTGTTTCCTTGAGAATGCCCTTATTTACCAGTTCAAGTATGTCACTTACCTTGTATTCATTGAGTTTTACGCCTGAAAAATTGAGCAAAATTCCATTTTCTTGATATTTTTCTTCGATATATGGGGTCAAATCAACCTGTGAAAAACATTCTGAGTCATCATCGTTTTTCGTGAATGCACACCAATAATCGTCTTCATTGCTAATGCTAGTAACATAAAGGAAATTTTGACCACTTGCCTGCGCTCTTTCCCATTCTTCGCTATCATTCAAGGAACATCCTATACTTTTGCTATGTGGAACTACTTTATCGCCTTTTTTATACATTTTGCTTCCTCCTTATTGTCTCATAGATAAAAGAAACGTTTTATCTATACTCTACGCATAATGAACATATCGTCTTCTTTCAGTATTCCATCTTTTAACAACTTTAAAATGAACCCTAAATTGTACAATACTGGTTCTTCGTACTTGGCATGTTCGGTATTGTAAAAGTCACCAACATATAAATTTAAATCAGTTTTATCAAATGCTTCTGAATTTAATTGATTCCCATCTACACTACACCATATGACATTATCTCCATCAATCATATAAACATAAAGGAATTTTTGACCAATATTTTTTGCCAATTCCAATGATCTAGATTCTTCAAAACTTTTTCCTTTAGACTTTTGAAACGGTACAACCTTATCTCCAACTTTAAAGTTATTCATTTTATCGTCCCCCTTTATTCAACTCTCATATCAACATCTGGCAAGATAGCTTGTGGCTTAAATATAACACGATAATGATATGCGCTAACACTAGCAGGTTCAAGTTGTTCCGCAAAGTATGTCACATTGTCCGACAATCCCAAGAAATGCTTCTTATACGTAGTTGGAGATGTTTTACATGTTACTGTTACTTGTTTAGAGCGATCATCATTGTTACCTAACGAACAAAGTCCCTCAATGCTCAACAAGTAAGTGTCCGTAATCCCATTGTAAAATACAACTCGTCTATTAATTTCAAAGTTATCTGCGGCTTTTGACAAATTTTCCGATGCAATGTCAGCATCCGAACATGAACTTAGAATAAACATAGTTGCCAATGAAATCAAAATCAAAAACTTCTTCATATTATATCCTCCTATTGTATGATCTTATTAAAAGTAAAGCCCATAAAAACTTTTACGTCTCTATGGGCTTTGATGTTTTTGATGTTTATTTTTTAGTTAGTTGCAAGACGTATTCCGATGCACTATAAATTGTATATTCGTATTCATAAAAGTCCATGTCATTGTTCCTAATGTTTTTCTCCAACAATTCAAGTGTTTTTTCGGAAGCCCATATTCCACTTCCATCTAAGTGAACAAGCATATATGGACACTCTCCTCTTTGAATCATTGAAACCAACAATACGTAAGTCTTCCCTGCATAGATGACCACTATAATATCTCCTGTTTCAAGCTTTCTTTCTTCTTTCTTTACGACAACTTGAACATCCAACTTACTTCACCACCAAGTTTGAAATTTTCATTGCGTTCAAATCAAGCGTTCCGTTTAGGTATTCCTTGTAGCACATCCAAATATTATAAATGTACTGGTTTTCCCGTTTCTGTGGTCTTACCCATTCATCATAGGTAGACCACGAACGGAATTCTTCATAGTTTCTTAAAATCTTCTCTTCGTAATCGAAGATGTGCTTGTTTAGAACGTTTTTAGTAAACTCAATGATGTCTAGTTGCTTTTCCGTCATAAGTCACATCTCCTATTCGATTATTTTTGAAGCAAAGATTCTGGAATGTCAAGGTCAAACAAGCGACGAGTGGCAATTGCTCTACCTGTTGCTTCGAGGAACACATCTTCTGGATGGCAAACGGCAACTCCAGACTTCAACACGTTTCCATCAACAATGAAGCTTGCTGTTACGGTTCCTTTGTCATAATCAACGACATAGTGAATGTCGTGAATGTTTACTTCTGGGTCATATCCGTAAAGAGTATTTCCGTAAAAAGTTGTTTTCAATTGTGGAGAATCCAAAAGTTCCTCAACATCATTCATGGCAAGCTCAATAAGATAAACATGATCATTTTCATCCTCATAATCGACGTAATCCTCATAATCTCCGTCCCAATCATCATCATCATAATCATCGTCACCATAATCTTCAAGTTCTTTTGCAAGCTCTTGACCATTTACAGTGTTTGCAAGTCCACCAAAGATTTCGCCAAGGAATTCTTCAATTCCACCCTTTTGTGTACCTTCGGAGATTTTTACAAGAATTGCTTCCAACTTTTCATTTGCAAGAACCAATTGCTCCACCATTTGTCGTGTAACCTTCAATTGTTCTTCATACGCTTTGTATACATCCATCTTCATTTTCCTCTTTTCATTTTATTTTGTATTTGTACTTTATTTACAAGAGAAGGGATAGCCCTTCTCCATGTTAAAACTTAGGAAGTGTGCCTGCGGTTTTCATTTTTTGAATACGCTTTGTCAACGTATCCCCACCTTTTTGTGTACCTTGCAACACATGTACACCGTCAATGCCATCAAGAACAATATTGTCCTTTTTAGCCCAACGTTTTGCTTCGTTGACCGCTTGAACACGAGTCTTCACAAGCATTGCGTCAAATTCAATCACAACTGGAACTTCCGTAATAACTTTCTTCCCTTGTTCGTTTTTGCTTTCAACTTTCTTTGTTCCTGTCGCGTAGTATTGAGCCATTTGTAATTCCTCCATAAGTTTGTATTTTTTATTTTTTCTTACACTTGTAAATTAACTAAAGAAATTTGCAAGACATGTAGGACGTTCTTTGACCTCCTAACCTTTTGTTTTATCTTACATTTGTTATTATATCAAATTTCCCGATGAAAGTCAAGGGGTAAATTCAATTTTATTTTTGTAAAGCTTGTTCCAAACCTTCAACCCTCTATCAACCGGAGATTGCTTATCTAATAACAAGTCTTCATCATCTAATGTGTAGAAGACTTTTCTATTTTTAAACTTTGAAACTTGCTCTCTAATACTCTCTTCCGATTTGTCTTTATCATAGCACATTGTAATCTTAATGTCAATACCAAAACTCTTGATTAAAGCAATTTGAGCATCGGAAATATCGTCACCTTCAATACTTGCAACGTTCTTATATCCCATTTGCCACGCCTTAAATACACTCTTATATCCTTCAAATAGGATAATCTCCTTTTCTTCAAGAACATAAGGCAAAGTTTTATGCAACCCAAATAACTCTATGCTCTTGTTCATTTCTTCAACATAAAGATATTTCCATGGATTGTTATCGTCCATTGCTCTACCTTTAACACCAATAAGTTCTCCTGTGATATTGCGTATCAAAGTAATAATCCGATGACTTTCCCAACAAAATCCTATTTCCCACTCTTTTTGAGTCTCCCAACTTATCCCCTCTTTGATCCAAGGATAATAAGGTTCCATCAAATATCTATCCTTAGTCGATTCTGGAATTGGTATGTTAGGATGCAAGTTCTCAAGATTGATCTTCTTGCTTCTCTTTTTGCGCATATCTTTAAGCCAACTATTGTATGTTTGTTTTTTTGCCTTGCTTCTATCTTTGCTTATAAGATGATAATAGTCCAACTCTTCGACAATCCACATCTTAGCGTCAAATAGGTTTTCATAAATTTCAGCTTTAGTAGAACAATTAAATTTAATGTAGGACACAATGCTAAATATGTCGCCATTGATTTGCTTTGTTCTAATGCTTGACGAAAGATGCTCATTCATCTTAACTTGAACGGAACGTAAATTCTTACCGTTAGGAAGTGAAGCAACAATCCTATTCCTTTCGGGACGTATATTTTTACATCCCAAAAGGTCAAGAACTTCTTCTATTCTACCTTCTTCATAGATAGCCTTTTTGATGTCGTGAAGGTCTGACATTACTCTTCGCCTACCTTACGTCTACAAGCGTTTTTGCTTTGTCGAGCTTTTTTATTGGGGATAACTTTTGTAGTAGGATTTATAATGCTTTCTCTACTCCTTGATTGTCTCATGAGATCAATAATAGTCTTTTTGCGTTTCTTTTTTTTCAATTGATAGTCACCACCTCATGAACTTTGATTTTATTATATCATTTTATCTTTCATTTGTCAAACAAATCATCTAAACTTTTTCCTTTCTTTATTCTACCTCTTATTGTATTTACAGGTATATTGTATTCTTTTGACCATTCGGAAATATTTTTCGTTACTCCTTTTAATGTCAAAAGCGTAGAACTTCTCTTGTTTAAACTCTGCTCTTTAATTGTAGCCCATCTACAATTTGACGGCTCGTAATTGCCATTAACATCAATTCTGTCGATTGACAGACCTTCTTTGTATCCATTTGCATTAGACCAATTGTAAAAAGATATAAATCCACTCTCTCCTAACCACTCTTCACATACACGTATACCTCTTTCTCCATAATTGATGTAGATATCACAATTTTCATTATAACATCTTTGTTTTATGCTCACATAAACATTATATATTTTTGTTTGACTTAAACCGTGTTTTGTTCCTTTGACACAGCCACATGAAATTATTTTCCCTGATATCAAATGAGAGGATTGAACTTTCTTTATTGTATTCTTTGCACAATTGCACTGACATAGCCACATAACTCTCTTATTCTGGTTTTCCGCTCTTTCTATTACTTTGAGCGATCCAAAATTTTTCCCAGTTAAATCTATAAAATTACCCATTTTAATTACCTCATTTCATTCATCGTTTCATACTAATACTTCCACCAGCATCAACATTCCCACCGACATTGCCACATGACACACTTCCACCCGCATCTACATTGCCTTTTACATTGCCTTTAATCGAAACGCTACCGCCAGCGTCAATGTCGCCTAAGACATTGCCATTCATGCTTACACTTGCATCCGTTCGTAATTGTCCAATGTCTCCTTCTACTTTTAGTTCAACTACACCACTTAATCCAGAAGTAATTACTTGACCATTGACCTTTACAACTCCATTGTTAATTGATAGACTCGCACCTTGAGGAACTTCGTATGACACTCCATTGATTACCATTTTGTTCATTTTAACATCTCCCTTATTTTTGTTAAAATATTTTTTCAGTAAGTTCTTCATACCAAAGGCTCCCATAAGGATGCTAAGTGGCTCCATCTTGGTTCAAGAAATTCCTTTACTTTATCTTCTTCATCCTTAGACACTCTCACTTTACACGAATAAAGGCTTCCTTTTCGTTGTTGTACCCAAAAGATATTCAATATATCTTTGGTAGAGTGATCTTCATCGAGTTCATCATCTTCAAATTCATCTGGATCATACTCATTCCAGTCCCATCTAAACAATAGATTGTAATCTGGATCGCAATCGCCCCACTCGTCAAGGAAATCATCGAGATTGTCATATCTATCTCCACCATATACACCACAATAATACGAATGATCTACTTCCCACAAATGTTTGCTCATTACTTATTTCCCCTCTCATTAAGTTCGATTTGAGCTTTCAAGTATTTGATTGCATCACTTCTAATGTTTAACATCTCTTGAACCGTATCCTTAAAGTCTTGATCCATCTTTTGAATATCTTCTAATGACTCTCTAAACCATTTATTCATCTCTTCTTTGGAAACCTCCATATCGTTCTGTAAAAACGATATGGAGTTAAGACGTTTAGAAGTTTTCTTTGCAAGCTTAGTCCATCTAGTGTGCAAATCTTCGTTTGATTTAATTTTATATAACATTTGTACACCTCTCAAAGTTTATATCTCATACACTCTGGAATTTCATTGTAAAAATCAGATTTCTTAATAATTTCAAGGAAGTAACTTGTTCCATCTTTTTTTAGACCTATTCCATCATGACCATGCTTCTTGCTTTTGCTATTTACTATCGAAAATTCTGTATTAAATTTTTCATTGATAATGGAACAAGTTTCAATTACTTCCTCCATAGTAAATCTAGCACAAGATATTCTTAGTCCGTATCTATCAGGTCTAATACTTCCATCGTCTAAATACCATATGAGCAAACTATTTATATTTAGCTCTCTAATATGATCTAAATGACTCATTTCCTTGAATTTATGAAATATAGGATTTGATCTTGTGGTAAACTCATAAAAAGGTTGAGTTGATTTGCTTCTCTTGTCTATACTTCGTCTAACCTTTAAGTCCTCCATGCAAATGTCTTTCAATACTTTTGATTTAAAAATCAAATAGTCATATTGATTTTCACAATGACCAAATTTCATATAGTAATTTGCGCTTCTAGCACTTTTCTTTATGGAGCCATCTCCAAGAGATGACCCCAATATAAAATCATTTTTTATTTCACTTGTAACAATCAAGCAAACCACACCTTTCAATCAATAGTTTCTATCATTGTGAATAACTGTCCAACCTACCTCCTGCCAACTGTTGTTGTTGAAGTTGGATTGTAAGACCAATACCGCTTGACCTCCTTTCTGATCTGTTCCTCTTCTGTTCTTAGGAGTGAATAATAAAAGATACTGATTGGGATGTTGATTGCCGTGTTTGTCTGTGTAGAATGGTTTAAGTGCAAATTCCTTTTTACGCAAATGAAATCCATCATCTGATTTTCCGTCTTCGGAAAAAGGATTGTCATCTTCTTCTGAGTCTTTCTTGACCCATTTAAAGACTTTCAATTCTTTGTCTCCACCTTCAAATTCGTCAGCCCATACCACTCTCCCCATAAACATAACAGATGCTTCGTTTTTAATCTTCTTAGAGTCTCCTAGTGCGGCTTCGTCCAAGAACCTTCTCCCTAACGCATTGTCCGCTAATTGAACGTTAACCCACATTCTAAGATTCAAACCGCCGCCATTTGGTCTGCATAGCTTATACAACTCTTTAAAATCATCTGTGAAGATTTCCCAACGTTGTTTGTCACCTGCGGACTCACTTGGTTTTGCTGTATCTACGATTACCGACTTGTATCCGCGATTAGAATAGTGACGTACAATTTTTTTAACGTCTGGAATCACATAGTCTTCCATAAAAACGAAAGCTATAAGTTTACTATTATTTTGAGAGAACTCTCTAACCCATTTTACTGCGTTTTCAAGCTTTTTATTCTCTTCTTCGGTAAATTCACCTTCATTTAACCGTTGACGTTTCAAGTATTCTTTCTTAATTCCTAATGCCGTTGTGATAAGTAGCTTCTTGAATTCCTTAATACCTTGCTCATTTGCAATAATCAATAGTTTTTCTTGGCTTTCAATACAAGACATAACCACTTTATTAAATGTAAATGAAGTTTTGCCTGATCCACCAAATCCGCCATAAATGTACATGTTGCCAAAGTCCCAACCCGTACATATTTTAGACATAAGTGGACTATTATAAAATTCCAATCCAATATCTGGACTTTCACTCCACTCTTTAATGTCAGCTTCAAGACCTTCTAAGAGGAAGTGTTCATCGTATTTCGCATCACCATCAAGACCAAGCTTGTTGACCTTATCCATCCAAAAATTGAACAATGTTTCTTTGTCAAGTTGACGATAATCGTATTTCTCCGACTTCTTAAATACTTGACTACCAAATAAATCTGATAGATCACAAAGAAGTCTATATTTCTTGATGTTTGCATAATATGCATCTAGATTTTCAAGTCTTCCTTCTACTTCTTCCATTACTTCATTTACGGTTTCAAATCCACCGTATTTGTCAAACACCGCTTCTGCATTTATATCTTTTACGTGTTTCATAATAGAGATATCGTCAAATACACGAATACCCTCTTTGTACATGTGCATTCCAAGTCCAAAGTAAAAACCCCACACTGGATTTAAGAACGTCTTACGATTAATCTTTTCCTCTGGAAAGAATGCATATTGTTCTGGATTTGACCAAAACAATCCTGTAAGATATGCTTCCGATATCAATACCTCTTCTTGTGCCTTAACCAAGTAGTCCGCTTTCTTCATCTCTGGTGCTACACTTTTCTTTACTGCCATTTTACCACCTTACCCTTAATCTAAAAGATCTGACAAGTCAACCCCACCATTACTTTTCTTTTTAAATTTGTACTCACGCTCTGCAAATATAATGTCCTCATGAGATTGTTGAATATTAGCATTCTCATTTTGAATTACCTGTGCAAATTCTTCTTGCTTTTTCTTCTTCTTAGCCATTGGCATCTTGTCAACCATAATGCTAAACGTATACTTCAAAAAACCCATAGAACCATCAAATTCCTTATTTTTACGATAGTACTCAACCGTTTTTTCAATAAAGAGATAAGAATCCTTCATAACACTATACGGAATTCCTTCTTTGTATCTTTTTACTTTTGTACCACTTTTGAAGAATCCTCCACGCAAAGGTTCCACATAGTCTCTATAAAAATTAGAAGGAACAACTTCTAAATTGTGAATACGCTTAACAACTTCATTAAGTTCATCTTTTTCCTGTTGTTCCTTTTCTTTGAATTCTTTGTCTTTTAAGTACACTACAAGACATTCTTCATGGAAATTCATCTTAGTTTTATTTCCTGTGCTTGTTTCATGAACATGTACAACCATCTCTTCTTTAGATGACTTTTTCTTGCATTGTTTGCACATAACCTCTTTTGCCATATTAAACCTCCTTAAAGAAATAGAGTGGACTATATTACAAGTCCACTCATTTTATCTTTCATTTATGCTTTGGGAATAGAATAATTTGATTCATCTAAGATGAACTTTCCCATTGAGATTAAAGCTTCTCCAAGTTTAATTGCATCTTTTGCTGAAATAGAGGTTGTATAAGAATCATCTTCATCTTCTAAATCTCCTATTTCAATCGCAATATCCGAATCCGAATCCTCTTGATTATTCTTTGCATAAAGCAAACTTTCTTCTCCGTCATATGTTGAATTTGAAGATACTGAAATAAATTGATCATATTCGTTTTCCATGCGAATAGATACAAGTTGCTCCACACCTTCCATACTTACAATTTCCTTGTTCAACTTTTGTGTTTTAATATTAATCACTATTATTCCTCCCGTTTCATTTTATCTTTCATTTGTGTTATCATTTTATCATATAAAACTGATTTTGTCAAGAGATATTTATGGAGATTTTTTCTTGAGGTACAATCTCTTTTACTACATAGTCATGGTTAATGTCTTCAATCAAACGTTCAATTTCAGATTCAATATAATCTACCACTAATGTTTCCAAATTCAAAGCACCATAATCGTGTTCAATATAATTAATAATAATAAGATACATCGTATCTCTTCCGTCAATAATAATATCTCCTATTCTTGCTTTATAAACATTCTTATCTACTCTATTGTCATTAATAATCATTAATAAACCACGCTCCTATGATTTTATTAAAACAAAAAATGATACGTAGACATTGCAATAAATATCATCAATAGACCAGAACCTAGTATGAAATCAAATCCATCACTTTCTTTCTTTTTCTTGTGCGCATCAATATAATGAGCTATGGACAAAGCAAGGAATGGAAGCGAAAACAAAAGTAATACAATGTAACCCAATATCATATTAATACTCCTTTATCTTTCATTTACTTCCTCACAATTATTAGCCCCATTGTTATCTCACATATGATATGAAATCCATCTTTCTAGGTTTTTGATTAAACTTCTTAGCCAACTCTTTCGCCTTTTCATTGCAATAGTCAATATATGGCATAATCTTTTCCTTAGCTTCTTCGCGTGTGATTTGTCCTGCGCGGTACAATTCTCTATTGTATTCCGCTACACTTCTCAATGTCTCTTTGTCCATTGAACACACCTCCTAGAGAGATGATATCATAAGTGAGATTGAATGTCAAGGATTCTCTTCTTTCGTAAACTCAAAAAACTTATTGAAGTTATTGAAATTCAGGAATCCATATTCAAGATTAGGATATCTAACCTTATACTTCATTGTTGCTTTTTCTAATGTTGAAGGACTAACATTTGCAACTCCGAAAATATAAGGTCTTCCACCCTTTTCTTCAAATAGCTTCTCTAAATCATCTTTAAACTTTGGATCACAACTATCGGAAACCTTTACATATACTCTATACTCAAGCATATCAAGACTCCTTTGCAATCTTCTTAAAAACAAAGATACCTTCTTTCTTCACGTTCTCATGCCCATTTCCAACACGCTTTTGGAGCTTCATGTCAATCTTTTCACATGGTTCAAATCCTTCTTCAATTGAAATTTGAATCCACTTGTCAACAAATTCAACTTTGTCTTTGCCAATGTTGAAGTCCGCAATATTAACCGCATAATGCGCATTTGGTTTGAGCATGAAATAAATATTCTTAATGGTTTCACGGACGTATCCGTTATACCATTCGTCAAGTGTAGGGAACTTATTATAACATTGTGTTTCTTCATCGGAATACTTCTCAAGGTTAAAGTATGGTGGACTACTAAATGCAAAGTCTACAAAGTTTCCAGCTTTATGACAATAATCTTCACTTCCTTGACAATAAATAGCCCAACGCAATCTTGCTTCAATTGTATTATCAATGTGTTCTCCTAGTTGAAGCAAATTATTGTAAGTTTCTACGCATGGCTCAACTCCAAGGTATCTATAGTTATTCTTAGATGTCAATGCCGCAAGCATACGTCCTCCAAATCCTGCTGAGAAGTCGTATATTGTTCCGTTTTTAGGTGTATACTTCTCATACAATGCCTTAGCATTCATTGTTTTAAAGTTAGTAGCTACATTCCCACCAATCATCTCAAGACTTGTGCGAATCTCCGATGGTGTTACGGACTTCTTGAATCTTAGAGCAAAGTCAATGGCACGTTTAAGCTTGTGATCATCATAAAATCTAGCATACATGCTATTGTTGTCAATTTTAGCATCTACTACAGAAAGATTGGGGAATAGATAGCGACAAAGGCTTTGACCTTGATTGAATTTAAGATCAAGAGTTTTGCCATCAAACGACACATCCTTTTCAACGCATTTTTTAATTTCATCTCTAATACCTTCCTCATTGTAGTAGGTGATAGGAAAGATGTTCTTGCCACGATAAATGGCAAAAACATCTTCAATCATTTCATTTTTTCTTTCACTTGTGGTATTTTCATTTGTGTATTCTTCTTTGGTGTAAGACTTCAATTGGTCTAAAACATCTTCATATCCTGTTATCGACTTTTTATCCGTGTCATTGGTGAAGTTCCATGATGTCATTATTAACCGCCTTTCATTTTATCTTGCATTTGTTAATGAACTTGGAATGTCAATTCCATTTTTTCTATCCACTTATTAAAGAATTCAAAAGCTTCTCCACCAATTCTTTCAATGCTTTTGTTGGATTGTCCTCTCGCTTGACGAACAAATCCGTCTCTTATCTCAATTGAAACAAATGGCTTTGTGATATCTTCTTTATTTCTCATGAACAAGATTTTACAAGCTCCTGAGATTACATTGTCTACATAGGATGCAATACAATGATTGAGAGCGCTACCTTCTTTTACTAAATCGGAAGGTATTTGTGGAACAATAATTTCATACTTATCTTTCTTGGTTGTATAAGCAAGTTCACTATAACGTTCTACCGAATTCTTGAAAGCTTTATTTTTCAATTCGCTTTCAATAGCTTTATAATTCATAGAAGTTATATCATGTTCTTTTTTAAGAGACTTAGGGAATTTCTCCCATGTTATATCCATATCTTTGCACATCTTGGCATAGTCTCTTAAATACGTTAGAGCATTGTGAGAATCCATAATGCCTTGTTGTAATTTAACTTCTCTTGTTACGTAAAGAGCCAACTTTTTCACATCTTTGTATCCGTACTTCTCAAAGAGTTCTGTGATTAATCCACTATTGTAACATAAGTTGTTAAGATTACTTTCCTCTTTGTAAATTTGCATAATCATTTTGAATCTATTGCCATCAAAAGCTTTGTCAAATATCTTGAACGCTCTAATGATGTTGTAGTCCACTGTTTCCATTTCTTTGATATATGCCATCATGTACTTTGGAACGCCGAATATTTCATGTGGCTTAGACTTTTTTATATCTATTCTTTGATTACCATAACGAAGTTCGCCATAGATGTAGTTAAGATGTTTACCTAAACCACAATTACTCAAAAGTTCAATGTAGGGATAGTCAAACAATTTCTTTAATGCTTTTGACCACTTGATCTTGTTTGAATATTGTGTTTGACCAAACTTGCTATAAGCAAACTTTAACATGGTTTTGAGTTGCTCATTGTCACCAAGACAATTAAGGAACTCATTGCACAATACATTTCCTCTAAAGAATAAATCCTTTTCATCTTCAAACTTCTCATTGTTATGATAGACTTCATATAACTTATTTCTTAAAGAATAATGTAAAGTATACTCTTTACCTTCAACAAACTTTACTGAGTAATCCTTTGGCTCATGTCTCCACGTGGTCTTTTCTCCAACGGTAAAGTGAGCAATAAGTTCTTTCTTTTTAATCACAAACGAATTATTGTTGCTTTCAATGCATTCAAAGGTACCACCAACATTCGTCTTAATGCTCTTAGATGGTCTAGGTATCAATTTAAAATAAGCGTTACCACATTCGCACGTATTGTTATGTTTCTTTCCGTAGAAGCTTCTTCCGCATGAGCAAACACAAATTGTTGTTTCTTCCCAATTATATGTTCCTTCTTTGAGGAAGGAAACTCCAACGTTGTTAATTGTCGTTGTCATTTCCTTCCACGCTCCTATTCTCTATTCCACTTTGCTTTAGACCATTCATCAAGGAAGTAATCCCATTCTTTTTGAATAGCTTCAAATTCTTCTTCTTCTAAATGGTCTACATAGCGCTCAACAAGAGAACTCGCAAAATCTTCACCATAAACTCCTAAACCAAGCTTCTTTAATGTTTCAAACTCTTCTTTGCTTATTTCTTTGAATTCTAATGCATTACGAACACCTTGTACGGAAGTGTAGTCGATATATTCATTTGTTCCAAAGTAATATTCAAAGTCTCCTACTTTTCTAATGTCGTTAATGACTACATTCAAAAAATCGAATTGACGTTGATTAAAAATTTCAAATCCATAAATGTCAAATTCATCTGCCCAATTGTCTTCGTACTTTACAAGATAAAATTTTTCGTTTGTTGTTGTCATTAAAATCCTCCTAGTATTGTTCGCACATTTTTTTATTGTAGCTTCTTGACTTTTTCTTGTGTCTTTGCTTTGCTAACTTCTTAGCGGTATCACCAAAAAACAAACCAATATAACCATGTTGAGGTGGAACATACTTGCGTGTTTTTGACTTAGGACGTTTAAGCATTATAGGTGCTAATTTGGTTGCATCATGTGTCCTACCATGATGACCACCTCCATGATGCCATTTTTCTAACATGTTGTTCACTCCTTACCATCCATAGTGTTCAATTTCAACTTCGTAAACTCCATCCCAAGAAGGGTAATGTTTAATTGTATAGCCATCAAAAGATGCAAGATAATCGTCATAAGTATGATCTCTTTTCCATGTCTTCCCTAGTAATTCATCAAACCCATCTATTGAACGATAATCATCAACATCTAATTCTCTCAATTGGTCTAAAACGTAAATTGTTGAAAGCAACATTCCTCTTTCATCAACAGCGTTTTTCTTTTCGCTTGGAATATATCCGCCATCACTAAACAAAAGTTTTATTGTGGAGTATCCATCTGCATCACCATGCATTAATTCAATTTCAAGTTCATATACACCTTTTAACTCTTCAATCCTATTCCCATCAACCAATCTTTGTCCGCGCATAATTATCGTCTCCCTTTTTAGTTAATTACTTTGACGTTAAACTTCTCTCCATCTTCATTGAAGTAATACAATTTGTATCCATCATATGATGCAAGGTACATGCCATCACATGTGCTGTCTAAATCCCAATCATAATAGAGAAGTTCATCAAATCCTTGAACATTATGATACTTGCGATAGTTTTGATGTCCTCCCAATTGACTTAAAATATCAAGAATAGCAATCAACTCATGTTTTTCTTTTTCTATAAATTCAAGTTCCAAATGAGTATAAGCGTCTGCATCTCCATGCATTAGTTTGATGTCAAGAAGATAAACATTCTTAGGTTGTTTAACTTTTGATCCAATAAAAAATTTAGTGTTCAACATTTTATCGTCTCCTTTTATTTTATCTTACATTTGTCAATGCTACCAAGATACATAGAATTTCAAATCTTCTTTTTGGTACTCATTCCACAACAATGTAATTATCTCAATGACATTGGGATAAGTATCGTTGAAGTCTTCAATGTCTCTAATGTAAAATCTTTTGTAAAATGTTTCAGGATTAATAGATAGATAGATGAAACTACCATTGTGAACATCATTCATTGAATCATCTAAGACCCAATCCCAAAACTCTCTTTTTTGTTTGTCCGTTATTTTGTACTTTTCTTGCAAGTACTTAATAACGTCAAAATAATTAAGATATGGCTCTCCTACTATAAAAGATGGTTTATCCATTGTTTACCTCCCTGTTCATTTGATCCGGCTCTTAATGTAGATAGTATATCATTTTATCTTACATTTGTCAAGGATAAAAATAATGCCTACTATCAATATTAATAGTAGGCATCAAATGTAATTTCATTTTATCTTTTATTTGTCAATAACCATGTTCGCACCAAGTAAGCCGTATCCACCGAGATCACCGTAAGGACTCTCAGACATCAAATCTCCATTTGGATTATTGAAGATGCGATTTTGTTTATCTATAATTCGTACTTGCAACAATAGATGTTGAAGCAAGCTTTGAGGAATAGTATAAGTCTTAGTTTTTTCGTCAAAGTAAGGAGTCATGAATGCCTTAACAACTTCATAAGTTTGAGCAATAGCATTACCATATGCAGCTTGTTTGGTATCAACAAGCGCACCAAGTTCTCTACCTTTGTCTTCGTAGGTGTCATTTTTAGCTTTAACCAACTCGTTTATCTCTATTTCTTTAAGGTCAACAATAATATTTGGATAATCCACAGAAGAAGCCTTTATTGGATATATCCAATCTTGATTGTACTTAATAACTTCAAATTTTGATTCATGTGTCAGATCTTTTGCATTCTCTTTGTCGTAATAACTACTAATTACATCATTGAAAAGTTCTTTATTGATGGTAACTATTTCTCCTACTCTACTCAACCTTTTCCCCTCTTTCAATCATAGATTTATACTTCAATACCTTTTGAACGTACTTCCAATCCGTTGCACTATGATTCTTTAAATACTTATTTGCATTGCTAGTACCCATGTTGTATGAAAGTAAAACGGTAGGAATTAAATTCTTGTTGCTTACCTTACCTTTCCACGACTCCTTGATTAATGCCAAATAATGAATGCTTGCAACCGCATTTTCGTATGGATTTGACCATGTAAAATTAATTCCATATTCATTTTTTAAGTCCTTTGTAATCCACTTGAAATTACTCTTATTGATTTGAGCAATTCCATGATCACGTGTAGGACTTATCAATGTTGGATCAAAATGACTCTCTTGTGCCATTAAAGCATATTCAAGAGTTACTTCAATCCCTTTCTTTTTTGCGAATGAAGAAATTTTCCTCTGCAATTCTTTGTCAAGAGGAATGTTACTATAATACTTAAAATCATCTTCCTTCGCCTTGGACACTTCTTTAACAACTACTTCAACTACCTTTGGTTGTTTTGGTAGATTGTCAAATATTTCCTTAGCAGAAGTTACTTTAGGAGCATCTTGCACTCCTTCTTTTTGCACATCTTTTGTCAAAGTTGATTTCGTTGTAAACGAAAAAGGTTTTTGACTGTACAAATAAGGTAGTTCTACATTAAGCGGTACGTCAGCACTCAATGTAGGAACTTTAGCAACTTCATTATTGCCCCCATTTGCTTCGGCTTGGGTACAACCTCCCAACACTACCGATAGAGCAATGATTCCTGCAATAACTACGTTCTTAGTATTCATCTAGCTACCTCTCATATCTATAGGATTTGTAGCTTCACACAAAGCCGACTTTTATTTTATCTTATACTTGTGTGAAGCTACTCTTACCATTTTAAGCCAAGCTATCTACAATGTCAATACATTTTTTCAAAAGTTCAACATCATCGACTTTCTTGTAATTGTTAGAACCGCCAAGCGCCTTCTTGAACTTCTCACTAATCTTACCTTCGGTCTTTTGTTCGTCAGACAAAGCCTTAATTTTTGTATCAAGAATAGCAATCAATCCTTCTGGTGTATCAAGCGCCTTTTGTTCTTCAATATAAGCTTCTGCTGCCTTATCTTTACGCGCAGCTTGTTCTTGCTTGATTTGTTCAAGACTCACACCACTATCAAATTCTGATTGAACGGCATTCTTAAATACGTCAATACATCCTTGGATGCTATATTCAATACGCTCTGGAACATTTTTAAAACGGCTTCCTGCTTCAACGTAACCATCGGAACGGAAGTACATGTAGCGTTTTGTCATGATAACATCGTCTACTTTTTCTTTCTCAACCGTGATAAACATAATGAAGTCAGCCATATTAACGAAAATTTCACGTGCTGTAGCTGCAAGAGAAATTGTAAGTTGATCATATTCAAGACCATCCTTTTGCTCAATCTTTTTATCTTTAGAGTGAGTAAGGATAGCAAGACCGTATCCTGCTTTTTGAATTTTATCCGTTACATCACGAATCTTTTTCTTGACATGAGCATAACCAACACCAAAACCGGAATCTGATTTGCCTTTAGCTCCAACGCCACCAATGTCTTTAGTGCGTTTTTGAGGATTCTTAGCGTTCCACTCTTTAATTACTTGGTTGACTGCCATATCATACATTACGTCTGCGGTATCAATCCCAATAAATTCAATGCCAAGTTCTTTTTTGTTGTCAATCAAATCTTCAACGATTTCTTCAAGGTCATCCCAGTCTTCAACATCCGTTGCACGAACACGCAAAGCTTGATAACCTTTTTCAAATCCAAGAAGCATACCTTTGTTTGCATCACCAAAGTATTGTTCTACAATTTGCGCAAACCAAGATGTTTTACCTGCCTTTGGAATACCAGGAACCAGCCACACATAATCTTTGAGGTTCACTTGAGGGACATTAATCTTTACATTGCCTAGTCTTGACATTTATAAAATTCCTCCTATTATTTTGTTTTGGAGTGTTGTGTTACCAACACTCCATGTTATTTATTTTATCTTCTATTTGTTACGATTTGATCAAAAAGGTAAATCATCGTCACTAATATCTAATACTTTTCCATCTCCACCAAAGTCAATAGAGTCGTCATCATCGTCTCCAAAGTCAACTTCTTCTTCCACAAGTTCCTCAATTACGAAGTCTGTATCAAGATCATACAAGCTTTTGACGTAAGTGGAACCATCTGCGCCTGTGATACGCAATTCTTGAGTATAGCTTGTAATTGCATTCTTTTCATAGCCTTTTGGCTTAACGCCACCAAAAATATCTTCTTCATCATCCTCAACTTCGGAAGCATCAACTTCAACCGTTTCGGCTTTATTCAAGGCTACACCATATACCTTAACAAAGTCTCCACCTTTCATTTTCTTAACAAAGGCATTTGCGGTTTTTTCAATGCTCTTATTTCCTTCTGGACGAATGACGAATTTAGCTGGTGTAAACTTGTTACCATATTGAATTGTATATCCGCTAACATATACCGCGCCTTCTTCTTTGACGAATTCGGACTCAACGAACACAATTTCTTGATCGAAAGCAATTACTTCTTCGAACTTTTCATCATTGAAGTTGATAGGGTCTTTTTCACGATAAATGTTTTTAATGATAAACTTTGTTTGATCAATTACGGTTCCTTCGGAATTTTCGTAAGTTGAGAAAGCAACTTCACCACTTACCGTAACACTATCACCATTCTCAAGGTTATCCCAAATATACTCTGCGGCATCATAATCTACTAAGCTCTTGCGAATATTCTTACCCGCTTCATTTTGTTCAAGACCTACGTTAATACCAATGATGTGATAGCCTTTTGGAAGATTGTTACGCTTAGAGAATTCGGTTTTCTTAGATTTTTTTTCGGCTTTGCTATAAGGATACACATAATCTTGTTCCATACCAAACAACTCTACGGACAATTTGTTTGTTGGACTTGTTTGAAGTTGGAAACGAATAGCACGATAAGCTTTGCCTTTGCTTTTACCTTTGCCGATTGTGTCTTCTTTCCAAGCATTGTCTTTGTCTAATCCATCTACAATACCTTTGAATGTAAAGTTAGATTTAGTTTGTACCAATTCCTTCTGTTCTTTTTCTTTTGCCATCTTGTTATTACCTCCATGTAATTTTATCTTATATTTGTGAAGCACTTACTAACTTCTTTCACGCTAGGTCTTTATTATATCATTTTATCTGTCACTTGTCAAGAGCTAATGATCATTTATTTTTCGACTGATCACTGGCTCAGACCCGGTAGGTAAAAATTTTGGAGCTTATCGCTCCAAGTGCAACATTTTATATCTCTTTTGTACATTACTTATTATACCACATAATCTGTATTTTGCCAAGCTCTTTTTGTAAATCTTCTAATTGTTTTTGATATACTTCCACATCAGAAGGATAAATGCCATGGTATATAACTTTGTTATTGTAAACAATGTCTCCACAACCATCATAATCAATGAGACTTCCGCAATCACACATGTCAATGAATTCATCCAATTCCATCAAATCTCCATAATTTGGGACATTTTCTGTTGAGTCTAAGTCAAATTCAAGTGGACTTGTAATTAATACACTGACATGGTTTTCGTATTCACTTTTAACAACAAAGTATCCAAGTTCCTTTATTTTGTCAAGATGATATTTTAATGACTGTGACTTGTTTTCTGAGAATGGCACAAAATCTTCTTCATTAAAGTAGTCACCTGTTTTACTATCTTTTTCTGAGTCTAAAACGTAAAAATAAACATCGTCTCTTTCTTCTAAGATTTCAATTCTTGTTATATAAAGAAATTGCTGGTCATTGTCTTTTGCTGTCTTCCATACAATAGAATCACTTAGATTTCCATAAATACCTACTGTCTTTTGAAATGGAATAACCTTATCACCGATTTTGTATTTACGATTAGATTCCATTAATAAATTCCTCCATTTTCATTAAATATTCTTCTTACTTTCCAGTAAACTTCTTTTGTATCATCATTAACGGCACATTTAATGAGAAATTCGCGTCCAAAATAATACGCTACAAATTCATAGTCAAAGTTGAGCTTTTTTTTCGAAAATAATATACTCTTTAAAATATTTTATGCCAAGAAACGATTTATATCTTGATAAAGTCTTAGACTTGATTGTGATACATTCAAGATGATCAGATACTCTTTCGATTGAGTATCCTACAAATTGACTTTTCATTTCCGATTCAAAAAACCATATTGCTCTATCAGGAATTGTTGACACATTATCACTCCTATACTAATAGTAAGACACATGCAACGATTGCAAGACCAATGGAGAATTCAAACAATACTTGATTTGCCGATTTTACTTCAACCTCACGTGATGTATACTTTATGTTTCCATATTCATCATAAATAACTTGACGCTTAGTTGTCGTCATTATGCTCACCTCGTTCCTCCATAGATAAAATTCACATTTTATCTATTACTTAGATATGAAAAACCGAACATCTTCCTTGAAAAAGTTTTCTTGCAACAATTGAAGTAGCGAAGTTCTGTCTACTTCTATGAGATTTGAAGACTCTTCATACGGCTCAAGATCACTAAGAGCAAATTCACTCAATACAATATCTTCATCCATAACATTGCAACCAAATGTGTTCCTATTGTAAACGTAGGTAACATAAAGGAAATCTTGATTTAGTCTTTCCATTTCACGAATAGCACCACACTGATCCCACGGCATTCCTACAGTTTTAGCTACTGGTCGTACTTTATCACCTATTTTATACATTCTCATCGTCTCCCTTATAAGGTTCTTGAATCCCATATCCTAGAAGGTTATAGCGCTCAAGCAGCTTTTTCTGAAATAATTCATCGAATCTCTCCGCACGACTTTTGAACTTCTCAAGCTTTGTAATAGAATCGGCAAAGTAAACTCCTGTTGGACTTTCGCGGTAGTCCCAAATCCCGCCTAAAGTCTTACTTCCGTCCTCATGAGTGTTAACTTCAAGAGCTAATCCAAGAGGATGAAAGAATCTTCTATTAACTTCTTGCAAATAGCCATCATCAGCAAATTCTCCAATATTCATATAGTTAATCTCCATCATTTTACTCTCTCCTTTGAGTGATAGATAAAAGTTTGGTTTTATCTATCACTTGTATTCATTATTTTACACGTTTGACAAATAGAACGTCTTGAGGTTGAAGAATTCCTGTTTCAATGAGAAAAATCAACTCTTCGACCGTATATTCAAATTCACTGTTGGTATATTCTTGTTCTTCTTCTTCCGATTCTGCAACACCTATTTTTTGTTCCTCATAATGTTTAAGATTTTCTTTTGTAAAATAGCTAAGTGGACACCCATTTTTTACATAATTAACATTTACCGAACACTTTCCCTTAATTTTACCAAATCCAACAACATAAAGGAATGGCTGGTTGATTTGTTTTGCACCTTTCCAAGCAGTAGTTTCATCTATTGGATAGTGTAAACTATCGCCAGTCGGCACTACCTTGTCTCCAATTTCAAAGTTGTTTTCCTCACTCACACTAATCATCTCCTCTAAAATTCTTTGTCCATTTGGATTTAGAAAATCTTTGTCAATAATGAGATTCATTCCATTTACATTCAATTCTCTTGCCACCATATGATAACCACCATTAAGAATAGTATTGTAAACAACTCTTTCTTCTAACTTAGTATATTCATTTATATCTGATGGACGAATTTGTTTGTCGTGATTATAAAAATGTCTATTCTTCAATACAATATAATCTTCTCCATTTGGATGCTCCAATAAAATGTTGCTTGGTTTTGCGTAAAAGTCTCTTGAGAATTTAATAGAGTTAGCCAATTGTCCGCGAATTTCATCGTCAATAAAAACAATAGCCATTTATTCATCATCCTTTTTTTTCATAGTATACAACCTTTGAATCAAGATCATATTGCTCTTGGTTCGAATTCCAAATCATATTAGCTGTTCCAGAACTTTCTCCATCCCAAAAACATATACAACCGCCACCCTTAGCATAAACCGCCATCTCTTTATTGCGAATCGGACCAGCGGCTCTACCGTACTTGTTCCAATTCGCCTTTTTACGACAAAGTTTCATCTTATACTTCTTAGCAAACTCTTCGCCTAATGTGTCTGCACCATCTGCACCACCACTTACAATCTTAACTTCTCGTAAGTTTAAGCCTTTTTCTTTGATGAAAGACAAGACTTCTCGTTCAAGTAGTTCAAAGTCATCAAAGTCTCTTCCACCTGCAACAATTAAATTGTAAATTATTATTAATCACCCTCTACATTGTTCAAGAAGTCCATTAATCTCTTTTGATAAATCATGCTATCCGCAATAAATTGAGACAATGTAATTAATCCGTAGAATTGTTCATTGTCCATATCGCCAATAGCATAAGCCAATTCTTCTGTAGTGTCTCCGTCAATGAAATAGTTTGGATCACTTGCTTTCAATGAGTCAAATATACCCTTTAATTGAAAATCTCTTTCCCATACGTTAAATTGAGCTTGTGTCAATACACCTTTACCAACACACCAAAACATGAAATTTGGAACATTTAGATTGTATCCCCAATAATCAACAAATGATTCTCCTGCATCATATTCCCATGCACGAATTAGATCAAAAATTTCTCTAGAATCCATATTGTCCTCCTTTAATGAATCCATTGGGCGACAAGTTAGCCGCCCAATGATACATTTAAATTAATCCCATCTATCAATCTTGATTACACGTGTTGTATTATTGGTTTTCACTCTCACAAGCAAATTCCATTCACTATCTTTCGAATGTCCTACACCACACGCTGATGCTTCTTCAACACCGTAGATTGGAGTGGTTGCGGTATATGCTTGTAACGTCTTTCTAATCTCATGGAATTCCGGTTTAAGGCTTTCCACAAAGAATCCTCTTCCCTTTCCTTCGGACAAATCCTTGCAACCATTAATTAAGAAGAAGATGTGATGCCCTGCATTTGTCACTTTCTTACTTCCCCACATGTTAGGAGAATTGACAATTCCCCTAACTTCCACGAACGTATTCAATGGAATGTTCCAATCTTGGCTTGAAGACACACTTTCCGATTGAATGTTGGGTTGTTGTCCCTTGATGTATCTAAAGTTGAACACATCGACTTGACGCTTGTTACCTAATGATCCTGTCTTAGTATAAATCTTGCCATTGATTTCAAGCTCTACCTTGAACGAAGTTTCACCGTATCCATGTTGAGAGAAGTTATTTACATAGAATCTATAATTCCCTTCGGGAGCATTATCTGCCCATCTCATATTCTCAACTGGAGTCATTGTTTTTCCATCAATACCATTTGCATCAATATCAAGATGTCCTCCACTACGGAAGTCTTTCTTACTCTGCCAATAAATATGAGTTCCGTTAGGTGTAATGCAATGGATGTCCAAATCCGTATATCCATCCCAAATCAATGAGCAACGAATTTCATTGTTACTATAACGTCCACCAGCATTCTCAATACGCTTCTTCATTTCACCATCAATACCACCATGATAATACCAACTAAAAGCATTGTCCCATTGAAGAATATTAGGAGATGTTTTGTCATATGCATTGACCAATGCCATGAGACGATTGGTATTATCAACGGAAACTTCAATCTTTTCCGCTGATCCCAATACGGTTTCTTCAAACTTCTTCCATGTCATAGTACTTGTAGGCATAGCCATTTGAGGACTTGTTTGTGCCTGCTCTTTTTGTTTGGTAACAATATTCCCAAAGATTCCGCCAACTTCTCCTTTTAAAACTTTCGGTTCATGCTTCTTATCTCTCCAAATGAATTCAGGAATATCATCAAGCTTTGCATACTCTCTAATCAATGAGTTCTCAATGCCAAGTTGCTTAACAAGTTTTTCGGCTTGTTGTACATTGCCATCGGATGGTGCCGCTTGTGAGATCATGTAGGTACTCATTTTGCTCTTAAATCTTGTACTAATAGATGCAAAATCAAGTCCTTCTTCGATGTCATCAAGAAGCGTACCAATCATTGAGCTTCTTACTTGCGGGAACTTAACTGGCGCTGTCGCTACGGCTTTCCAAATAACATTTTTCTTGGTTTTAGCCACTTTGACACTTGCATACTCTTCTTGAACTTTTTGGAACCATTTAGCTACACCAAGAACTTTATCCGTTCTATAGAGAGCATCACTTGTTAAAAGTTCAAGTGCTGTATTTGTGGTTTCAAGTTTGTAATCTTTCAAACTATCGGAAAGGTTGATGAAGTCTTGAAGTCGTTGTGCCATTTTTTGATCCGCTGTCTTGACAACATCCTTAAAGATCATATCTCTTGGAAGTTCAACATTCATATGATTCCATACACCAGTTTTTGGCTGACCAAGCTTATTTTCGCTAGTATAGAATACTCCTGTAACCGTTGCTTTAGCCACAACTTTCTTCAACTCTTTTACGGCATTAGCAAAGTATGAAGGTACATTTTTGTCATCCCACATTACAGGAACAACTTTACCCTTGTCTTTAATTGTAACCAATCCACCAAAACGATTAACGAACTTTGCGCATTCGCGGCAAGTATAATGACCTCTTGCATCTTCACCAATATTGCTCAAGAATACTTCAAACAAATCCTCTTGAACGTCCGTAGTGAAAAGTGATACTCCACTACCAACAATAGCATTGAAATTTGCTTTGATAGAATCCAAAAATCCTGGGTAGTCATGTTTGCTATTGTCATAGTTTTGAGCGTTAACTTGAATTGTCATTTTTAATTTCTCCTTTTAATGGAAAGTTTTTATTTTTTCTTGCGTTTGACAACCTTTTTAGGCTTTTCGGTTTTAGTTTCTTCATCTTTAGGCAATGGATAGTCCGTTGTTATAGTGTCATCAAACCATCCACATTTACTACTCCAACACCATCTTTGACCCCAAAGATTTTTAAGGACAAAACTTCCACACTTTTCACATCGAACATTCATGAAGTCGCCATTGCGCATCATTAATTTAGGCATGATTCAATATCCCAACCCGTATTAGTAGCATTCATCCTCAAGTCACTGAGTTTTTCAATTGGATTATTTCTTTGGTCATGAAGACCATAAGCACCATCAAGATATGTTGAGTAGCACCATGTTCTTGCATCTTCCTCTTCTTCTTTTGAGATAGGAGAGTAAGAATATTCATCACTCACTTCTCCTGTGATATCATACAATTTTCCATCAATTTTAGCTACTACATGGCTAAACCAACTGCAATCAACACTATATATTTCGGCTTGAGGAAAGATGAATTGCAATGTTTTGGCGAACATATAGCAATTCCCATTCTTGTAGACTCGTTCAATAATTTCATGAGCATCATAACCTGTGCCATGGTTTTTATGACCTTTGACAAGATTAATGAATTCCATCACTTTCTCATGTGTACCCATTGTACTATCTTCCTTTCATTTTATCTTCTACTTGTCACTATCTTAGCGCATCAACTCCCATTTGTCAATGCGCTAATCTGTTATCATTTTATCTTTCATTTGCTGTTCTTTCTCTCAATCCTTGCTTCATCTTAACAAAGCCTTCAAGAGTCATGTGATTACCTTTGCTTTCACCATTCGCCACAATAATACTAGGTTTGCCATCAATAACTTTGCCGAAAAATGTCATATCGGTCAACTCCTTATGTGTTGTTGTTATATTATGTATTATAATCCCTTCACTCCTAAAAGTCAAGGGATTATTTATTTTATCTTACATCTTATAAATACTTAATCCATTCTCCTACAATAAGACCTAATATTATTACCGCAATGGATATAAAGGAATGTAAAATTATTAATGGAGTTGCTTTTTCCTCAGGCAATTGATTTGTGTCTCTATTCATATTCCACGCAGATGCCAAAAATAATATAAGAATTATTATGAACATCATTTCTCACCTTTTGCCCACATGTAAATTCCAGCGAATACTCCTAGTCCACCAACAATAAAAGCAATCAAACCACGGAAAGCGATAAGGCAAATGTTCCAAAACAATGATCCTACTCCAGTAAAAATGTGAACAAATCCAATGATACCCAATCCAATCCCAAGATATAGAAATGCAAGCACTCCAACAATGATTAGTACTACTCCCAAAAATTTGTACATTTTATATTACACCTCCTTCCATGTATGAAAATAGCGATTCTCTATTGTTTCTCTCAGGAAAATATGTGACATATGAAAGAAGTTCGTCAAGCACATATCTTATTTCTTTTCCTTCATAACCCATTTTCTTTACATCATTTCCATCAATAGCTAAGTCTTTAAGCCAAATAGGTTCTTTCCCCTGCTTGTTGTTGTTCATGATAATTTGATACAAATTGATCATATGATTGTATTCGTCTCCATGTAAAGACTTGGCAATCAACAATGAACCCCAAAATGCACGTGATCCGTAATTGCGGATTAAATTTTTCATTTCGTAACTTGTAATGAAAAATTTGTCATCAATCTGATCATATCCACCAATGCCATTAATAATCAACTTCTTTGTTTCATTGTCAACCTTTAAACTGTTTAGAATTTCTCTAACTTTATCCTCATGAAAGTCGAGTAGCAAATAAGCTAAACGTAGTCCATAAAATTTAGGAATTTTGTCAAGATCAAGAAAATTTTCATCTGTAATTTCTGAAATGATATGATCCATCAACAACGTTCTTTGCAAATCAAGTATTCCTTGTCTAGCATTGTCGGAAAGAAGTATCTTATACAATTCTTCACGTTTACGCTCTACAGAAATATTTTCTAGTAAACAATGATTGTTAAAAATTGCATGATATGTTCTTGGTTCAATATCAAATCCAAGGGTCGCTGAGAATCGAATAGCACGTAACATACGCAATCCATCTTCTTTAAAACGATCAGATGGTACTCCTACCGCTCTAATGATTTTAGCTTGAAGATCATAGTAGCCATTGAATGGATCGACTAAACCATCTTCATTGTAAGCCATAGCATTAATTGTGAAATCTCTACGTGCCAAATCTTCTTCAATAAGATGTGTAAATACAACTTCATCTGGTCTACGTCCATCAGAATAGTTTCCATCTTTGCGATATGTGGTAACTTCAAAATGCTCTCCATCAATAACAATAGTTACTGTTCCATGTTTAATTCCAGTAGGAACAACTGTGTATCCAAGGTTTTCGAATGCCAAAATAACTGTCTTTGGATTCATGCTTGTTGCAATATCCCAATCTTTGGGAGAGATGCCCAAAAGGGAATCTCTTACGCATCCTCCGACCACATAAGCAGAGTGACCATAATCACCAATAACATCCATAATGTGATCAACTTTTGATGGAATTTGAATGTCAATGTAAGTCATGTTTATCCTCCTATACCCAGTCAACTGAGTTTAATGGAATTAAGAATGCGTCATCGTATTCATCAAATTCAATTGCAAGATCGAAAACATCATCTGTATCAACTTCAATTTCGTAAACTTTATCATCTTGCACTTCTGATTCGTATCTCCACACCCAAATTTCTTCTCCTTCAGGATTCCAATCTTTGAATTCTTTCCAAGACTCCATATTCGTATACATTTTCATGACATATTCCTCCTTATTCAAATGTGATAGCAGTAAAATAACCTAGCGAGCAATTATCATCGACAATTCTCACTTTCTTGTTTGTCATTAGATGGTCAGGAATGTTATACTCAATTGCAATCTTGAGAACTTCCTTCATAGTCACTTCATTTGTAATAAGCACTACACCTCTGTTATCAATAATATTTAAGAAGTGCAATACTGTCTTTGTTATAAGTCCAATTCCAACTTCTTTTGACACTTAGAAATTCCTCCTTTTATTTTATCTTACACTTGTCTTTCTTTAATGATCTCCTTAATAATCGTTGGAGACTTCGCAGCAACCGCTCTACCGATTTCCTTTTGTTCATATCCTTCTGGCAAGTAATCAACTTCTTCCTTGATCATATCTTCAATCAAGCGCCGATTAATGTTTTTGAGGATAGTACCCATATCTTCGATACCGAACTCTTCCTCTATTATACCTTCATCCACCAATTTATGCAACATCTTTTCTACACGTGCTTTTGTCATATTATCTTTCACCCATAGAGATTCAATGGATTCAGGAGTATTAGGATCACGTGGTTCTTTTTGGCTTTGTACTTCACGGAACTTTTCAACAACCATCTTAGTGAAAATTTGATTGCCGTACTTGTCTTTGTAATCGTAGTTAACAATTACAACACCTTCTCCCATAGGCTCTCCACCAAGTACACCGCCCAATTCCGTTCTTCCTACGAAAGATTGAAGATGTTCAAAGGATTGATATTCACCTTCATAAAACACTGGAACAAGTTTTAGATTCAAACGTCTTGCTTCATCTTTAACCATAGAGAAGTTTACATATTCTTGTGTGAATTCATTGAAGATAGCAAAGAGAATGAAGGTCTTAGTGTGTTCAGGTGCATATTTAACTTTGTGTGGATTTAGCCATTCTCCAAAATAAATTACACCATCAAGAAGCTTTTTAGGGTCAATATTCGCTTGAACCCATTGATAGAATCCACCAAGATTATTTGATTCATCAAGAGGATTATTGCGAGAAAATGCAAGAACCTTATCTCCATCACGTTTAAAACTTGCATTTGCACCGTCAATTTTCTCTGTTACTGTAATTGGATCACCAATATTGAATATTCCTTTGGTTGTCTTATGACCATATCTTATAACGTCACAGAATTTTTTTTGACTCATTTTTTATTCCATCTCCTTTTTCTTATTTCGTACACTTGTTTCTGTTATATTGTATTTTTTAGAAATTTCTTTAATAGAAATTCCATTTTTCAAATCGTTTTTTATTCTTGTGTTTCTTTCTTTTTTTGACATTAGCAAACCTTCTTTTTCCATTTCCTTTCTAATTCTTCCTATTGTTATCTGGTTAAGTTTAAATTCCTTTGCAATTTCTTTAGCTAAAATTCCACTTAATATTTTACTTCTTATTGAAACCTCATCTTCAAGTGAAATATGTTTTCTTCTATTTTTTTCACTTATTATTCTTTTAGTTTTTTCTGATTGAACTCTTCCTTTTAATCCTTCTGAAATATTATTCTTATGATCTTCACTTAATTTTTTTCCTATCTGAGATTCTCCAATCTTCTTTCTTGTTTCTTCACTAACTTTTCTTCCAACTGGAGAAGTTGACTTTTGATGGGTATTGTATCCAAACTCTTCATTGTATGATTTAAATTTTTCAATATAAAAATCTTCCCTTTCAAACCTTTCTTTTTCGACATTTATCTTCTCTAAAATTGATATACTAAATAAACTTTCTCCATGTCTATCAAAATCTTTTTGCATTAACTTCTGTTTACTTTTTCCATTTCTAAGCAAGCTAAGATGTTTATTCCATCTAATACCTATATTATTTGAGCTTCCAATATACACTTTCCCATTGTGAGAATTTGTTATTTTATAAACTCCACCCACTCCATAAAGATTCATATCTTTTATCCTTTCATTTTATTTTGCATTAGTATCTGCTTCATAGAAAAACTCAAGTTTCTCCGTTAAGCTATCACCAAGGAATTTATTCAACTTTCTATATGATTTATCCAAGCTATGAATTGATCCATCTCCACCAATTTGCATCAAACGCATGTGATATTGAATGATTTCAATTACTTTCAATACAAATTCTGTGTCATAATATTGACTCAATACGATAGCCGCCATTTGAGCACTCACATTTTCATGCCCAACAAAGTTAGCATAACGTGCTACGCTACCATCTTCGTATTTCTTGAAGTTTTTGCAAAATCCTTTACCAGCATCGTGAAACAATGCCGCCCATAACATAGCAATCTTATCTTCTCCATCGTAGTTTTCACGAATATACTTCCAAACATAGTATGTGTGTCTACTTACACTAAAGGAATGAAATGAGTTGTCTTGTGGAAGCTCCCAAATCTCTTGAAGTATATTACCCCAAAATGGATTACCTCCCATAATTTCTTCATATGTCTGTGGCATTGAAATATAATCTTCCATTCCTCTTAGATTCATACCACAAATTCCATTTAGGAGATCATCATCAAATTCTATTCCTTCGTCACTATGAAATACGATATTATCGAATCCTTCTGACCAAGTTGGAATTTGAAGTGCCTTGTACATACGTTTAATTACATCATATGGAACAACTCTATCTCTTGTGTTATTTCTGTATAAACATACTTCATAATCGACATTAAAATAATGAGCTACAATTCTTGTCACATATTTTCTCAATCGCTCAACCGCAACTCGTCTTGACTTTACAGTTGTATTGGTAGCATCAAGAATTACATCTTTTCCTTCTTTGAGCGCTTCTTCTGCGCGTTTATAATATATTTCGTATACTTCATTGTTCTTGCTTTGATCATTCACATCACCAAGTTCTGCTCTAATAGCGTCTGTCGATAGTAAAATTGTGTTACCGTTTTGTTTTACCATCTCTTTCGCCTTAGTGCTTTTACCGCTACCTGGCAAACCTACAAAAATATGCAGATTATTGAGTTTACCCATTGTTGTTTCCTCCAATCAATTCTCTATAGTTTTTAACAATATATTGTTTCATTTTATCATTCATTTGTATGATTTCTCCATCATACAAAAGCCATAAAAATCCATGAAGATGTGTAGGAGCATTCTTTTGCATCCAAAGAGCGTAATTTTTACGTCCTCGTTTCTCCGCTATTTGATAATACTTGTAAACATCTTGGAGAATGTCGATTAAAATACTTTCACATTTAAATGCTGTATCCTCAATCTCTGGACGGAATTCTTCTGGAAGAGATTTAATATAGTCAATCAAGTTACCATTAGCCCACGACTCAACTTTTTGTTTCAAGCTCATGCCATGAATGATACGATGAACTTCAAGGTATTTATTTCCCTTCACTTTTAGACGATAGATTTTATTTCCTCCGCTTGGATCATCCCAAGACAATACAAATCCTTCTTCATTGTGATTAAGTGTTTTTGCAACATTTAATATTTCTTGCAAACTTCCTTTTACCTTATCTGTCACTGGCATAGGAACTTGGCTTCCTACAAAAGCATTGAGATGCATATGATTATAATCAGAACCAGTAAATCTATTGGTCATTCCAATTAAAATCAAATCTTCAAGACCATTGTAGTCAACAACAACTCTTGTTAATGGATGAATAATTTCCGCCAATAATGTGATTTCATTTGGTACAACATTTTCATACTGAGAGTATTCTTGATCCCAAATTTCCTGTGCAATCTTAGCTTGATCCGAAACAAAACTGCCCCTTGTAGCCCATCGAATCTTGCCATTTAAGCGATACATGATACCAAGGCTACCGTCATGTTTAATAGTAATCTCTGGTTGTGATTGTGGGATAGAAACATTCAATCCGCTTGTTTCACCGTAATTGAAAAATTTAGGAAAAGGTCTAGCCAACACCTCTCCTGTTGCTTCATTTAAGATCAAACCGCGACATTGAAGTGTGATGCCATTCCATTTGCGTTCAAATACCGTTTGTTCCGTATAGTTCAATATTACAACATTAGAATCTTCTGGATGTTCTTTGCGTGAAATGTATCCTTGTTCAACGTACTTCATGTAATCTTCTTTTGTAAAAAAGTTTAACACTACTATTCCTCCTTTTGGGATATGTATAGGGAGTACTAGACTTCCCTATACATGAATTTACTTGGTCTACTCTTGCGAATGTCTTTGCGTGGATAAATCACCTTTTGTATTTCAATTCGAAGGAACATTTTACTTTTACGATCAAATTCTCTGACTTGACGAATTTGAGAAATTTTTTCAAATCTTTTCCTTTGGAAACGAAAGTTCAAACGCTGTCTTCCGTGTGTGATAAGAGAATCATGGAAAATAGTTCTTTTGTTTGTATTTCTCATGGTTAAATTAAAAGTATGCAATGCCATTATTTTTTCTCCTTCTTAATGAAGAAAATGATTTTTACAACATCATTAACATCATAATTATTTTCATCAATAATTGTTGCTACGAGTAGTCCAAGAGAAATGAGTATGTTTACGAAAGGAAGAATGCATAGAATTATAATCGTAATAAGAAATCCAAGATCATTTTCAAAAAAATTATTTTGTATATTAACTGCCTTTCTTAAAATAAAAAATGATATAATAATCGACAATCCCCACATCAACAAAAACATATTGTCACCACCTTCATTTTATCTTACACTTGTTATCACCAATTAGATAGCTTTTCTACCAACTTAACCACATGTCCAACATGTGTATGCCTTGTGTAGTCAAATTCTACTCCAAGATCAATGTCATAATAATCTGATAGAACTTCAACCATTTCGTCCATATCAAATCCGTCAAATTCAAGATTTTCAAATGAATCCTTAATACTTACTTCTTTTGCTGGAATGCCTTTGATCTTTCCTACTACACTTTTTACCTTTTGTTGTATTGTCAATGTTGTCATTTCTTATTTCCTCCGTTAATATTAAATAAAATTCCTTCTAACAATGCACAAAGCACCATGTACGATGCCCAAAAATAACTTGTGTCTTTGTCATATCCATCAAACATTAAAATAGTCATAATAAGTCCAACCAACACTCTTCTAACCGTAACTGCGATATCTTTATTCATAATTTATCTCTCCTTTTTCCAACTTGGAATGTAGTCGTCTCTTAAAACCTTTTTCCGATTTAACTTAAATGAATTTATAAAGCCTGTAGTTAGAAACAGTCCAACCCAATATATACCACTATTAAAATTTGGATAATAATGAGTCACTATAAGTCCAATGATTGATGAAAGTACCAAACTACCAAATGCATCGGATGATGTTGCTATTTGTGCATTTAATATCTCCAAACTTCTTGAGTCTTTTTGCTTTTCCTCTTTTTTTAACTGGTTAAGATAACCTCTAACTTCTGAATTCGGTATTTTATGTCTTTCTTCAGCACCAACTCTAATATCACCTTTCTTTCCCATTTTGTATCACCTCTTTTATTTTATCTTACATTAGTCCGAGCATTTTGTCAACAGCTTTTTTTGCCTTTTCAAAACGCTGATCCCAATTCCCATTAATAAATACGACATTACGCATTTTCTTTTTGTTATAGACTTCAACATAAAGCTTGTGCTGAAATTCATCTCTTTGCTTCTTTTCACCAAGATTACGTTGACCATCATCAACCCATGGCACATCGTTTTCAAGGAATAGAACCAAGTCCCATTCTTCCTTGTCAATGACTTCATCAAGCTCAGGTGATGTTTTACCGTAATATGTTTGTTGAAACACTTTGGATACAATAGCATCAGTATCTGAGAAAACGACTTGAAATCCAACTCTTACATTGCTATTAACTTCACTCATTTGAGCTTGACCAAAATGAGTAATATCATCAAAAGTTAAGTAGTCCATGTTCCCATCGTGTACCATGTCAATAAAGTATCTTGCATATTCTTGAACGCCAAAAGCGAGATAACCTCTTTCCGTATAGTGTTGATCAAGCATTCTAGTCATGGTTGACTTACCTGTGCTTTCACCGCCAATGATCAACACTTTCTTGGCAAAGTAACTTGCCACATGTTTACTCATGAATTTCCAATTTTCAATAGGATTTTCACGAATCATAGTTCCACTAATTGGAACCGTATCTCTTGCAAGATCAACAAGCACTGGTTCGCATCCAAGCTCTTGAGATACACGATGTACATACATTTCCGATGCAAACATGTAGTCAAATTTAGTCTTGCAAAGTCCTTCCATGACACCAGCCCAACATCCAAAGAATGCATCTTCCGACACGCAATCGCTTGGTTCTTGTGGCATCCAATCTTCTTCAAGATGATGAAGAATTAGCTTGCCTTCACAAATTTCATCAATGAAAGCTTTCTCTATCCAACTATGACGCAAATCACCATCAATTGGTTCTTTCGATATGCTACAAATAACGACATGGAGTATATCACAATTATTCAATCCGTAATTTATTAAGTATTCATGCCCTTTGTGTAAGGGCATGAACTTGCCAAGAATAAGTCCTGTCTTCATGTTATTTGCCACCTTTGTTAAACGGATTTTCTGGATCATCGGTAGTGTAATATGTTCCTTGATGTTCTGTAATGAATTTAACCCATGGAGTTTGTTCTTCAATATACTTTTGATTCTTAATCATTTTATTTATCATTCGTTCCTCTTGCAATTTTCTGAACTCGCTTTTCCATGCAATTAATCCATAGACCGCATTGACAAGGAAGAATACGTACAACAACGATAAGAGGTGCAAGTCTTTGTACCAATACATCCAAATAGATAGTACATCTACCACAATCCATACATACCAATTCTCAAGCCGTTTACGCGAAAGCATGATTTGAGCAATGACACTTAGGATTGCTACAAAAGCGTCAAAGTAAGGAAGCGCTACACCATGGAATACCATAAGGTTGAAGTTAGCCCATAGGAACGTGCCTACAATTGTAATTACGATATACAAAATAATTTCTGAAGTCGTTACACGCTTTGTAGGCTTTACGGTGTGATTGCCTTTACCTTTAAGCCAATAAACCCAACCATAAGCACTTAATGCGGCGAATAGAATTTGCAATGTAAAATCGGCATACAATCCAGCACCCCAAAATATATACATGAATGCCGCTATATTGACGAATCCAATAGGATAACTCCATATACTCTCTTTCGCCGCAAGCCATACACAAAGTAAACCGGATACCGCAGATACAATTTCAATTGTTGAAGATGATGTGAAGTATCCAACGATAAAGAATAGGATGCTTGCAATAGTAACGTGTACCTTATTAAGTGTCATTTCAAATGACCTCCAGTTATTTTTGGTTTTCCGACAGGTTACATTTTTTGCGCTAATTAATATATAATTACAGACTTTATTAAAATACTTAATAATTTAACAGAGTCAGTAATACTATATTAATTAGCTAAACTTTTGTAACCTGTCGGGTTGTCGTTAATTCAAAATGTTTACGATGACTTCAACAACAAGCTTGTTGTCGGCTTTGCCTTTAACCATTGGCATAACCAATTTAATAAGATTGCCTTTGTTTGGAGCAACGCCTTGACCTTCAAGTTGGCTAATTGCGGTAGAGATTACATGTTTAATCTCTTCTTCGTTCATAAGAGTTGGTTTAGGCAATAGATAACTTTTCAAAAGGACGATATCCTTGATCAAATCATCGTGCTTCACCACTTTTCCGGCATCCAAATTTGCGGTTGCTTCTTCTTGCAATTGATCCGCGAACTTGTAAAGCAAAGTGGAAGCTTCTTCATTTGTGATGTCGCGTTTAAGCGTTTTCTCTTCTTTCTGAACTTTGTCAATTGCCATACGAAGGAGGTCACGTTTCTTATTGTCTCCCTCTTTTATTGCTTTCACGATGTCTTCCGTGATGGTTTGTTTAATAGTTGTCATTGATCGGTCACTTTCCCTTCGTTTGTTATATTTTCATTTTATATTGTATTTGTATAAAAGTCAATACCGAATTGATCAAGTTTTTGCCGTGATGTAAGATGTATTTTGTTTTAACTCAGAGTTTTTGTTATTGACTTTTTTCTGAATTTATGTTATGATATTATCTCTGATCAAGTTGGTACATTTTAAGATTTTTGTTATATAGTACCTACGGCAATATCAGAGATGAATTCTCCCATATCCAATCCTTTTCTTAAAATTTTGTCCATCATTCCGTAGAACAAAATCAGAGCTACTGCTTCATCGTCATATTCGTATTGATTGTATGCATAAGGATTTAGTGCTTTTGCTTTATCTTTCATTTGTTCTGAAATTTGAATGGTCGCCTTTAAACTTATTGAAACTTCAACTTCATTATTGTTCTTGGTCATTTTAAATTACCACCTTTGCATATTTATTTTCTACGTATTTTTCTAGCAAGTGGAGTCTGCAACCTTGATAAAAACTTTCCCAATCACAACGATACTCCTGTTTAATTTTATCTTCACTGACCCAATAATTTCCTACGTCTACAATATAAGCCAATCCATCATCAATATTGAACATGACATTTTCTGCGTGTATGTCTTTGACATGTACATTTCTATCATATGCTAATTCTATTTCATCTCTAAATACTTCAACAATATCATGATTCACATTTTCTTTGAATGTCTCTAGCATGGCTTCATTTCTATTAAACATGTTTGTTATTTTTTCCAATGTAAATCCGTTGATCATCTGAGAAATCATGATATAAAAATTATGAAATTCTGTTTTACCTTCTACATAAGAAAAAAGTTTTGGATATCCTTTGATGCCTTGTAACCTCTCAAGATTTTTTCCGTCATCACAAATACCATTACCAGTTTTAACTGCATATTTATATCCATCTGATCCGATGAATTCAAATACATTCCCAAATGATCCCCATCCGATTCTTCTCATTCCATTTTTCTCAAAATGTCTTACATTGTCGTAGGAAATCGAATACTCTTTTTCATCAATCAAAATTTCAAGCAGTCTTTGCAAATCATTCTCTGCCATGTTGTTTACTGTCTTCATTTTGAAGTAAATCAATTTTTCTCTCATTTGTACACCTCTAGTCTATTGAATTTGACATCTTTTTCATTTGCCATTTTACACAATATGTGAATATTTGAATATTTTAATCTAGATGTAATATACGATTCCTCTAAACTAAAATCGCTGTTTAATTTCTTGAAATATCCTACATCAACAATTACTGCGTTTCCATTGTCCATGTCAATCATAACATTGTCGGAGTGAGTATCGTCTGGATAATAACCAAGATCATAAGTTTTTTTAATTGTATCTTCCATTTGTGTCAAGATATCTAAAGATGCTTTTTTAAAAAAATCCTTGCGGCAATACGCAATATCAATGGCGTTTCTTATACTGAATCCATTGACTCTTCTTGAAACCATAATATTGAACTCTTCCTTGCCATACTCTGGTTTGCCCCATGATTTTCTCAAGTAATCTGCTTTACCTTCGATGTAATAAAACAATTTAGGGTATCCGTCAATTCCTTGCAACTTGTGCAAAATTTGTCCATCATGTTCTAAGTATGATTGACTATCATATCTTGCAACTTTTACTGCATATGCGTATCCATCACTTCCAATATATTCGAACACTCTTCCAAAGTGACCACACCCAATGATAGTCATTCCATTTTCCAGAAAGTAGTCATCATTAACTCTAAGCGGACTATCATTTGCTTCAAGCAAAATACGATTTAATTTCTGAAAATCTCCTTCTCCACTCATTTTATTGACAACGTGCATACGATAAGAAGTGACTCCAGCTTTTCTTTCTTCTACTTTTTTTGCTACATCGACACCAATAATAAGACCATTTTCATTTAAGGTAAGTCCCATTTTTATCACTCCTTTGTTTTATCTTACATTTGTATTTGTTCAAAATACTCCTTGTAAAACTTGTCGCTTTTCAATTCATACAGAGAGCGAAAGCATCCGGTTGCATCTTTTACAACAGCGCTATTCGTCCATACTCTAGCCAAGTACTTTTCGCCTTTCGCAAACAGAACGACATCGTTTCTTCCCAACAATTCTTTTTTGCATTCTACATATACTTCTGTGTATTGTGTCATTTATGTGTTACTCCTTTTCATTTTATCTTGCGTTTGTTTACAATTAAAAGATATCATCCCGATATCCGTGTTGTCAATACATTTTTTGAAAAAATTTCCGCATCGGGTCTACTCTACGATATAAGTAAACCCGAACCCCCTAAGATGATTAATGATTTTATTTATTGTGCGTCTACACGCACTCTATTAATGCTCAATTGCGGATTGTCCATACAAATGTCGAATATTGTATGCAATTGGTATTTTGATTCCTTTATATCGTTTAGTATTGCATTTGTGGTAATTGCTCCTACAGGTCTTTGAGTTAGCTTCTCAAGTGCATACTGAGCATCACACCCGAACAAACGTTCGAATCTTGTGAAAGATAGTCGTTTTTTTATTTTATTTTGTATCTTCCACAAACGAAAATCCGATATGGCAGAGGTTTGTGAGTTACGTTGACCATTCCAAAATTTTGTTCGGAATAGATTTAGGTCTTGAGGGGATTCGATAAGGAAAGAAAGCAAAGGGACTTGAGCTTTTGTCAAATCAAATTCCTCAAGCAAAGATGGAGCAACTTGATATTTTTTTCTATACATATTATTCCTCCCTATTATATAACAAGATATAAATCATAAAAATTTTAATATCTTTGTTTCAAAAACAATTTATGTGGTTAATAATGGGTAAACATCTTTACCATCTTAGTATAGGTAAATACCCATAGTTTGTCAAGGCTTATCCCGACAAAAATAGTAAATTCGGGTATTTTTTTGCGCGTTTATGTATAAGATTGTCACATGTGAAAAATTCCTTTTTCTTACATTCAGATATTATACTACCATAATTATACTTTTCTGAATTCATCTATTTATATCATCCCCTTTTGTGAGAATAGAAACAGAAACAAAAAAGGAATTTGTTAATTAAAACTCCTTCTTTGCTTCTGTTTCTATTTTGTTTCTTTACGCACTATATGTTGCGGCGGTTTCATTGTATAACTTATTAATTGTCTCAAGGTTGCAAAAGTCTTTTAAGGTGTACCAATTTTTCAAACCAAATTTGTTGGCAATCTTCTCATATTGTTCCTTTCCAAGCACGTGTTCTTTTTGCAACAATTGATAAGCATAATAGATCATTGCTGATCTTGTTATGTTTTTGCCCGTCAAATATGGATAGCCGAAAGATTCACTAAGTATCTTCAATCTACGGTAAATTAATGATGAATGAACCGCCGAATTATCTGAGTCCGTTCTTGTTATAGAGTTTCTAACAATATATTGATTGCGCACAAGATCAGTATAGTTTCTAATATTGTCAACCTCAATCATTTCTCCGTTTTTCTTTATATATGTGTTCTGCTTGTAAGCACTTATCATTAATTTTTTCAAAGATTCACTGATTTCTTGCACTCTTGGGCTTGACCCATCTTCGCGCAAAATAACAAGATTCTTTTCTTGGTCAATATCACCAATTTGCAAGTTTCTGATTTCGCTTCCATCCTTGCCAGAGATATTCTCAAAATACATGCCAACTATAACGGCATCTTGTGCATTTTCACTCAAGTCCATGATTTCCTTAATTTCCTTGTAAGAGAAGTAGATTTTCTTTGTCTTGTCCACAAACTTGTTAAACCAATTTGCACCTACGGAATTCAACGGATTGATTTTGTTGAGATTATTTGAAGTAATCCACCAATTAATATAAGAAGAAACAATTCTTCCATTAGAAGCAGAAATGGCTGGTGTCAACGGATTTAGGCTGTGCAAAACTTCTTCAATTTCTTCTCTGGTAAAGTCATAGAGGTCTTTGCCTAACATTGTTTCGCTGTCTTTGCTATTAACAAATATTCTACGATAAATATCTCTTGTCTCAATTGAGAAATGATCCTGAGACAAGAACTCTTCCTTGACAATTGGATTGTAGAGTTTTGAACTTTCCATTAGTTTACACCACCCTTTAAGCTTAATTTGTTATAGTAATCCAATGCATCAGATTCATTGTAATGGAGAATTTCAAGCTCTACTTTAATCTCCAAGTCGCTATCCTCTTCCAATATGTTAGCAAGAGCGCTAACATCATGAAGACCGCTAATTATTTCTATATTACTTTTGTGAATCGTCAGTTCGTTGCTTTCAAATGTTAACTCCTTGCCTTTTCCGCTTCCTAATACTACATTCAGAACAATTGGTTTCATATCATATACATTTCTTAAAATCTTCTGCGCAATGTCTTTAACATCTTTTGAGTTGATGTCAACCGTTTTTACAAAAGTGCCATTCTTTAAAACCATTTTATATTGCTTGGTTATATTGTAATTATAGCCTAATAGGTTTAAATTGTAAAGTCTCACTAACTCTTTCGCATTAATAAATGCAACAAATTTATTCTCTTCCTTTTTGATTACATTATGTATTTTCACGGGGAAATGATTTGCTTCATTATTAATGATTATTTCTTGAGTTTTAGCATCCTTTACTTCCTTGTCAGTAAAGTATCCGTAAGGATTTAAGCCATATTCTCTTGTGGAACGATGTAAAGAGTCAACAAGCAATATTAAAACTCTTCTGTCTAGCGATTCTAATGTTACTTTGTTAGTAAAAATCTTTTGTGTTTCACCTCTAAAGATACCGTATTCTTGCATCAGCACTTTAACATCTTCCAGCACGACTTTGTTGTGCTTGTACATTGCTAAGTTTTCATTTAATACCGCATACAATTCTTTTAAACTTTTCATTTGCTTGTCCCTTCTTTCCATTTATTCTTTTATTTATCCCGCACACTTACTACTATGATTATCTTACCCAAAACATGCCAACTTTAATCAAATTTTATTAAGCCGATTCATAAATAAATTGCGCACAACTAATTTGTTTCCGTGTTTTCATTATATATTGCATTTATCCTCAAGTCAACATTTTTTACCTAAAATGTGGAATTAGTTGGGTCAATTCTGCATTTTTTGATAAAAAGGACATTTTATTGAACCGAGAATACTTGTCAGATACGATGTTTAGACTATCCACGTTTTAGAAACATTTATGATTTTATTTTTTGCTTGTCCGTTTTTGATTGGCTATCAACAAAAAAAGGGAACAGTCTTAGGAGACTGTTCCTTGTCTTTCCTTATAGTCAATCACGGTAGAAACCGAACCAACAATTGCTTGAGATGCATGAATATGCTTCATCATGCCTTTTCTCATTTCCTTTATTTCATCTACAATCAATTCTAAATCTTCCTTTGACTTGTCTTCGCGGCACAAGTCAATTAGTTTTGCATCTATAACGGCATCAAAGGTTTTAGCATAGTGCAATTCCTGATAGGCATCTGATAAGCATTTGGACAATGGCTTGCGATCTTCCCACTCACTAGGAGTTAACACGATAACTCTTCTATCCATTGGTACACCGCCTTATTGAATTTTATTTTATATTACATCGGGTTAGAATTATTTGTCAATCGGATTTGTTCTAAGTATATTCAGGAGTTTCAGATGATCCATGTTTTCAAGATTGCCAATAGCTTCCGGCAACACATAATGATAAGCAACAAGCTTCAATATATCTTCTGCATCAATTCTAACCTCTACCAACTCTCCATCTTTATCTAGTAAAGGATTTCCATTTTCCTTCTTTGGCATAATAATCAGATCGCCGCCCATATCTCCATCAAAGTGAAAATTAGCCGTTTTACCGTGAAATGAATGCATATTATTGTCTCTCCTTTAATAGTATGTTAATTGCTTTTGCCTTATACATCAATAGCATATTGTCTTCATCCAATGCAAGATTGTTCTTTCTGTTTCGTTTTTTTAGTTCATTAACTACCCTTTCTTGCTCTGCTAAAATAAATCCAGTCGTTTTCCTTGACATGTTTGATTTGTAAGATTTGAATAAAATATATTCTTCTTCATTCATTGCACCTTTTTCATTATTACATGACTTACAAGAGATTACACAGTTTTCCTCTGTCGTGTTAGTGCCATCATAAGGATGAAGATGATCAATAGTCAAGTCTTCATCTTCTTCAATCAGCTTATCACAAAAATAACAAATATTAGGTCTAGTGTTTTTAATTTGCTTTATTATTCTTTCTTCCGGTTTTGAATATTTTCTTAACTTCCTGCCACCCTTCGCTCTCCACACTCTGCCCATTATTCACCATCTCCTTGTAGATAAAAGTAAGCTTTTATCTATGGCTTAATTCTCACTGAAACCTCAACCGTTTGATTCCCTTGTTCAATAAGGTGTTTGTGTAAAGTTTGCTGACCATTTTCGTAGTTATCTACGAAAACCAAATCGTATATATCTCTTAGGATTATCTTGCCCTCAAAAACCTCTGTATCAACGTCTTCATTCTCCTGACCAACTATCTTGCCCAGTTTAATCCATGCTTCGTCTTCATCAATAGCCCTAAGAAAAAGAGAAACTGATTCATTTTCCTTTGAAGTAAAATGCCACAATGTATTTTTGTCGGCATATGTTCCACAACGTTCAATAGTCCATTGATCTTTTAGCATTTCATTCTCTCCTTTAAATTATTAAAGACCTAATTCCTTTGCCTGACAAAATATGCGAAACTTGAAATATGTTGTCTTTAAATCGCTTTGAAGAAGTGCTTTTAATTCATCAAGAGTCATGTTTTCAATCAAAGACTTGAATTCAGGAGTAATACGTTCTGATTCCTTTTTCAATTCTTCGTCCCTGTTATCTGATTCTCCAATAAATATTTTGTCGTAGGTTTCCAATAGGGACATGATCTTATTTACATTGTTGTCAATGTTGTAAACTCTTTTGTCGAAACTTTTAACAATAACTTCTTCGCCTTGATTGAATTCACTGCATCTTTCACACTGACGAAAGCACCATTTATTCAACTTTTCTTTTTCACATGTTGGCTTCCTATGACCACCTTCATCTGTGCCTGGATCAATCGGAGCAATTCCAACTTCATCATCAGATAACCAAGCGATATTGTCAACATTGCCATCTAACTGAATATATGGTCTTTCTCGTATTCCAAAAGCTTTTTCACAATTATTGTCACATGTAAGAGTCAACATTCTGCCATATGCTGCTACAACCTTAGTTATCATCGGACTTGACCTCTCTTTCACTCAGAACTTTTACAATAATCTCTTCGATTCTCTCCCAAGTCAAGCCATTGTCAGGTCTAATGCAACGAAAAAACACTACAAACAACTCCATGTAATCATGCTGTCCCTTTTTCGACTTTTCAAATTTCCTAAGAACAACTTCTAAAGATTCATCTTTTGGCACATTTAGCCTTACCATTGCTTTTACACACCCTTTTGTTTATGTCTATTTTGTGATAATCGCCAACAAAACAAATGCAATGACTACAATAGCTCCACCTACAAATTTCATGTTATCACTTCCTTTAGTAAAGTAGAGTGGAGAACTACTTGATTAATTCTCCACTTGCAAAGCTTCTTCCTTTAATGTATCCGCTAGTTGTAGCATGAGCATCATGAGCGCTTGATCTTGTTGCTGCCCTTGCTTTCCCAAATCCCATGTCATCATGTTCCTTCTTTACCAATGCATTCACCGCAATAACCAATTGATACTTGGCAACTTGATCTTCAAATTTAGCAGCGAGTCCGTCAAGATATCCTTGAATGAAGTCATTTTTTACTCCTGTTCTCAAGTGTTTAGGTACATCTTCTCTAGAGTTGATGTAATCTTTGGAATGTGTTTCGATAGCTTTAAATGCACTCTCATAAACATCTGCGGCAATCTCTACATCCTCTACTATACCAAACATCATCAATCTTTTCTTATTGGCATCTTTGGAATTCCATGCACCCTGCCAATAATCAATATAGTGTAGGCATTTAAAGTTTTTGGAAATAATTCTCGCCAATCCTCTATGCCAAAAATTAAGGGTTATATAGTCTGTCACTGGCTTGTGATATATCTCCTCTAATCTCTTTTGAGCACTTGTCTTTTCATCTAGCTCACCTTTATCAATCTTGTGCTTCAACATCAAACGTTGAGCCATCAGATATGCTTCATCTTTCTCCGCAAGTGTAGCTCCACTATCTCCTGCTTTTACAAGCAACTTTCGGATGCTTTCTTTGATTGACTCTTTTTTCATTATGTCAAATCCCTTCATTTTCATTTTATCTATTACTTAGTATAATTTCACTTAGATCAAAAAGTCAAGGGAAACTATACTAAAGAATAGAAAGCGCCACATATTTCTATATGGCGCTTTTTAGCTTATAGCTTATTCTTCTTCCTTGCCATCTTCCGGCTTATCATCTTCCGAACCCTTGTCTTCCGGTTCAACCTTGTCTTTGTCATCCGAATCAGAGTCATTGACTTCTTCGCCTTTATCTTTATCGGAGTCGTCGCCGGAAGGTTCTTCTGGTGTATTATTTTCTTCGTTTACTACATCATCGGCATCATTGCCTTTGTCGTCATTGCCCTCACCATTATTTTCCGCAGCATTACGCGCTTCTTCTTCCAAGCGAAGCTTTTCTGCGGCTTCCGCTTCTTCGCGTTCTTTCTTGATTTGTTCGCGGATATCCGCATTTTCTTCATACGTTTGTTTGATTTTTTCAATGTGCTTGTTAAAATCCGCTCTCATTTCTTTGATACGAGTTTTAACATTGTCCTTCTTAGCGGAACCACCTGCGCAAGCACGACCATAGGTTGAACCCGTTTTGTATCTATCATAAAGGAAGTCTTTTGCCCACAATCCAAACACTTCTGCTTCAATTTCTTGACCTTCACGATAAATTGTTTCAACCGCCGTATTGACCACAATCGGCACATGAACCTTCTTGAGAATTTGTTTCAAAATCTTCATATCCGGTTTTCCGTCTTTGATAGCAATGAATTGGCTAAATGCAGCTTCAAGGAAGTCAGCAACTTTGATCATCAATTCAACAACATCATCGGAAAGTCCGTTTGTCTTGACGACTTTTGCAAATTCTCTAATCTCATTGCCGGAAATGTCGGTATCTCTTCCAGAAATGATCATAAGTGTTTGCAAGATCATTTCATGGTCAATGAAACGATTGCGGGAGTCGGCAGAAATTGCGGTCAATGCTTTGAAGAATGGCTTGTCGGCAATCTTCGCAACTTTGACCATATTTTCTTCACCAAGCTCTACGCGAGTCAATTCAATCTTGGTCAATGGAGTACCATTGTTAAGACGCAAGAAGATTTCTTCGATTTCCGCTGGTGTAGCATTCGTCAAATGCTTAACATCCATTTCATAGTTGAGGATTTTGTTTTGAAGAACTTTATCCAAGTCCTTGAAAAACTTGCCCTCAATGTTGTACATTCTTACTTCGCCTGTTTCCGGGTCTTTAGCTTTGACGGGACGAGTTCCCTTAGCAAGTGGAAAACCGTTGTCAAGGTATTTGAAGATTGTTGTCCAACGTTGCTTACCGTCAGCCATCCACATGAATTCGTCTCCCATTTGGATGACAAACACTTGACCAATCGGATATTTGCGAAGTACGGAGTCGATCAGCAATGATTGTTGGAACACGCCGTTTTTGTTTTCTTTCCATACTTCATTACGTTGAATCGCCAAGTCAAAGCGAATCATGCGCTTTTGCTCTTGAATAGAACGGATTGTCATAAGCTTGTGGAAAATATCAAGATCAAGCGCTTGTTCGTCTTCATTGTTAAGCACAGCGAGTGCGCTTGTGCCTTGAGTTGCCGGAACTACATCTTTTTTAGGGTTTCTATTTCCTCTTGCCGCCATACTAATCACTTTCCCTTCAAATTTTAGTTTTTTGTTCTACTTGTTTAATTTGTTGACTCCATCATATCACTTTCGATTAATGAAGTCAACGTGTTTTTCAACTCTTCTTACCTTAATTATAATCACATTTTCCAAAAGTTAAACCTTGTTTTTGAAAAATATTTTTTTATTCTTCTGCCTAAACTCTGGTGACTTTTAGCAATTTGCCAAGTTGTACCTATATTACCATATAAGAAATAACAAGTCAATCACTTTTCGGAGCAAGCTTTTAATTGCAGGAACATTTTAACCACTTTTAATCACTCCTTATTTTTGTTTTATCTTTCACTAACACCATCTTATCATACACTACATAGAATTGCAACACTATATTTTACCTTTCCAATGTATGCAATTTTTACTGTCCTCAAAATACTTGTTCATCCATTCATCAATCTGATTCTTATCAAGTGTATCAATGGTCGGATGATTGCAAAAAAGTTCATTCAGGTTAGCACCACCTCTGAATATACATGTTTCACAATTCTTTTTCACAATAAGAGCCACTTGTTCGCTCTCACTCATGTCAATGTTAGCGGTACAATGAATGCAGATACATCCCTGATAATTGCCAAGATCATCAAAGCTATCTTCATATTCATGACCTTTACATGACGCAATCATGAGTTCACGCCAAACCATTGATTCTCTTTCTCTGCCATCGTTCTTTGCCTTTTCATAATTCCACTTAATAACATCATGCTCTATGAAGAATGAATTTTTAAGCTTATCCTGAATTTCCATTAATTCATTAACTACTCTGGAATGTTCTAATTCTTCAAAAGCATTCATATCATCACTCCTTTTTGTGTAGATAACAAAAACAGGCTCCCACATGAGAGCCTGTTTCTATATTCACACAAATCATTTAACTTCGGAGTACCCCGCACCTGAAACATCCCTACGCAATCCCTTTTCAAAATCGACTCTTTCTTCATCAGAAAGCTTTTCAAATTTATCAGCTTCCCAACCTCTTACAAAACTTCCTAAGTCACATGCAAATTCACTATCATTCGACACAAACAGACCAAAATACTTCTTCCCTTTTAAAATGCTTGTCGTAATTTTGTAGTATTTAGTTGGCATTTTAACATCCCCTTCGATTGATCTAACTTACACAAGTATATACCAACGAATCGGGGATGTCAAAAAACTGGTAAATTTATTTTTCACTTTATCTTTTATTAATGGCAATCAACATCATTCTTCTAACTTCGTCACCTTTCCCTAATTCGTGACATTTATTCCAATAGTACCAGTATTTTTGCTGAGTTTTATCAACAATTTCCTTGTTCAAAAACCTCTTATATTGATACCTATAATACAGATACTTGATACGATTAATCATATTTAGTTTCCCCTTTCGCAACGATATAATCTGCCAATATTCCAATTGCTAAAAGCATAAAACATGAAAGCATATTCTGACTTCCTTTACAAGTTAATTGTTGTCATCGTACATCTTTCCCTCAAGATACTTTATTACCGCTTCTTTACCGCCGATATCGTCGCAGTTGATCATATCAAGATTGACTTGTTCCAATATGTCAATGTCTCTCATGTGAATGCAATAATTGCCAAATGTGAAAGGTGGATTGCCATTGTTGTTTCTGCTTTCCGAATGATTGATCCAACATTTTAGTTGAAGCTTGGTATAGATAAATGTGTTTGGTCTATAAAATAAATCAAACAGCGCTCTTGCCGCTTGAATCGTTGTCACACCGTTGTCTTTGTTCATGTGTCATGCTCCTTTCTGTTTATCATGTTCAAGTTTATATACAATAGAACGCATAGAAGCATATATGTCTTTATCATACTCTTTCTTGAATATTGCAAACGTTGCAGGTTCTACCCTCATTCGCCGCGCTTTATCACAATAATGACCGTATTTTGTATGAGGTGCTACGTGAATACTTTTCATTTTCTTGGCACGTAATATCATGTTATTACTCCTTCCAAGGTTTTGCATAAATTTGATTATCAACTATTTCGAAGTAAGCCATATTGTAATTTTCAATGGTATAAATAGAATCAACTTGAGAACATTTCTCGACAAATTGAGATTTTTCAAGATATTCTTCAATATAATCTTTAACAAATTCGCTGTAAACTTCCTTGTCAAAGATTTCTTCGTTTTCAGCACTACCCCTGCCAATATATTGATACATTGCAAACGGTCTATTTTTATAGAGCATAACGTATAACTCTCTTGATCTGCTATCTCTGCAATAATCTTTAACATAACTCCTTGCCTTTAATTGTTTAAGAGATTCAAAATTTTGATCAGATAATTCATCATGCAAATTTTGAATCATGTTAAACATGTACAATTCCCCAAAGCTGTACACCTCTTCCTCGCTATCGTAGGCAAGTTTGAGTATATCTTCAATTTTCATTTCAAGTCTATCAAATTTAGTATTGTTTGTCATTTTTACTACCTCCATGAGTAGATAAAACTCGGATTTTATCTATGGCTGAATTCTGATTTCCACTTCAACTGTTTGACCATCATATTTTTTAAGGGAATTCAAAGGCTCTTTAGCTACGAACAGACTAATATCGGCATTGGTGTAACCATGCCTATTATATACACTTACGACACCTTCAAAAACTTCTGTCTCAACTTTTCCCTTGTCTTCCTTACCCAATAATCCACCTAGCTTTTCCCAAGCTTCCGATTCTGTAGGTGCGACAACCAAAATCATAACATCTGAGTTTGTTTTTTGTTGAAATATCCATCTAGTATCATCAAAAACGTCTATTGCTGGTTCAATTTTCCATGTTTCTTTTAACATTTCATTCTTCCTCTCTGTAGATAAAAGATGTGTTTTATCTATGTGTTATTATTTTTCTTGTCTGAAATTTTCTTGATTCTCTTTTTCTCTTTCTTTGTAAGCTTCTTGCCATTGTTAAGCTTAGAGAACATGTTCATCAAATAAATCATTTCAGGAGTGATTTTCTTCATTTCACTCACTCCTTAATATCTAATTCAATTGCTACCTTGTCATTAGGCAGAGGGATAACAATGCAATCCTTTACATATTCTTTAATCGCTTCATATTCACCAGACGTTACGATAACTTTTCCGTCTTCTTCCAAAGTTTTAATAATACTTTGCACAGACTTTTTTACTCTTATTGAGTCTATCTCTTCACCGATTTTTATCCATTTTTTTACTTCTTTCATAGCTTGATCAAATGTAAACAAGTGATTTTGGAATCCAACCCAAGACTTTCCTTGTGCATCAGTATAGTGAACAGTATTTAATTCTTCATCTTCTGCATCAAATTCTACATAATCAACCTTGCCCACAATAAATTTATTTACATAAACAGAGACGCAAATATCACCTTTGTCAAATTTTGACATATAATTCACTCCCTTGACTTATTATTTTGTCAATGCACGAATCTCTTTCAGCTTTGACTCCAATCTTTCTATCTTAGAATCTCTCATTTCCAACGTTTTATTCAAAGAAAATATCTGATCTTCACATGATTCAACTATTTCTTCTAGCATGTCACACTTATTTTGAAGTGCAGTTATCGGATCATCACTTTTAAATTCTTCACTGCACGATGCACACACTATATGACCTTCTCCAAATACCGCTACTCCGCATGTTACACATGATGTTACATCGTCCAATGTATCTTGATTAATGTTATCTGACATGTTATTTTCCTCCTACAATGTGTTATTGTGAATCTTCAAAATGTTTATCTCATTCCAATGTGTTATGTAGAATTTAACCCAATAATCTGAGCTAAATTCTCTTTCTACAATCTTAGATGTATCTTTCCATTGATAAGTTACACTTAGCTGCAATTTACTTTCTGACCTCCGTTATACTCGTGTGGCAATTTATCTCCTTTTGCTACGTTACATCTTACACACATAGTCTGATAATTGTCGATGTGATCTTTGCCGCCTTTAGACTTGGGCATAATATGATCTTTTGTCATTAATACCTCATTGCCGAATTCGTCCAATCCATACAGATTGAAGTGGAATCTGTTGTCTGATTCAAGGTGTTTTTCCTTTGCAAAGAATACACCTTCAATTCCACAACAAACACAATGAGTACCTTTCATCTTGAAAGTCCAGTATCTATGAGAATCCATCCGAATAGAGTCACCATCAATAACCCTTCTATTATCTGCCTTTCTACGAGATAGTGGAATAATAGACTGATCTAATATTTCATCTACCATATGAATAGACTTTCTAATCATGAATTTCACTCCTTTTAGTTTTTAGATACTGCGTAAAGCCATTTTTCAATATCCTTTTGCACCAACATGTCACACATTACAAGTGATACTGACTTCATGATGTTATTGAACATAGTATTAATTCGTTGATGCTTTTTAAATTTTTTATAATAAAGCTTTCCATCTTTTCCTTTGCAGTAGAAGTTTATTCTGATTGCATCCCCTCCAACTTCTCTTGAAACATTGGTTCTAGGATCAATTGAGGAATAGATCAGAATACGAACTCTTGGATCATATGTTGTAACTTCATATACACGTTCCTCCATTCCTGCTTTGCCCATCTTCTCCGTGTAATCGCCAACTTGAAGACCAAAGTTTCCAGCAATTTCCAATAAACCATCTTCAAATTCCTTGCGGTTATAGCTCATGTAATTTTCAGCCATGGTCATTCTCCTTTCAATGTGTTAAAGGATGTTAAATCCTTTATAGGAGACTCAAGCGGGTTAAGTCTCCTTAAAAAATTTAACTATTTGCCTTTTGCAATAGGTTTAAGTATCCTTCCAATAAGTGGATCATCAATATAGATGAATCCATCTGGTGGAGAAGATTCAGTTTTCTGTTCTTGCTTTGGTTCCGGTTTAATTTCTACATATGTTACATAAGGAATATCTGGAAGTTGACCTATTCCTTTGTATTCTTCCTTTGTAGCATATCCGTAAACCTCACGAACTGGCGGTGTATACTTTTCTTCTTCAATTTCCTGAACATCTTCTTCGTCTTTATCAACCTTCACTAACTCCATTTCTTCGATGAAGCGTGATCTTTCTGATGACTTACCATTGAATGAAGATGTTGAGGATAAATATGCAAATGTCTCTGCACGTGTTACCAATACATATGCAAGTCTTCTTTCTTCTTCAATGGCAAATGGATTTTCACCTGAGTCAAAAGCTTCTTTGCTTCTAATATGTGGCATCAATCCTTCATTGATACCAATACCAAACACAGCATGAGCTTCAAGTCCTTTGCTTCTATGAACCGTCATAAGTTGAACGCCGTTCACATCTTCCTTACGCTTACCTGACATCACTTCAACATACTTGATAAGGTTTTCGATGTTATCAAATCTTCTAACAAAGAATTTGAGCTTTTCAACAATCTCATTGTCTTCATCTTCTGATTCGTCTTTGTTATCCTTTTTAAGATGTTCTTCATATCCGCTTTTCATTAGGCAATCAATCAATTCATCAATCTTGCCGCCTTTGTTTTTAAGTTCAGTCATTGTATTAACAATGGCTTTAAATGAATTGACGGAATCTTGCTCTTTCTTTGTCAATACAACTGACGAACATCTGTCCCACAATGAACTTTTTCCATTATCATCAATCTTATTAAGAAAAGCTTTACCAAGATAGCGACTAGGAACATTGTATACCCGCTTGAATGCATCGTTATCGTCAGTGTCATTCACAAGTCTCAAGTATGCTAGTATATCCTTCACTTCTCTGCGCTCATAAAAGCTCATGCCGCCATGAATGACATATGGTATGCCCTTTGTAATCAAGGCATCTTCCATTTCCTTATTCTGTGCGTTTGTACGATAGATGATAAACACACGATTGTAAGGTATACTATCCATAAAATCAGCATCGGGATCATTGCAAATATTGTCAATTTCATTTGCAACAAATTCCGCTTCCTTAATTTCATCCAAGAAATGAGAATAAAAAACTGACTTGTCAACTGATTTGCTGTGAGCCACAAGATGCTTCTTAATTCGTTTGGTGTTATGGTTAATCAGCAAATTTGCAACTTTTAGTATTTCAGGCTTGCTACGATAATTGTCTTCAAGCGGTATTTGAATTGCATTCTCATATTTTTCACAGAAGTCAATGAAAAGATTTGGTTCTGCCCCACGGAACGTATACAAGCTTTGATCATCGTCACCAACAACATACACATTATTTTCTGGCTTGGCAATCATTTCTGCAAGTGCATATTGTGTAGGGTTATTGTCTTGTGTTTCGTCAATAACAACATACTTGTATTGCTTTTGATATTTCTTCAAAATAGCTGGATGTGATCTGAATAACCTTACCGCTTTAAACAGCATATCATCAAAGTCAATGCATCTGCGTTCATCTTTCATCTTTTCATACATCTTGTAATAATGGATATAAGCCCATCTGTTTGCGCTTGGGTCTTCCATTACGCACATGTCCTCATATTGTTGAGGATCAAGGTCAGCGTTTTTGCATAAACTAACAACTTTCAAGAATTGATTTTCAGCAATTCCTTCAATTTCATTAATAATATCATTTTGTAGCGGCAATTGAAGAATCTTTTCCTTAACCGATGTGCTAAAGTACTTCAATGAAGTACCTGTAAGCAATCCTGGGTCTTTAAAATCCTTACGTGTGAAAGATGCAAGAGGATGATTAATATCCTTGTACTCCTTTGCAAGTACACGATAACCAAAGCTGTGTGAGGTTCCACAAAACATGTTATCATAATCCTTCTTACTAATAAGCTTTTGAAGTCGCTCACCCATTTCTTGCGCTGCCTTAGATGTAAATGTCATTAAAGCAATAGAAGATGGATCAATCTTCAAATCATTGATCATGTGTTCTGTACGATGTACAATAACCGTTGTCTTACCACTTCCGGCAACGGCACAAATTTGCACCGCTCCATCAATCTGTTTAACCGCCTTACGTTGCTGTGTATTGAACTTATCCCAAAGTGGTTTGTGAAAGTCTAATGGCAACTGAATTGTCATGAATAATCACTCCTTATTTTTTAAATTTTCTGGAAATTCTATGCTAAAATAATTATTGTTTTTCCCTTCTAAGAATGCAATGTAATCACTAAAGATAGCATCAACTTCTTTGCTGAAAGTACATGCGTATCCATTATATCCGTGTACCTCTATATACTCCAGCACTTTAATTTCTGTAGATAGCTCATACATACTATACATTTCTTCGCCACAGTCATACAAATGATCGTCCACTGTATACATGTAGATGAATTCCGTGAAATTGTGTGCGCTTATTTCGTATTTGTTTATTGCTTCCACCTAATTCACTCCTTAGATTTGATTGCTTACTACATGATCCATCCTGTCAATGATAGATGTTATTTTCTTTTTATTCATTCTTTCCTTATCCAATTCTTCATAAACCCTATTGACCAATCCAGCTAATTCCTGAAAGGCATCATGATTTTCTTCAACTTGCATTTCATATGATTTAAAATCCGAATCAGCCAAAATAGCGGCTTTATCTGCTCTCTTGGAAATTTCTTCAACCATTATCTTTACTTCATAACCCATTACTCTGCCAATAAATTCAATCAAATCTCTTTCATCGGAGATAATTTCAGTTTGACCGTTTGGCATAACTAAAACTTCCATTTGTTGTCATCCTCTCTTTGTGTTAAATCAGTGAATCATTTATACCCTTCACTATATGTTGCGTGAAAGGCATAAGCTCCAATCTGATGTTTTATCTTTTATTTGTGCCAACTACTATTATACCACATTTTACCGACTATGCAAGTATAATTTTCAGTGTCTCATTTTTTTATCTGTTTTAACAAACTTCCAATCACTTGCCTTGCTACCGATGAAATGAACTCTGGATAGCCTTCTCATTCTGATCTTTGATTGGTGTAGGCTATTAGCATTGAACCCTACGACTTCATCTGTTGTTGTGTTATGGTAAACGTATTGTTTTATCATGTATCTTCACTCCTTTATCTGATGTGAACTCTAGTTCCCTTTGTTGCAAACTTGCGAATGATCCAATTTTCGTTATTTTTGATAAAGATAATATCAATAGCACTTTGACTGAATCCACAATCAAGCAAAACTTTTTCTGTTGCTCTTGATCCTTCGCCATAATAACCAGATGACATACCGCGTAATTTAAAAGTGTATCCGTCTTTATGAGATAGAGTCAACGTATACCAATCTTTTTGCGTGAAAGTCATCTCTGCTTTGTGTATAAGGCTAATATCAACATGTTTCTTGATTACTTCCCAAATGCATAAGCTGTAGCTTGTTACACCGTTAGCGTATTTGTTAAATGCTGTGTCAAGGATTACATCACCTTTGCTAAGGTTTTTAAGACGCTTTGCAAGTCTAACTGTTCCAATCGTTTTGTATTTCATTGTTACCACTCCTTTGTTATGATTACTCAGAAGAGTATTTATGTCTTCTACTATTAGAAGTAAAAGACATAGTATATTATTCTGAATTAACTCAATTCTTCTTTGATCTTCACCATAAACGCATCCAAAGCCGTTGCCTGATCGAGTGTTGTCAAGTCTCCTAAAAATTCGCCTACTTCAATTTCTTCTAAATATCCATGGTCATCATACAGCATACCTCTTGAAACATAATAGAATTCATATAGTTCTTTTCCGTTATTGTGATAATGAACTCCATACAGATAAGAGCGGTTTTCCGCCTGTGTCCATACTCTAGCAATTTGCTGAACATTTACATTAACATTTTTGAACCATTGCTCTACAATATACTCTTCTGATATGCTTCCCATTACACTTGGATTTAATGAAATTTCACCAATCTGAACTTTTCCGAAATTCGTATTAAGCATTACCTTAATGTTCAATTTAATGTGTTTTGTCATTGCTCAATCTCCTTTTATCTGTTATTTGATAACCTTTGTAACAACGTTGAATATTACAAGATCATTCTTTTCAGCCCACTTGTTCATTTCTGAATAGCTTGTAAATATTCTTTTGTATACTTCGTTTGTGACGTTGGAACGTCCCGACACAGTATGCTCTTTTCGTGTCTTAATTTTTCCTGATGTCGCTACTTTTGTCATGGTTATCATTCCCCTTTTCTTGGTGTTATTTGTTGCTCAGAAGAGCATTTATGCCTTCTACTTATTACAAGTAAAAGGCATCATATGTTATTCTGAATTATACTCCGTAAATTTGAATAAATGAATAATCACCATTTAAATGTTGAAGTCTTAGTTTGGTACATATGCTATCAGTACCTATAAATATCTTGTCAAAATCTTTAAAGATAAGCGGTTCACCCATCAGATTTTCATTTTTATCACCAATCTGAATTACTATTTCCTTACCATCAATTACCTTGATACTATCAACAAATCCTGAAATTACACTATTTGATCTATTCGTTGATGTACTCACTGTAATTAATTTGTCATTTACATCTTTACTAGAGAGTAAGTCAATTATCTCTGGTGTTATTATGTTTTCTGTCATTTTCATTCCCCTTTTTTTAATGTGTTATATGCCGTAAATCTTAATAATAAAGTAGCTTTGATCTTTGTAATTAATTCTAAGTACTGTTGATGTTTCATAAGAATTAATTTCAAAATTGTCAAATGTGCCAAAGAAGCACTCTGGTCTATAATACAATTCTCCTTTTTTGTTCATTAATTGAATGCTGAATCCTTCTCTTTCAACTTCTGTTTCTTCGTTTACTCTTACAGATTCAATGAATCCTTCCGACAATTGAATAGTATTTCTCTTGTCTGCAACGGAAGACATGCGCAACGTCATTAATTTACCTTTTAATTCCTCTTTTGAGAGAAATTCAACAACTTCTGGTGTAAGCATAGTATATGCCATTATGATCATCCTTATCCGTTAAATTTACTTTCCATTCAGAAAAGTATTTATACCTTTTATATATTGCAATATAAAAGGTATAATAAAATTCTGAATTAATTCGTTTGCTTGCAATGCTTGTTATACATTTTGTTAAATTCGCGTATTACCAAATTCATATAAAAATCAGCTTCTTTTCTGCCATCTCCAATTTCCTTATATTCTTCCCCACACTCATTAAACCATTTTTTAAGAATCTTACTGATATTGTAGTGTTGATACTCAAGAGATAATGACGATGGAAGACCCCACAGCCAATGTTTAAGAGCATCATGCCTGTTTGGTGTCAATTTCTTCTCATATGGATTATACCAATCTTTAAAGTCATCCATAACATTTTGCAGCTGTTCGCTCAATACCGTTGTTTCATCTTCCGACAATCTATTTGCAATATGTTCTTGAATCTGAGCTACAAATTCTTTTTTCGTTGTTCTCATGTGTTATCATCCTTTTAATGTTATTCTTTTCTATTCAGAAAAGTATTTATGCTCTCTACTATATATAGAGTAAAGAGCATAGTATATTATTCTGAATCAATTCAATTCATATTCATACACCGAAAATGGTACAGGTTCGCCATCTTCCGTCTCAAGGTCATACAAGGCTTCTCCTACTGAGTCATCAAAACCAGGATGATCTTCAATACTTGTTGAAACTTTGGCTACTGTAAGGTCTTTTCCTAAGTATTCAAAATAATTTTCATTGTCACTTGCTATTGTTACGGTGTCGCCTACTTCATAGGTAGGTTCAATTTCATTTTCTGTGCCTTCTTCTGCTTCATCTTCTTCAAAGGAGAAGTCCATGTCTCCTGCGAATCCTTCAAGGCTTTCACATGCATCATCAGCGTTCATCCAATTGAAAAGAATGTAATTAAGAATATCCGTGTGAGAATATCCCATTTCTTCCAACTTTTCAAATCTTTCTACAGCAACACTTCTTTGACTTGTCATATGTTATCATCCTCTTTTCTAATTTAGTTTAAGTATTCAGCCGGAGTCCACAACGAGCTGGCATTGACATATTGCTCTTTTGTTATTCTAACACATTCATTAAAATATTCTTCTGTCAATGGAAAGTGTTGTTCTGATGGACAATACGCTTCTAATTGTCCATTATCATGTTTCAATACTACCATTACATTTAATCCTGTTAATTCCTTGTCTTCTTTGTGACAATAATATCCAACAATCACTGTTTATCATCCTTTCTTGAGTTTCAATAACTCATTAATGCCTTACATATAATGTTGTAATGTAAGGCACAATCAATTCTGAAACTACCTGCTATAAGCTTACTTCCATGAATACATAATCAAGTCTTTTGCATTCATCTTTGCATCTCTGCACTGCTTCTTTCTTGCTCTCAGCAACTAACTCAAATTGTGTCAATTGACCTTTGTTGTCCTTAGCTGAACAATAATATCTTCTTTTTAGTGATTTCATCTGTTATTCTCCTTTGATGTTTGATTTTACAAATACTCTAAATCATCGAATCCATTCCAAACATCGTCAACCAGAACATTCAAATCCTTGTCAACAATAAGACAGGCAACATCTTCACCGTATTTCTCATGCTCCAACAGATAAACCTGTTGGTCATTGTGATTAGTTTCATCGACAACATACCATGTGCCTTTATGTCCTTCAACTTTCAAGTGGTTTCTGTATTCGGGTGTTATACGCATTGTTTATCATCCTTTGCAATATTATTTTTATTCAGAAAACAATTTATGTCTTCCTACTATATGAGTAGAAAGACATAGTATTTAGTTCTGAATGTTATAGTGGCTCAACGCAACAAACAGGTTTTCCTTTTGAATCGTTAATTACCCATACGTCGATATATGCACTTTCAAACTGACACATATTCATACGAACATGTTTTTTGAAGAATCCCATTTTCTTTAATGCATCGACAACATCTCTGTTGGATGCATCTTTAGGAACTGTGATTTCACCTTCATTGCACATGTTATTAACTTGATAACCATCTTTCTGATTGCCCCATACATCGAAATAATTGATAACCTTGCATCTGATAGTGTTATCATCTTGGATAAAGTTTTCTGTAATAACTTCATTCAATGACTCTTCAATATCCCTTTTGTCAATCAGCATTTCGTAACTTTGATCTCCACCAAAATTTTCGATTCCAAAATATCCGATGCAGGCAAGAGCAAAGTCGATGCTATTATTCTGTGATTCGTTCATATCATAAGTCGAAAACAAGCCTTCTTTCTTCTCCTGAATCCAAGAATCGTTTGTGTCAACTTGAACCACATTAAACCAACCAAGATCACATCTGTTTTGATCTGGTTCGATATGAATAATATCGAATACGCCATCGGAAATTTCTGTGTAAAGACCTCCGCCATGTTCAATAGGATTGACATCACCAAACTTCTCGTAAACTGTCGGATATTGTTTTGTCATAAACATATTTAATCATCCTTTTTTAATTTATTTGTTAATTCAGTGAATCAATTACACCTTATATAATATGTTTATACAAGGTGCTATCATTGACCGAATTAGTTTCTGACTTCCTTTGATCTTCCTTCACATTTAATGTGAGAGTAAGATATTTTATATCCTTCTGATTTTGGAAACTTGGCAACAAATATGTCTAATACCTTATTTAAATCGTCCTGTGTTACGCAACTTCTCTCCGCTGTCGCAAATAAGTGCCTACCATTAAGTGAAACGTTGATCTCATAGTGTGACTGAATCATTGCCATTTTATATCTTCCTCTCTTTTAATATTCTTCTATTATATACCCATTTTCTTTAATTAAATATTCCTGAATGCGTGTTAAAACCTGACCTTTTTTGATCAATGCATATTCACTTTCTGGTACAAGGCGTACAATTTTAAATCTGGCATGGACTTCATCCCAAAAATTGTCATTGTATCTGTCAATCTCCATTGTGCATTCAATCATACGATGATCAATATGCCGAAAACCTGCTTCTGCTTTGCCGCCTGAAATCATTTTGGCATCATGCAAAAGATAAATTGCATCTTTGAAGTCAGTTGTCAATTTGTAGTCATACTCTGGATCTGAAATGTCGTTCAACAATTTATGATTAAACGATACAACTTCATCATAGCTATAATTGAAGCTATATTTTTTTCTATCTGACATTTAATATCATCCTTTCTTATATAATTCATAATACATTTTTGCCCTTTACTATATGTAAAAGGCAACATATGAATTATGAATTTTTAACTAAGTAAACCTTCTGAGTCCGTTCATCGTATCTGAAATGACTGGAACCTCTTGCAATATCATAAATTTCATGAGCTTCAAAGCTTTCAAATTCGCGGTTTCTAAAGCTTTTTTCCGAAAGATCAGCAATAGTTCTGCCATCACCTACACTCTCCACAATCTTGATCAGTTCTTTTTCATATTTGTACATAACTTATCATCCTTTTGTAATGTAATGTTATTCAGTAAAGCAATGATGCCTTATATAATATGGTTTATATAAGGCATTTTGAATCACTGAATTTACTTGATGTCATAGTATTCCATACGTTCTTTAAATTTTTCCTCAGCATCTTCTATTGATGTGTAATAGTATCCGAAGTTAAAACCTTCTGATTCTATGTTGTATTGCCATACAACGAATCTGAACTCTTTCCACTTGCACAGAACAAGTTGTAAGTGATGATCATGCGGAAAGTTTTTTACTTTCAAAACTTCTCTGCCTTGAACATTATCTCCTTTGTTAAGGCGATTCAATTCAAAAGGTTTATAGTCTCTGCAAAATGTAATACGTTCCCACTTGACTATAAGCGTATCACCGTTTGAAGCTTCCAAAATGGCTTCGCTGATATTGTCTGGATTCATGCATACACTTACTGCAAGCTCTTTACCATTGTTGTCAAGTGTTACCGCTACAATTTGCCCTCTGGTTGTAAATGGTTTTGTTGTCATGTTATATCATCCTTTTCATTGTAATTTAAAATCAGTAATACAATAATGCCTTACATAATATGATCATGTAAGACACTTTTTATCACTGATTAAGCTCTAACCGTTTTTTCAAAAGCTTCAATAAAGCGTGTAACATCATGATCAAGGTCAGATGATACTAATGTGTATTCGTCATACTTATTTTTTCTATATCCTTTTACCACAGGACTCCATAGAGTACCTGATTCCATATTGTGATCATCTTTTACAATCATCCAAACCTGAACCTTGTACTTGCTATTTCCGTTTATGTCATTACCATTTCTTTGTGCTGTAAGAATAACCTCTTGATAATGTACGTCCGATGTTTTTACATTTCCTTTATAAAGTTTGCTCATGTGTTATCATCCTTTTTAATTTAGTGTAATTCGGTAAAACAATAATACGCTCTATAATATGTATTATAGAACGCACTTTGAATCACTGAATTATTTGAAAATACTCTGGTCAACATAGTTTATAGCATGTGTTAGCTTTTCATGCAATCGGCAAATCAGTTCAAATTCTTCATATGTCATTTCTTTTGCGTCTGTATGAATGTCTTCTTGCACATCGTTCTCAAATACTTTAATGAAGTTTGGAACTAATTCTGATGCTTTTTTGATCTCTCGTTTGGTCATTGACATTCGTGTTATCATCCTTTTTTATATTATTTGTAATTCAATAAATCAATTGTCCTCTATACTTGTATGTTATAGAGGACTATCATTCACTGAATCAATCATACTTGTGGCAATTTTCTTGTGTTATAGGTGCATACGCTCCATAAGCAATCTGCCACTTTGTTAACTTGTTTCTGAGTCGCTTAATCTTTTTTAAGTCTCCGCTTTTATTTGCTTCCCTTAGATCAGCTTGTATTTGATAATATTTTTCTGTCATTTCTGTGTCTCCATTTCATCAATCTGAGATTCAATTTTCTTCATCTCTGAATACCACATTGCTGATTGTTCTTGAGTTTCTGATTTTGTCCATGATTCACGCGCATTTTCCAAGTCCCATTCCAATAATTCTTTCTGAGTTCGTTTTGTCATTGTCTTCTCTCCTTAAACCAATATTTTGCTGTGCTTGTCAATACCAAAGTAGTAAAATACTCTGATACTCTTGTCTTCTTCAACCTTGCGGATCAATTCGTTCTGAATTCGTGTAGTGCTTCTGCCGTAATTACTCTTGTTAATATGAATATCTTTGCCGTGATCCATAATTTCTGCCAAAACTGTATCAAAGTTTAATAAAGCTGTTCTTCCTGCTCTTTCTTCAATTCTAAGATTGTTTGCCTGTCCTTCCTTGTATCCCATGAGAAACGCCTTAATCACATCAGAATTCTTCTTCATTTCCATATTTAACCATCCTTTTTATATATTGATAATTTGTAGTTAGTAACTCACTAATAACATTAAGCCTTACATATATAGCCGTGTTATGGCTTAATGTCATTGTCATTCACTAACTGATAGACTGTACTTCTCTTAAAATGGAATCAACCAATCTGTCACTATATTCAATTTGTGTTATACGTCCGGTTATCCATTGCCGTCTAAGTTTTATTGCCATTTCTTTGTTAAGTTGAAATAAGATAACCGCATAATATTTCGCTGACAATTTCATTTCAACGGCAACATCAAACAAATTTCTGATTTGGATTTTTTTCATGTGAAATTCTCCTTCATGATGTTATTTTATATGACATTTGTAACCGAATTAAAAATTTCTATTGTGCCGATTTTGTCATATCCATTGTCTCTGGCAACTTGTAAAGCATTCTCGTCACAATATTCAAAATATGTAACTGTGAAAGGCTTGTACTTTGTGTTATTAGGCGTTACAAGGACAATACGATCACACCAAAGCGCTTTTTTCTGTGTCTTTTCTACCTTTGTAATAAAAGCATTGACAAACTTTTTACGGATAATTTCAATAGCGTCAGCGCGGTTAGAAGCTTCTACAATTTGAATAGGCTTCATTCTTACATGTATTGCATAAGTTTTCATGTTGGTATACATCCTTTCAAGCGTTATATGATTTTGTGTTATTCGGTAAATCAATAATACCATCTATATATAGTTGTATAGATGGCACTATGAGTCACTGAATTATCTAACTCTCATACATTCGTCAAGTCGGTATATATTTCCATGGAAATTAATTACATTAACTGTTTCGTAATCATCACTTAAAGATTCTTCATTTGGTATAAATTCAATTTCGCACCACTCAGGTTCATCGTCATTAATTCCCACCAACATTGCTTCATCTGATCTCATTTCCCATACGTTTAATGACGCAACATTTGAAATTCCCCAGCAAGCAATAACTTCTCTATTTCCCATTGTGTTATCATCCTTTTTTTGTTAAATTTGAAAACAATTAAAAGATACGAATTTATATTCGTATCTTTCTATCTTTTCAAATTTTATGTCTTATTCGATGATAAGCGTAAAACGTTTTGATGTATTATCATCAATATTTATAGCATCCAATGTAATTGCTGACAGGCATTGCTTGCTGAAATGTAGTTCAACATATGTCTCACCGTAACAAGCATAATCACCTGATGTATTATGTATCATTTTAAAAATATCAGTTTTGATGTATTGCGGCAACTTTTTAATCATCTTACGTAATCTTGCACCAATCACTGACTTGACTTCTACTCTTTCCTGTCTCTCTATTACTACCATCATTTTACAATCATTCCTTTTACTTATTAAATTTTTGAAACAATGGAGCATATAACCGTTTGTGTTATATGCTCTTTCTTTCAAAAATTGTTAGTATCCGCTTTCGTCAATTGTAAAGCTTCCCCAAGTACCACCTCTATAATAATCGGTTTCGACGGTTACACCGTATTCATTAGAAAGATGCATTTTATAATTGTCATTTTCTAAAATACCGTATTTGTTAACATTTGACAAAATGACATTAAATAAATTTTCACCAAATATTTCATAGTCTCCATGTGATTCCATAATTGGTGTTATTAATAAGTCGCATACTTCATAAAATACTTTGTAATTGTATTTAAATAATTCGCCCATTGTTTGCCGCGCTTTTGCTCCAAATCTTGGGATTACCCATTGAAGCGGATTGCTTGCCATAGTATCCATAATTTCTTGCAATTCACTTTCGTTATTATCCCAATCTAAATTAGAAAAATTTCTTTCATGGAATGGAATTTCCTTGTATTCTACAAATTTGCACCAAATGTCATTTTCTTCTAATGACATTTGGTTTATTTCTCTATACCCATTTTTTAACATTTCATCTTTATGATTAGAATATTGGGTATAATCGTAATATTTGTATGTTACATAAGAATTCCTAATTTCTCCGACTTTTTCAAATGGTTTAACTTCTCTCATGTGCAATCATCCTTTTTTTAAATTTTTGTAACAATTAGCAATATAAGTAAATTTTACTTATATTGCCTATCTTACAAAAATTATACTATATATTCACTTTCATCAATTACCATTTCATAATCATTTTTACCATTTATTTCATTTTCCATGATGTGTAAAATATCCGTTTCAATGTTAAATCTTGTTTTATTTTCTTTTTCGGCATAAATCCAAAAGCTCACGTAAGTTTGCCCAAAAGAAACATATTTAAAATTGCTTTCGATGTGCCATTCTAAAACCATTCGTAAAACCGCTTCTAAAGCTTTTGCGGTATAGTCGATAGTAGCATCATAATAGACCATGCCTTCGTTTATTCCCTCTTCTTTGTCCCTTTCCTCTTCACCTTGTAAAACCTCTTTTATGTGATCATAGTCACCTATATATTCCCATAATTTATTACCAATCATTGGAAATAATATGCTTGGATTGTTATAAAGAAACGTCCTTAATTCATCCTTAATACTATTTTTATCTTCTTCTTTCGCTCTTTCATAAGCAATTTTTAAATTAGCATATTGTTTCATAATTTCCATTTTTATCATCCTTTTTAGTTTAATTGTAAAACAAGAAAAAACACGAACTAATATTCGTGTTTTCAATCTTTTACAATTATTGATAGACTATTTTCATTGTTAGCGACTTGTTTAACTTCATTCTCAAATGTAAAGCCAAGATTGTTAAAATATTCTACTTGTGAACTAGTTAATGTAATATTATCCAATCTTATCCAATCCATGTGCCAAGAATTGTTATTTATTCTATGATGCAAATCGACTAACAAAGAAATGTTACTAGATATAACTTTTTTTCCTTTTTTTATGTAATTGTAATAATTAAAGGAAAGTGTTATTTCAATTCTCATTGTTTCAAATGGAAAGTTTAAAAAACTTTGTTTTTCTTCCAATTTTTTGAAAATTTCCATTAATTGGGAAATGCTCGCTTTTTGTTGAAACTCGCTAAAACTTAGATTTATTTCCATTTTTTTATCATCCTTTTGTTAAATTTTTGAAACAAGTTAGCATATAACTTAATTAATGTTATATGCTAGTTCTTCCAAAAATTGTTATACCGCAAAATCGGCATTTGTTTCTACTAATTCCGGGTTAAAATATGCCCTTGTTGCGCGTTCCTTAACAAATGCGGTTACTTCTATTTTTCCATGCCAAAAGGTTATGAAGCCGCTTGTATCTCTTACTTTCCATTGGTCGCAATCAACTAGCAAGTTGTATAGTTCGCTATGTGTCATATCTTTTCGACCGATAGAAGATTCAACCCAAAAATCTATCATACAAAGTTTCTCATAAATAACAATATTTCCAATTTTGATAATTTTTTCCATTTTTTATCATCCTTTTTTGTAAATTTTTGTAACAATTTGGTATATAACAATAGTTGTGTTATATACCATATCTTACAAAAATTAGAGTAAAGAACAACGGCAACCCGGCTTGCCACATTTGCGGCATGGCTTGTCATTTTTTAATTTCCATTTTTTAATTTCCATTTTTTACCATCCTTTACATTTAATTTAAAAATCAAGAATAGTTAACAATTAGCATAGTTACTAATTGTTAACTACTATCATTTTTAAATTTTAAATTAAGCATTTGCGGCTTTTGATTCTTCCGCGCTTGCGCTTTTGTTACGTCTCTTACCTTTTGGGGCTTGCGGAATGTCCACACTTGCGGGCTTTTCGTCTTTCTTTTCTTTGTCAACTTTTCCAAGCAATTCCAAGTGAGTTGTTTTGTCAAATTGTAACAACCCGTTTGCAATGAGCTTGCGCAAAAGCTTAAAAAGTGTGGAATTTTTCGCGCTCTTACCATTGTAAGAGAACTCGAATTTGGTTTGAATTGTTGTTCCGTTCGGTAACTTGTGATCTTTCTTCACGGAATATTTTTTGCCTTTAACCATAACCGCCACAATAGTATATGTTATTGTGCCGTTTACGTGCCGACCTTCTCCCTTTTCATCTAGCTTCATTGTGTAATACAACCCGTTCTTTTTGTCCAAGTCGGAATCATACATACCAAAACCTAACCGTGATGCCGCTCCCATTTCACCTTGTAATTGATCAATGTTAACCCATGCGTGAATAGGTGCTAGATTATAGGCGCTATTGTCTCCGGCATTCTTGAATACTTCTCCGGTAGCCTTGAAAGAGTTATATTCCGACAAAATCGGAAATTCTTTAGTGGACAAAAGAATCGGAACATTGATAACCGTTTTCATATCGGGTACTTTAATTTGTGGAAGGTGCATAATTTAATCACTCCATTTTTTTATTCGTTGTATGTACAACGTTGTAAGTAACCTACTATTTGTAAGTTGCTTACAACGTTGTCCAAGATGCTACACAATACATATGTACTCCATAGCATCTTAGGCAACGCCTTTAGGATGATTAAAGGATGATTTTTACATTGTATGACCAACGTTGACACGCTATTTAATCGCACTTGGCTAACATAAATGTTAACCAATTCGTCTAAGATTCTCATACATATAAGGCAATAATCTTTTCCTAGTTTATGAACACTTCACGTATGCAATGCGTTACGCTTTTCCGCTCATGTGCGCTCATTGTCTCCATTGGACAATTCGCTTCACTATTACTAGAAATTTTCTTACCTCATTGTCTTAACCATTCGATTAGACTAGAGATTAAATTCATACAATGTATGCCTTTTTGGGTATGGCATAAACCTTTTAAGTTTTCAAAGAACCATCTTTTTGCATCACATGTATTAGTGAGGATAGGTGAGACTTAGCAAAACCTTGTTTTCCTCATACATCCCTTATTGGGTTGCATTCCCCTTTCTAGTCCCATTAAACCGTGATTACTTCACCTTAGCATGTATTAGGCATTGCGCTAAGTACAAGCCTTGTGAGCATTTTTGATTCGTTTTATCTCACACTTACCATAAGTTAGCGACTTACTTTTGCTCACTTATTCGCGTGTGGGTAGCTTCCGTCGTCCGCACTTGCTACGCTCAACCTCTTTTAATGTTGGGTTGTTCGTTCGTTGCTCTCGTTGCCGTGTTGCCGTGTTGATATGTCCATATTACAAAGTAATAGGAATGTATGCAAATGTATAAAGCATTGAAAAGCCCGTTTTCACAAAATGTACACATTATGTTCCCATATGTTCGTATTATTTTGCATGTAAGCGTTTACAATTGACAATTTTTAGTAGAAAGTAAGCGCTTACAATATCCATATTTTAGGTGTCAATATGAGAATTTATGTTCGCATTATAGTTCATTTTTTAAGCTAAAAAGGCTAAAATGGCTTAATGTTCGGATTTTGACTATATATTGTGCCATAATCGGTCATAATGTTCGTGTTTTAAAAATGATGGATCAAATGATTCTAAAATGTCAATATCGTATTTCAATAAATTTTAAAATTCGTTCACAATATTGACACAATTAGATTTTTTAATGTATATACATATATTGGTAAAAATAACGCAATCCCTTGCTACATAAGGACTTTTGATTTTTTTATCATAGTGATAACTTTTGCTTATGAATGTCACTATCAGAAAGTAAGTGCCACAAAGCCTTGATACATAAGACTTTTTTAATGTTCGGAAAAATTTTCGGGTATGCATCCGAAACATTTTTATGCATAAATATTCATTTTGAAAATATTTACATTTTTTATGGCTTACATACGATTGAAATGTAAGCGCTTTATTTGCCCTTCTAAGACGTTCAATATGTGTACCCTAACATGGGTATTAGATGCACTATTGAACGTGATTAAAGCGGCTTACAATCCTTGTGACAACGTTTTTATGATTCTCTATTCCCTAGACAATGTAAGTCATTATGGGTATGTTTTGCTTACATATATATCCATTTAAACATTATTTGTCAGATAACACTTTATATTACTAATATGGATATATATGTATAATGAAAGCGTTTTCAATCAGTGATTTTGAATCTATATCATATTTAGATTGGAAAATGATAATTCATCTATTTATTAGATATGTGCGATTTATCCTCATTTTATCACTCATTTGTGTGTATGGATGAATAAGTATGCATGTAAGCGATTACATATGCTACTTTTATGCATATTTATTCATGCGTTTTGGGAAATAATCGCTCTTTTTTAAAATGTAAGCGTTTGCAAATGGCGTCAAATCAACTTATTTCCCAAGAAAGCGCTTTCTATCGTTTCTAAGCGATGTATAAACTTACTTACATACACTAGGTCATTCCAATTGATTTAAGGGCTTAGAATGGGCAACATGTGTTCCCTATTGACTTTTATATATTGGATATAATTGGATATTGATATATACATATTAATAATATCGTGTAGATATTAACATATAGATAATAACATTTAAATCATATCATAATGACAATATCATATGGTATATAATGGCATATTGGTATATTATGGATATAGTATACTATTGCATTATTTAGTATATATTTACATTTATTTGAAAGGAGAATATATCATGATCACTAACATATTGATTACTATATTATTGATTACAATTATATTTCATGATATTGAATAGGATAAAATTAGATTGTATGCAATGTATGCACGTTTTTACGTGTGTGGATATGTGGATAACTTTTTATTCATATGTTAGCATAATGTTAGTATAGTATGTTAGTATGTTAGTATTGTAGGCTATTTATTGGGATACAATTAGTTAACATTTATATTAATGATATGCAATTATATATTATAGAATTAAATTGCGTACAATATAGTTTTGTATGATATAGTGAGAAGCTATATAGTTTTACATGATAGAATAGTGATTAATATAAAGGTTAACTATTTAAATGTGTGCTATTAGATAGGATTGCATTATATAGGGTTAAATTATATTGTTTGCAATTGAATAGTATGATACTAGATAGGATGATATTAGATTGTAGGTTAATAGGTGAATATTGGATATATTTAGAACTAGAGAATATAGTGCAATATAGTGTTAAGCTATTATATTGTGCGCAATATAGTTTTATATGATTGTATGTGAGGTGATAATATGTGAGGTCATAAGATAGGATTGAATATAGTTGTATGCGATTATGTGGATGATTGGATGGATGATTGGATGGATAGAGGTCGCTAGATGGTCGCTAAGGTGATAGGTGTGTCTTACATCGTGCGGTTAGTGTTATGGTCGCGCGTTTCTACGATGCCAAAAAAAGGGAAATTTTTAAAAATCAAAAATTTTTTAAAAAAGTAAATATTTACCAATTATTCATAATATCACTAAATTCATATTTTTACCCACTTTTTACCATTTATGAGGTGAATCCGGTTCCGTGTCGTAGAACGCTAATTCCGCGACATAGGCGGGGTTAGTAAAAACCGGAAAAGATGGTTTTAATTTCCAATACCCCCAGGGCACTGCAACTCCGCGCAGTCGCAATATTTTCAACACATTATCAACCCTATTTCTACACCCAACCTAATCACCATCATCACACTCTGACGTCTAATTTGTTAACGCAGAAGGAAAAACTCGTTAACGCAAATGTCAGCCGATTATATACAGTATCGCTTATCTATATCTCAATTTTCAGCGTTGTCGTAAAACACACCTCTCACACAAATTCCACATTTAATCATATGTCTACGTCTCAAAGATAAAATCACACAATCCCATCTATTTCATCACACCTAGAAGGGGGGCTATGTTTCAACTAATTCCTGTGTTTTCATATATAGACCTATACCCCATTTCTGAACCCCTGCGAAAATATTGGTACACTACTATAGAAAATACCAAAAAGTTTACCAATAATGTTGACTTATGATCTAATAGTCGGTATGATAAAAATAGGATCAAGCACCAAATAAAATAACAAAACACTATGAGGTGATCTATCTTGGAGATTAAAAAGAAGAGTGCGAATCACGAATGGACAGATGCGGAAGATTCAATTCTGATGGAACATATGACTACTAGCAAAGGTAGTGTTAGAAAGAGATTGGAAGAAGCGGCAACCCTTTTAAATGTAACCTTCTATATGTGTCGGAATAGATGGCATAAGCACCTATTGCCTAAGCTTGAGAGCAACGAACCATTGGAACATGATCCAATTTACAATATGTCCGATACTCCTAACATGAGTTCACAAGTAAAAGGGTTAATGGATGACTTTATTGAAACAATGGTAGCCTTACAAAAGAAAAATAAAATGTTGGAGCAAAAAGTAATTGAGCAAGATAAGCGGTTAGTTGAGCAACAACGGATCATGAGGGATATGGCAGAGGAAAGTAAAGATTTGAAAGAAAGCTACGTCTATATATTAAGGGTAATGGAGAAAGCGCGTAAAATGTTTGCGGAAGATGAAATGAAGGAAGTCGTACACAAAGTAGACAATACTGGCAATGTAGTAGATACAAAAAGAAGCGCTGGATAATTCCAGCGCTTTCTCTTTAGGTATTATTTATATATTCCCAACCATCTTCCAATAGTTGTTCTTGATACACCTAACTTGATAGATGCTTCTGTTATGGATGAATATGTTACACCTTTTACAATAACTTCCTTATAACAATATACATAATATTTTTTAGTTTTGTCATACTTCATTAAATCACATTTCTACAAGCTTACAATAACATTCACGAATGATTTTGGCATCCCATAGAGCAGAATGTTTTGGATAATGATTATCTGAACTCCACACATACCCAGCGAACTCTTCACGATTAATATCTGGATTAATTCCTTTAGTCCAAAGTAAAGTTGATAAATCAAATGGAATGTAGTAAACATTCGATGGAATCTTAAATGCATGACCAAACAATTGATTAAATAATACCCAATCATATGCTAGACAATCGCTCCACATTTCAACGGAATCATATTGAGATAACCAAGCACGTAGTTCTGATGCAACTGTATCAACGGTTCCTTTCATGGAAATATCATTGTATTGTGACTTATGCAAGTGGAATAGAGTGTGGTTGTAGAGTAGATATTTTATAACATTTTCTTCAATCCATTCATCGACTTGATTCTGTTTGTAGTCATTAAATTCTGCATAGAACATTTTACCTTGTTCATCAATCAAGCCAATAGAGATAGGTGTAGTGTTTTGATGCAATCCAGTAAATTCCATATCAAAGAATAGCTTCATTTTATTTTCCTCCTTTATAATTTATCTACATACAACAGAAAAATTCTATCCTTGAAACTACCACGTTCAATCCTTTTTTCCTGTCTAATCTTCTCTAATTCGTGAATCGTAGCTCCTTTAGCTTCAACGAAAGAATAGATGACTTCAATTAGATCAGCCAATTCTTCTAATTGACCTTCTTCGTCAGTGTAAAAGAATTCATCTAATTCTTCTTGCATCTTAACTTTTAACTCATGAAGATACTCCAAATCATTTTCAAGAACGACAATACCACATTTATTTCCATCTTCCTCAACAATAAAAGGAATCTTATCACGTACAAGTTTATTGTATACTTTCATTTTGTATCTCCTTAATTTCTTTAATGTCATAATGAGGATAAGTCATTCCGTCCCATCCTTTATAGTAATTGCTGTCTAATTCACAGATGTATTGATATGCTTCATTGTAACTCTTTTTGTAGCCAAGAATATTGGAACATTTAGCGAAACCAAGATCATCTTCCATGTTGTTAAAGTCATATTGTATAACAATGAACATCACTCTAACCCCCTATACATATCTGCAACTTCTTTTTCTTGACGATACAAAGCGAATAGAGTATCAACATTGTTTTCAGCCCATCCACAAACATCTTCAAGTGTGTAGCCATCTTCACTACCCATCAATTCATTCCAAGATTCCTCTAGTTCATCGACAATAATTTGCGAATCACTTTCATCGTCTTCCTTTTCTGTTTCTAGTGCTAGTTCAAGCATAACGTAGTAAACATGCATAAACTGTTTTTCGCGGTCAGTCAATTCGACACCGTAAAAGTTTTCAATGTTCTTGTGAACGAATTCAATAATTCTTGTTAATTCTGTTGACATAAGTACACGCTCCTTAAATTTATTTTATCTTACACTTGACAACCGATCAATTTTGTATTACACTAATGATATCAAAAAAATGTAACCACAGGGAGAGAGGTAATGTATGAAGTCACGTATTAAAAATCACATTTACGTACCAAACGAGATTTTCAAAGATTTACGTGATAATCTTAAATCATCTAAACATAACGCATTTACGTATTCATATTACTATTACGCAACCTATTTGTATAGATATTGTGAATACTATAGAAACGAGAAGATCACGCAAGCAATGATGAAAGAGAAGTTGCAGAAGTCACCGATTGACAAGAACGTAGATTATATTATCAAAAACAATGGAGTACTTGATACAATGGGATATACACGTACAACATCGGACTATCCGTTATCATGGACAATAGATAGTGGATTTCTTGAATTCGAGACAATAAGTGATAGAAAAAGTGAACTTGGATATAAGACTATTATACAGGATTTGAACTATAAAGTCAAGTACCCTGTGAAAAGTTTTTTTAGGAATCCCGACTCAGAGATAGAGGGATTGCTAGATGGAACGTTTTACGAAGTAGCAAACACGCACAAGATTTACTATGACGTATTTGATAAATGCATGAGCGAGAAGGACTTAGGAACAAATGCATTTTACATTTACGGATACATTAAGCATAAACAGGGAACGCTCAACACGTATCGAATGGCATCAAGAAATGTAAAAGAGGAATTGATAATGTCTGATCCAACTTTTAGAAGGTATACGGATGCACTAGAGCAACACGGACTAATAAAAATATACCGGGTTAAGTTTTCAGGTAAAAACGGCGAAGCCAATGGGTATTCGATTATCGAGTAAAAAATTATTTTCACGACAGGTTACAAAAGTTTAGCTAATTAAAATAGTATTACTGTTATCTGAATATAATTTAGTCTGAATATAATAAATTTAACAGAGTTCAGTAATACTATTTTAATTAGCGCAAAAAATGTAACCTGTCGGAAAACGTAAAATAAACCCTTCATTCGAAGGGCTTATTTTTTGTGTGCTATTGACCGATACTATTGAGTAGTTCGTATTGTGTTGATCTACTACTTGAATTGATTAGTTCAATCAATTGTTCCTTTGTCAAGGAATTGAGAGGTGTAGTGTCAATTGGTTGACCGATCTGTAGACAAGGCATCTTTGAATAATCTTCTGTATATGCAAGGTAGTACTTCATGGTAGTTTCAAATGACGAGTGATTACCTTGAAGGGAAATAGCTTTCATATCGCCTTTTGTCATCATGGCAACTTCATTGATACCATACTTCTTGATAGAGTGGAAGGTAAGATTTCTTTCCTTTTTGTCGAGTCCCATCATATCAATCAATTGATCAACGGTACGTTGCAATGTTCTTGCTGTACAATCAAACAAGTTCTCTCTACCTTCGGCATTAGCCATAAGTCTATCATATAAGTCTGTGCGTATAGCCTTAACATTTTCAACTTTCTTATCAAATACACGTGCAACCCATGTATTGTTTTTAAAGAAAAAATCTGACTTATTTATGTTTGCAATAGCTTCAAGTCGGAAAGAGGTTACACTTGCCAATTCAATAGCTAATGACTTAGTTTCACCATTGTCAAGAGTTTTTGCTAATTCGATCATTTCCATCATTTCGTCATGTGCAAATGTTCCGTAAGATGATTTGTCATCAATATCAACTCTTTTTATTCCCTTGAAAATCTTTGATGTGATGTATACCCATTCATCTTCATACTTGTAACGATATTCGTTCTCTTCAAAGTAGTTGTACAATGATCTGACCGCATTAATATTGCGGTCTACGGTATTACTCTTCAATCCCATGTTAACAAGATATGTTTGATACTTCTCAATATCGGATGGAAGGATGTATAAGTCTTCAATCTCTAGTTGATCCAAATTTTTACCCCACATCAATTTAAAGAATCTCTTAATGTCTCTCTCATAAGCTTCTGCGGTACTTTGAAGTTCTTCGCCATGACCAATATTGATGCGATAGAGGAAGTGATAGATGTCTTTGCCTACATTTCTAAATTCTTTTTTGCCTTTATTCCGCTCATTCAAAATCACTACATTATCATTGATTAATGGTCTACCCATATTTAATCTCTCCTTTAGCCGATGTCGTATTTTTTCTTAATTATACGACATGATGATAGAAATGTCAATATGTTTATTGTTTTATTTTTTATTTATATATTTTCATAGGAGAATAGAAAAATAATCTCCACACGCTCTAGGAGAGGTTGTAAGCGTGTGGAGATTCAGGGGGTACGAACGTTCCACATATGCCAGTCAAATTGATTCTGACAATACTAGCGTTCGTCTCATTTGAAATTGAGAGGTGAGGATCATCTCATTTGGCTACGTCCTCTGGAAGTGGCGATATGATCCTCGACGTAATAGACAGGAGTAGAATTTTGTTTCTTCGGTTTTCTAGTAGGCTCTGGAGTAGTAGGTGGCTCTGGTGGATGAACCGTCAATGATTGACGAACGATGAATTCCACTCCAGCTTCTACAATGTCATCATAGTTGATGTGATCCATCTCAAGAGAGTTGGAGTTGTGCAAGTAGATCATGGCATCCATACTACTAACAAGACGAAAAGGGATGTGAACAAGCAAAGCTTCTTTTTCTTTCTTTCCAAAAAAGAATTGACCTAAGAATCCCATGTATCAATCATCCTTCCTCTACGAAGAGTAGAAGTATCTTGGTGATAAACAAAGTGACCTCTACGTTCGTCTCTTTTATATTTTTCCTGAAGATGGTTTAAAAATAATTGATTGGTAATAGCGAATTCAATAGCTTCACAATACAAAAGATTCAATGACACATTTTGTCGAAAAGAAATTGCTTCAACCTCTTGGTGAGTCACTTCACTAACCCTTAACGGGAATCTATGTTTGGCATCAATTCTTAGTTGTTTTGTGTTCCCACTCTTCCCCATATTATCTTTCACCGCCTTTAAAACAATTGTATGTTCGATGTCATGACATCATGACATTCACTTGAGGGAGGTCATTTTCGGTAGGGGAGGGGAGGTTTGGAGAGAGGTGAGTGTCCGTCTCTCCAAACATTATAAAGGTTTATCCTTGATTATATTGGAGAATATTCATTGATAATAACAAATTGCTTCCATCTTTCGTCAAGAACAATTTCTTGCTAATTACCGCTTCAGCCAATGATTTCATCGTTTTTTCACTAACATTTGGAATCATTTCGGTTGTTTTCATAAGAAAATCTCTCCTTTATCTTTTATATTTGCTTAAAATATCTAAAACTGCGACATTTTTATCACTTTTTGAAGAATTTTGTCGCAATTTTTGGCTAAAATCATGTGTTTTTGGTACGAATTGATGCTCATTTTCCATTGTTTTGATAATAGCTTCCGCTTTGACTTTGCTACTTTCAATAAGGGAATCCATGGTATTCATACGAGAAACGCACCACGGAAGTCCTGTAAGAGCGGTAATAATTTTACCATTGTGTTCTTCATAATATCCTTCCAATATATCAATTGGTACACCATGATCAAACTTTGAGAAAATCTTTTCGTAGTTAATATGTTCGATAATGGATTCCTGACCATCGAATATGAATGCGCACTTAGCAACTTGATCATATTCAATAGGAGCGAATATAGATGTTTCCCATGATTCAAAAATTGATTCCGCTATTCCAGTAGATGTTATATTTGCTTTAGGAAGAGATGTAATGTCAACTTCCGATATTATTGACATGCCTTTTTGAGAGAATACTGAAAGTAAGTCACGATTATCAAAGTTACCATTCTTAGAAGCCTTTTCGGTATAAGAAACAAGCTTGTGCAACAATGATACAGATGTCTTGTTCGTAATGTCAAAGACTTGACTTTTAAATGCCTTATTGTGTTTCTTGACCTCATTATTATCAATAGGCAATATGCAAAGGTTTAACTTTGACAATTCGCTAAGTGCATTATATGAGTTTTCTTGGAATGTTAGCACTTCTGATTCGTCTGGGATTATCGGCATAGGCACTATTACTTTATCTGTCATTTCATACATAAGTATTTCCGCTAACATTGGCGCGATACCTGATCCGCTGCCACCGCCGGAAGCGAAGGGAAGGAATATAATTTCAATTGCTGGATTAGAGAAGTTATCTTTAACAAATTTGATAACCATAGGGTAGTGTTCGTGCATAAGTGAAATCGCCAAGTTTCTATCGTGACCAACACCTTCCGAACCCATAACTTTAAGTTTGTGTTTAACGTCAATAGAGTCCAAATCTTTGCTTGAAAAATTAATTGCACCAGACGGAATACCAAGTAACGATGATTCGTTAGCAATATTACCACCAGCACCACCTAACCCAATAACAGCAATGGACATTATTTCACTCTCCCATATTAGTTAATATATTTTGTAATGCATGTAAGCCGTAGTGAGAAATGAATAGACCATGTTCCTTGTAGTCTTTGTTAGGAACAACAAATTGCAAAGCGGTAAGCCTATCAATAGACTTCCTGAATTTTGCTTCGGTTGATTCACTCATTTTTTGAACCATATTAACCTTGATGGAGCGTTGTTTAGATATTGCGTCATTGTCCTTGAGGATGCCTAAAATCATTGTATCTTCGATAGTAAGGCTTTTGACAACTTCATTAAAGTATTGATCCACCTTGCGTCCTCCATTCTTGAGGATTTTTGTTTATACTCCATAATATTAGAGTATGGACGGGTATATTCCTTTGTAGACGAAAATATTTTTTCTTCATTATATGTATTAAAAAACCAATCAAAGAGAACAATGGGAAAGTAAGAGCGGCGACCTCTAATAGCTACCGACCAAACCCCTTTCCCTATGAAAAATAAATGTCGCCGCTTTTACATAAACAGGTTGACAAGTGCAAGATAAAATGATATAATATGATTATATTCTTGAGCGTGAGTAGACAAGAAGGAAGGGAGGAATCAATGAGCGAGAAAATCCAAGTTGAAGTAAGAATAGACCGCGAAATAGCTTATAGAGAAGAGAGCGGGTGGGGAAGTTACGGTGTAAGTCTTGTAAACGATGAAGACTATGCATTGGATAATATTCATGTAAACAAGTATGGGAACTTGTCTGTAAATGGAGTTATTCATAGGCTTAATATTGGTGCAATTTACCTTATGACAGCTACTCTTGATAAAAATGATCCCAAGTGGGGATGGAGCTACAAAATTAATAGAATGCACCAAGACACTCCATCTACTCCTGAACAACAAGCGGCATTTATTAAAATGCTTGTAACTGACTTGCAATATCGTTCCATAATGGATGTATACGAAGGTCAGGACATCATTCAAATGTTGAAAGATGATACGTTTGAATACAAGAAGGTGTATGGGTTTGGAGAAATCACATATCCTATATTTAGAGAAAAAATTCTAAAGAACCTTGAGCTGCTTGAGCTTCACAATGAGTTTCCAATGTTGGACTATAGTATGCTTCGTAAATTGCTTGGTAGATATGCTAATGCTAAAACATTAGCGGAAAAGCTAAGAGAAAATCCTTACATCATGACAGACTTCGCAGGAATAGGGTTTAAAACGGCAGATGAAATTGCACTTCTAATGGGTATAGAAGAGGATAGTCAATTTAGAATTCATGCAGCAATAAGGTTTGTCATAAGAGAAGTGGAGAACAATGGAGACACCTACATCCTCAAAGACAAATTGATCTCAGAATCTTATAAGCTATTAAAGCTTAAAAAGAATCTTATATCTAATGAGTTGCCTAAAGTTGAAGACATCATAGAGATTGATGGCAAATATGCACTTGAGAGCAATTTCAAATTGGAAGTACAAGTGTCACATAAATTGAAACAACTTCAAGAAAATTCGAAAGAATTGAATTTTGATGTTGAAGACTTTATTGAAAGAATGGAAAAGAAATACGATGTAACATTGACTTCTCAACAAAAAGATTTATTCTACAATATTAAGAAAAACTCTGTCGGATTCCTAATTGGTTATGCGGGAACTGGTAAAAGCTTCTTGCAAAAGTTGGTAATTGAACTTGCAGAAGAACTTATGTTAAGTTTCGCACTACTTGCTCCTACAGGTAAAGCGTCTAAAGTATTGAAGAAGTACACTAAGAGAGATGCTTTTACGATTCACAAAAAAGTAGGTGTAGGTATGGATGAAGAAGGATTTGGTGCAATGGTAGTTGATGAAGACTTTGTAATTGTAGATGAAAGCTCTATGTGTGACGTTAAATTAGCTAAGATTCTACTTTACAAACTTGTCAATCCAAATGTTAGAATCTTATTCATTGGTGATAGCTTTCAAATACCAAGTGTATCCGCAGGAAACTTCTTATTTGATTGTCAACAAAGTGGAGTATTCCCTATTACGTTACTTGATATTGTGTTCCGTCAAAAAGAGGGTGGAATACTTGATATTGCAACAAAGACACGCTTAGGTGAAAAGTTCATTGAAGACAATTTTGTTGGTGTTAAGAAGTTTGGTAAGAATTGTATTTTTGTTTCTTGTCCACAACATCAAGTAGAAGAAGCTTACTTGCATTACTTCAATAGAATGATTAAGACCTACACAGCAGAAGAGTTAATGGTTCTTTCTCCTACTAAAAAGGGAGATTTGGGAACATTCCATATTAACAATATATTGCAAGAGATTCTTAATCCTAAGATGGATGAATTAACAAGTGAGATTAAAATAATTAAAGAGGGAAATGAAATATTCTTTAGAGTTGGAGATAGAGTTCTAAACAATGTTAATACGTATAGAGTAATAAATCAATACGAACAAGAGGTTGATATTATGAATGGAGACACAGGAACCATTATTGATATCAATGTTGAGAGTAGAATTCTAACCATTCAATTTGAAAGAGATGTTGTACAATTTAAGAGTTCGGAGCTTGCCAAGTTGTTGTTGTCGGCATGTATGACGATGCATAAGAGTCAAGGCTCTGCTGCTAAAGGAGTAATATCTATTAGTGATAAGGCTCATACACACCAACTTAATGCCAATCTATTATATGTAGCATGGACGAGAGCTGAGGAATTTTTGGTTATTATAGGTCAAGCAAGAACTATTAACGCTGCGTTGAAGAAATTTGAGAACTTGAGACGCAATACGTTCTTGTGTGACATATTAGACGGAACAATTCCATTTGAAATGTATCAAAAATATATAATAGAGGAGATGTATAATAGTGACGCTGGGCTTAGGGATATTATTGACGATTTGCTTTTCGAGTACAATGGGGTGCATAATGACTCTGTGGCTTGATCGGGATGATTTAAGGGTGTTATAAAAATAAGTATTGACAAATGACAGATAAAGTGGTATACTATAGTTAGTTAAGAGAGAGGAAAGCAAGTCCTTATTCAAAAGGAGCTACACAAAACCAAGCGGTTCACAGACTTTCTCTATAATAACTATAGTATTATCGCTCTTTGAAAATTAAATACAAAAAAGTACTTGACAAGTTGACTATAAAATGGTATAATAGTAACATGTTAAGGGGAAATAAGTCAGAAACTTTTAAATCAGAAAAAAGTTCTTGACAAATGTAAGATAAAATGGTATAATAATCAATGTAAGGAAGGAAAACACATCATGAAGCTAATACTACCGAATGGAGAGAAGGTTGAATTAGACAATACACTTCCTTTAGAAGACAAGAGAGTTGTTGTTGATAAGATACTGGACGAATGGAATGACTACTTTACTAGGTTTAGAACCAATAAAACTAAAGTTTGTTTAGAAGTTCTTTCAAGCTATCTTTGTCATGAAAGCAAAGAAGTAGGTGATAAGGATGACAAAGAAAAAGTCTAAGACATCAGTTCTTGATGAAATTCTAAGTAAAGCTATTTTTTACAAGTGGTGTACTGTTAATACAGAAAATGAGTTTAATTATGGTGTTCCAGATTGGACATATGTAATTGACGAATCAGTTAAGCAATACATGGTTTTTAATAAACCGAAAGTTAAAAATGGTGTACTAAATGATTGGACAAATGCCGCTCTAATGACTAGGATTTTGTATGTTGATGTTGTAAGTGAAGTCAAATTTTTTGATGAAAACTTCGTAGATATTACAGATAAAGTTAAGATTAAGACAAAATGATTTAAGTAGTATACAAGTGATATATAAAATCGCTTGACTAATAATAAAAAAATCTAAAGAAGAGAAAAAGGAGAATGTTAAAATGGCAGTATTGAACAAAAAAGAATTTATTGAGGTTGTACAGGCATCGTTTGAAGTAGAAGAAGGTTCTAAGAAACCTAATAAGAAAGAAGCAGCTCGCGCACTTGATGCAGTTCTTACCGCAATTCACACAGCACTTGCTAATGGTGATGATGTAGCACTGCAAGGTCATGGTGTATATGAAGTTCGTACACGTAAGGCTCACACTGGTCGCAACCCACAGACAGGCGAAGCAATTGAAGTTCCAGAAACTAAAACAGTTGGTCTTCGTGTAACTGGTCTGAAATCCGCAGTACAGTAATCAAATCAACAAAATATATAAAGTCTAAGGGCAGGGAGTCTTGAAATCCCTGCCCTTTTTCTTATACAAAAAATAGACGCTACTGAAAGGGTGTAGGCTATGACAAAATACGTGGTAGATACTAACGTTCTTGTTAATGATTTGTCAGTTCTTGAAGGAAAGGAGATTGTAATTTTAAGTCACGTTTTGCGTGAATTGGAAAAGCATAAGAGCAATAGAGATAAGAAAGATTTGGCTTATGGAGCAAGAAAAGCGGTAAGATGGATTGATGATCACATGGAAGATGATCTTGTTCATTTTGATCTACATGATTATACTTGGAATTCTAGTGATCCATATGAAAATGATTACGTTGACAATCTTATTGTCAAAGCTTGCTTAGAAAGAGGATATGGTTTAATTACAAATGACAAGCTTTTGAAGTTTAAAGCATTAGGATTTGGAATCGAGTTTATTGAAGCGGAATCATATGAAAGTGATGAAGATGATTATACTGGCGTATATGAAGTCGTTTTAAGCGACGAAGAACTTGCTGAGTTTTATGAGAACTTGGATACTAACATGTTCGAATTGTTTGACAATGAGTATGTTGTCATTATAGATAAATCTGGAAAGTATGTAGACAAGTATAGATGGTCAGATGAACATGGTTATATTGCTGTTAAATACAATAGAATTAGTAGCAAGTATTTAGGTGAAATTAGACCTAGAAATATGAAACAAGAACTTTTGTTCAATATGCTCCAAGACAGAAAGACAACCGTTAAATCTTGTTTCGGCAAATTTGGCACAGGTAAAGACTTCTGTATGATATCTCATGCAGTTCACCTAATAGAAAATCAAAAGTTCCAAAAAATTGTTTTTATTAGAAACCAAATTCCATTGAAAGATGCACCTGAAAGTGGATTTAGAAAAGGCGACTTATTCGACAAGATGATCGAATTTGCAATGCCTTTAGCGGATCATGTTGGTGGAGTGGAAATGTTGCGTAAAATGGTTGAAGCCGGAATGGTTGAATTGCAAGACTTGTCACGCATTAGAGGACGGGATTTGCGCAATAGTATTGTATATGTTACGGAAGCTCAAAACAATACCGAAGAACATGTTAAATTACTTCTTGGTCGTATTGGCGAAGGCTCAGAATTGTGGTTGAATGGAGACTTAAAACAAATTGATAAAGATTCATTTAGACACAATTCTGGTATTCAAGCTATTTCTAAGCTTAAAGGTCATGAGCTTTATGCTCAAGTTACACTTGATAAAACCGAACGTAGTAGAACAGCGGAACTTGCTGAACTTATTTAAAGGAGATGTAACAATGTCTAATGTTGGAACGGTTAAAATTAGTATGGATGAAGTGCATGACGCTATTCAACAATATGTAGAACGCAAGTACGGTGTTAAGGCAATTACTGATTCTATTCATTATCGTGGTCAAACAGTTAGCTTTCAAGGCGCTACCGTAAAATATGAATTAACTCCATTGAATCCCCTTCGTTCAACAAAAGAATAAAATTAATTTTATATTGTGCTTGACATTGTACTGTAAGTGTGATATAATTCTTTATGTAAGGTGATTCGTTAGATTCATTATTTGTTAGCATCTACGGTAAGTAGGCGAAAGTAATAGCTTCATAGTACAATACAATCCCCTAAGAAGAGGGTGAGGAATTGAAGTGAGGAACGTTAGAATTGATCAACCTAACGTGTCATAGTTGTGGAAGGTGGTTGCTATGACAAAAATAATGCTTGACAAGTACAAGATAAAATGATATAATATGATTATCACTTTGGGAGTATGGTGTAATGTTAGCATCTTGAGTTCCAACCTCAAGGGTATGGGTTAAATTCCTGTTGCTCCTGCCAAAAAAATAAATTAAAAAACAGCTTGACAAATGAAAGATAAAATGATATAATATAGAAGTAAAGTTGAGAACAAGATATTTTATGAAAAAGCTTGACGATGTTGATCCCACATCATCCTCGTTAGTCTCGTCAAGCTTTTTGATAAAATAATAAAATTCAAAGATAAAAAGGAGAAATGTGCAAATGGCAAATATTTCTATTACAAGAGCTTTGAGCGAATTGAAACTTCTGGATGGTCGGATCAATCGTGCAATTAGTGAGGGTAAGTTCATTACTACTCAACTTGGTCAAAAACTTATCAATGGTCACATTACATTGAAAGATTTTGAAGTTTTGGCAAAAGCTTCTATCGACAAGGTAAATGCTCTTGTTGAACGTAGAAATAAAATCAAATCGGCAATTGTTGCTTCTAATGCTATTACGGTAGTTAAATTTCCTAGTGGCGTTGAATATACGGTTGCAGAAGTGATCGAACGTAAAAGTTCAATTGTCTATGAAAAGACACTTCTTCAAACGTTGAAATACCAGTACAATCAAGCGGTAACTTCACTTGAACGTGCTAATCGAGAAGCGGAAGCTACTCTTGAAAAGCGTATTGAGAATATCTTGGGCAAAGATGCCAAGAAGGATGAAAGCAAGAAGAGTGAGATTGAAAACATCACGGCACTATTCAACAAAGATAATCTCACAACCCTTGTTGATCCAATCGGACTTAAAGTCGTAATTGATGAACTTCAAGAAAAGATTGAAGAGTTTGAAAACGAAGCAGACTTTTTGCTGAGTGAGAGCAATACGCGCACAGACATCGAAGTTTCGGAATAATGTATGATGTGTTTGTTTGGTAGATCATGCACGTTAAATAAATAAAACTACCTATTTCTGGCATAGCGAAAACCGTCGAACTTTCACACCTTTTCTTACAATGTAGGTTAACATTGTTAATACAGTGCTTATTACGAGCAAATAAAAGATATTTGATGGATATATCAAATTACTTCTATCTAATTAGAAAATTGGGATATAAAGATCAAAGCTTAAAGCTCAAGTGATCAACTGTGAAGACTCAAGACTCTTATTGTCTGCCAAGAGTGCAGAGTCAAAGATGAAGGTGCAAAATTCAGGGCTAAGAAGTTAGGCATGTAAGTCCTAACTAGCCCATTCGATAAAATCCATGGTTTAGTTTCATAGCGGGTTGTGAATTGCGCTTGATGGTTTGTACATGGCTGCTATGTCAGAAATATTGTTTTTATTAACGTGAATGGAGATGTTTTAGTGACGGAAATTTTTGAAGTAGGAAGTAGATTCAGATCGCCATATAATATTGTTTGTGAAGTGGTAGCTGTAATTCCAGAAGTTGATTCAAATGGATTTCAAAGCTATGTAATAAAAACATTTTATGAAATGGGAAAATTTATTTTTGACATTGCTGACCATGAAACGTTAGTTGAATGCGAAAGATTTTAAGATTTAATATGTTGCGCGTGGTGGAAAGGTAAACACGTCAGATTGTGAATCTGGTGGGAGTAATTCCCTTGCGAGTTCGAGTCTCGTCGCGCACCCTTATATGCCCTTTTAGTTTAATGGTAGAATAGCGGACAAAAATCGTATTCCGCAGGTGGCAGTTCAATTCTGTCGAAGGGCTTGAGGTTGACCACATCCCGAAAAAGTGGTGGTGATTCTATCTGATCCAAAAAATGATAGGCGCTTCCTCCAACAAGTGTGAAAAGTTTTTGGACGCATACTATTAGCGAGATTAGTAGAGGTTTACTACATTAACCGCTTAACATGGGTGGCGGTTGAGCCATAAGATGTAGAGGTATCGAGTTTACCAAAAAACGCATAGCGCTGTGCAAGGGTTTGGTAGCGGTTTTCCCTTTCGAATAAAAAACCTAGTCAATATGGCGCGTTAGTCAAGTGGCAAAGACATCGCACTTTCACTGCGAAGACAGGAGTTCGACTCTCCTACGCGTCATCTCCCAATCATTTCACGTAAATGATTCCGGTTTATCGTTATCCGTGTTATATCCCCAAGAGTCCATATCGAAGGGATGATGCATTAAAACGATGCTTATAACTGGACGTAGAGGAACTTGGTTTATCTCGCCTACCTTGGAAGTAGGAGCATGTTGGTTCAAATCCAACCGTTCAGATATCTTGCCCGCTTGTCCCAATTGGCAGAGGAATGAAACTTAAAATTTCATAGTTATCAGTTCGAGTCTGATAGTGGGTATATGCAAGCCCAAGTATTCCAACGGCAGAGAAAGTGGTCTAAGAAGCCATACAGTGGAGGTTCAAATCCTCTCTTGGGCATAATCCTTTATTCAAGGAGGTAAATCATGTTAAAGCATGGAAAAGTTTATATTGACAAACAGTTTATCATGGAGAAACTTGACTTTGATATTGATGAAAATAATATTCACATCACAAATGCAACCTATGAAAATGGATATGTAGACATTAGCTTTGTTGTAAGCGTTGAAAATGAAGATGATTTAGCTGAAAAAACTTCAACCGCAGAAAATCCAAGAAGACAAAAACTTTAAGAGGTGAAATATGGATCAAGACATTACATTGTTACAAGCATTAGAAGGATTTTTTGCTAGTAATCCGTCACAATACTACATGTTAACTGATTTAAAGAATCACTTCACCATTTTGAGAGTGGATGAAATTGAATCAGAAGGGATAAATACAGAAGAATTTATTATTGAAATATTTGAAAGTGTTGAATTTGAATATGTCAAAGGTCATTATCGTTTCGACTTCGTAGCAAATGACAGAGATTATTATATTTTTCCTTTTGATGATGGAATTGTTTCAATTTAAACTTTAGGGAGGTCTTAACATGTTAAACGTTTCCGATGTAAAAGAAGGAATGAAAATTGAGTATATTGGTGATTCAATAGCTTTTGGTGGAAAGTATCATGTACATCTTGCAGAGACAACATATGTTCGTTCAGAAGATTGTCCTGAGCATGAAAAAGGAAGATTGCTAATTGTAGAGTTTATGAATGACGAAACACCAATGTTCTTTTTCATTGATGAAGACATTAATCCTAAAGATTGGGTAATTGTTGATGAAAGATGTGTGAATAAGTAATTTAATATGGCAAGGCGGCGAAGATGCTGAGTCGCGCTCCCGCGTAATGGGGGTTGTGTAATACAGACACATTTGGTAGTTCAATTCTATCCCTTGCCACCAATGATGGGATATCTTATAGTGGTTATTATTAGTCTCTGATAAGGACTAGACAGGAGTTCGATTCTCCTTATCCCTATTCTATAGCTGGCGGCGTGGTTGGATCACGGAAGGGTTCATATCCCTTTGAAACTTAGTTCAATTCTAAGGCGAAGCAATTTAATAAAGTAATATAAGGGAGATGTCTATTATGACATCTTTTTTTATATATAGTATTTCAATTTTTAAATATCAAAATAAGGAGATGGTAAAATGACTTTAATTCGTACACAAGATGATGGATATGTAAGTAGAAGTAATCCGCTTCCTATTACATCATTGGGAAGTTCAATGTTAGTTACCGGAATTGTAAATGTAACAACCTCTGGTACTAGAGTGCAACTTCCAGATATTCCATGTCGTGAGATTACCTTGATTGCAAAAACAGGTACTACTGGAGTTATTTATGTAGGTGATGCAAATACAAGCTCATTGAGTTACGGAATTGACTTATCTGAACGTGATAGTTACACTTTCGCTGTGAGCAATGCAAACATGTTATACATCGACGCAAGTGTTTCTGGAGAAGGTGTTTCATATGTCGCGCTTTAATCCATGGAAACCACCTGGTGGTGGCGGTGGCACTACTATAATTCAAAATCCATTTGACGATAGTGTGCTTAGAAAGAAAATTGATGATCTTGGGATTAATGTTAAGAAGTATGGAGCAAGTGGATCAGCAACTACAACCACAGGAAGTATAAACTCTGGCTCTAAAGTTTTAACCGTTGCATCCGTAAGTTCATTCGAAGTTGGTCAAGACATTGCAATATCTAACGCTGCTGCGGTAAGTGGGATTAACTACATAGAAGTAACAAAAGCTCCTACAACGGCAGGAAATTTAGACTTTATAATTGGTGGGAATACATATTCATTGCCTTTAAATCCTCTTCCTCAAATCTTTGAAGTAACGTTCTCTGGAACTTCTCCAAGCGAAAGACAATTTGGTATCGTGTTAGATGGTGTAACTCATTATATAACCGTTTATCAAGGAGAGACAGCAGTTGCATTTGCAAATAGATTGAGAACAGATGGATACTTTACTGATATGTGGTCAACGTGGACTATTGGTGGAGTTGCAGATACTAACGTTGTCAGTTTCACATCTAGATATGCTGGAGCTAGACAATGGAATTCGCAAGTATTTGATTACACTGGATTTAGTGGTGTAATGACAACTAAGCAAGTAGGAACAGGTGATATTAATTACGTTATCAATCAAATTGCTGATGTACTTAAAATCACAGGATATCGCCAAAAGGTTGTAGCCCCAAGTAAAGTCATTAGATTGACAAGAGAAGCCGTTGGATTGGCTCCTGCGGTTACATACAATGCAAATGGTACTGGCGTAGAGCTTAACATTCAAGAGCAAGTGAATGGAGTAGGAGAAATCATTGGTACAATAGTAAGTATTGATTCTGCGAACAAGAGAATTACTATTGATAAAAATGCATACTACACAGTAACAAATGTTGAGATTCGACACGATGACACTAGAGCTATTCAAAAAGCATTGGATGATATGTGGGCTTTAGGTGGAGGAAAGGTAGTTGTTCCAGATGGAACATATAGACATACAGGATTATACATGAAAGATAAAGTTAGCTTTATTGGTAATTCTATGTCTAGAACTATTCTTGTAAACCACTCTAAACTATGGTCATCTTTATATGTTCAAGGTATTGGTGGAGACGTTGCCAATGAAGCTGGATTCTTGGACAAATGGGAAATTAGAGACTTTACATTGACAACTAATGCGCCTTATGGTGTTCTTAGTAAGACTCAAATAGGTGTAGACTTATTATTCTGTCACTCTGTAACGATTAGAAATCTTCAAGTAATTCGACATGGTATAGGTGTATATGAAAAATGCGTATGGTATACACAATTTGAAAACATCTATATTAATAGATGTGTTGATGGATGGTATTATCCTGAGTTTCATCCTTCTAATTCTCCAAGTTCAAGATTCAATATTGTCATTGCTGACAATAGTGGATATGGTATGTTTATTGAGAACTCACCTGACGTATTCGCTTGGTTTGGTGGAGCAGTAGAACGTAATACAAAAGGTGGAATAATAATATATGGTGGAGCAACACGTTCACTTGTATTTGAAGGTATTAACATCGAAGAAAATGGTGGATATCAAGTTGAAGTTGGAACCGTTGAAGGAATAGCACCTTCTAATATTAGCTTTAGAAATTGTAGCTTTAAGAATTGGCAGCCTACAAAGCCAGAATGCGCAATTAAATTAAATCGTGTAATTGGATTTGAATTGCAAAACGCCAAATTCTTTAACTTTGATATTGGATTAAAAGCTGAAAATCCTGGTTCTACATTCTTTATTACTCTTTCAAGCTTTGATGGATGCCGTAAAAACTACCAATTCAAAGATTTAGAGGTAGGAGACGGATACAATACAATTATCGGAAGTTGGGCTGGTGTAGTCGGAATTACTTCTACTGGATTCCAACAAATAGGTTCTGTTGCTAGTAAAAGTAACGAAGTTAGTATTAGCGCTTTAGCAGAACTTATTGCAAACGGCGTAGGTTCAGCAGCATTGACACCTCAAAGTCGTGGCTACGTACATGCTGCAATTGACTATGGTACAATTGGAGATGGAAGTGATGGAGACGATACCAAACTTCAAAACGCATTGAACAAAGCAACAGAATTAAGATTGCCATTGTTTATTCCTGCTGGTAGCTACAAGCTTACATTCGGATTAGTTGCGGATAGCTCGAAGTACACTGGTGGTGGAGATACAAATGTAATGATTTATGGTGCAGGTGGAACTTCAACTAAGTTGCTTCCTACAAGTTACGCTTTCGACGCAATTACAATTCAGAACGGAAGTTCTGGAGCTGGTTCTGGAGTAGCGCCATCTGGATTCATTAGAGATATTTATATCGAAGGAACTACTAATAACGCAACAACAAACAATGCAAAAGGTCTTCTTTTAAGAGGTATGAGACAATTTGAAGTTAAGAATGTCACCGTAAAGAGAATGCCAATTGGCTTTGATATGATTGACAATTGTTACGGAACAGTATATTACAATTGTAGAACAGAACGCGTTTCTGTAGGTATTAATTTACGTGCTGGAGCAGTTTCTGGAAGTGATATGAACTTCTACAATTGTTGGTTTGCCGGAAATATTGCTGCAGTTCACATTTCACCTGATGGTGGAGGTTGGCACTTCTTCGGAGGTCAACTTGGTGGAGGTAATGCGAGAACGGTAGATGATGACAATGCTGGTGCGATTATAATTGGTAAAGACTATATTACAGGAGCAACAGGAACTTCGGCTAACATTATCTTTGATGGAATTGACTTTGAAGGTATTCGTTATATGCATACCATTCGTTCATTTGGTCAAGTAAGTATGACTATTCGTAACTCTAGTTTCCTTCAAACGGATTCTTCTCAAAATGGATTATTAGCGGCTACTCTTTCCGTATGGAAAGCTACTGGCGCTCAACAATCTAAAGTTATTTTTGAAAACAATGGAATCAAGGGATATTGGAAAAACGCTAAAGCAATCAACGTTGAAGGACACGGCAGCTTAATTGAAATTCATGAGAGAGGTACTTTGTACGAATCAAATGTTAAATTTAACAATGTTGCATGGACTTCTCAACCGTTACTTGTTCAATCAAAATGCAACTTGGGTCATGCCCATTGGAGAGATTCTTGGGTTAGCAAGTTCTTGGTAGGTGGTACAATCTATAGAGAAGCAAGTGGAAGATTGGAAAGATCGACAGATTGGGGTGCAACTTATGTTCCGGTTGACACACAAGTAGTTGCCGTTCCAGCCACAGCAACTTCTCCGGGTAAAGTTGGAGATTACGCAAGTGATGCCAATTACTTTTATAGTTGTTACGCTACCAACACATGGAGTAGAGTTCCAATTGCTACATGGTAAAATAATACTGTTGACAAGTGTAAGATAAAATGATATAATTTAATAAAACATCATTTTCAGAAATTCCCTCACTATTTACGAATGGTGGGGGATTACTTATTTAAAAGGAGAGTTCACATGACAGACACATTTTTAAAGCTTGGCAAAGATATTATCGACACTAGGAATTTGGACATTATTAGAGAAAACGCAAATGTCAACGGAGAGTCGTTTAGCGGCAAAATGGGAAAGATGGGAAGCGAAGCATGTAAAGAGTATGCAAAGAGATATGTTATTCCAGAGGAAATAATGAAATATATGGATGAAGGATATATGCATATTCATGATTTAGATTTTTATGCTCTTGGAACACACAATTGTCTTTTCATTCCATTTGGAAAAATCCTAGCGAGTGGATTTTACGTAGGAGATAAGGGTAGTGTAAGAACGCCAAATAGTATTTCTACGGCTATGGCACAAGTTGCTATCATATTCCAAGCTCAACAAAACTCACAATATGGTGGATGCGGTGCAAGTAAGATTGATTGGGATTTAGCACCATACGTAAAGAAGTCTTATAATAAGCATTATAAAAAGGGTTTAGAGTATTTTTTAGGCACTCATGCAAGTGCAAAATTATTCGCAGAAAGAGAAACAAAAGCTGAGACACTTCAAGCAGCAGAAAGTATGATCCACAACTTGAATACAATGGCTTCTCGCGCTGGTGGTCAAGTTCCATTCTCAAGTATTTGCTTTGGATTGGATACATCATGGGAAGGAAGACTTGTAAGCGAATGTATTCTTCAAGCTTCAATTAATGGTCTTGGTCATGGAGAAACGGCAATCTTCCCACAATTGATTTTCCAATGTAAACAAGGGATCAATCAAAATGAAGGTGAAGCAAATTACGATTTATTCTTGAAAGCAATCGAATGTTCAAGTAAACGCTTATTCCCTAACTTTGTTAATGTTGATGCAACTTACAATCTTCAATATTATAAAGAAAATGATCCAGATACTATTATTGGTACAATGGGATGTCGTACAAGAATTATTTCAAATCGTCATGGAGATAATCACCAATCAGGTAGAGGTAATTTGAGCTTCAATAGTATCAATCTTCCTAAGATTGGCATTGAGTCTAAAGGTGACATTAAAGCATTTTATGACAGACTTGAAGAAGTAATGACAATCTGTTTAGAAGGTTTGATTCACAGATATAAAATTCAATACAATCAACCAGCTAAAGCAAGTGATTTTATGATGGCTAATGGAACATGGATGGATGGAGAAAAGCTTGATCCAGAAGAGAAAGTTGGAGAAATTTTAAAACATGGTAGTATTTCTATTGGTTTTGTTGGTCTTGCAGAGTGTCTTAAAGCGCTTGTAGGAAAACATCATGGAGAAAGTAAAGAAGCTTGGGATTTGGGATATAATATCATTTCCTTCATGAGAGAATTTTGTGATAGATGGTCTGATGATTTGGACATGAATCTCACTCTTTTTGCAACTCCTGCTGAATCACTTGCTGGAAAGTTCGCAAAGATTAATCAGAAACAATTTGGAGTTATTGAAGGAGTTACGGATAGAGAATATATTACAAACTCCAATCACATTCCTGTGTACTATGATATTCCAGCACATGAAAAAATTGCACGTGAAGCTCCATTCCATGAATTAACAAATGCAGGTCATATTTGCTACGTTGAAGTTGATGGAAACATGAAAAATAATCCAGAAGCATTCAAAAAGATTGTACAATATGCATTATCACAAAATGTTGGATACTTTAGCATTAACCACCCAATTGACAAGTGCAATTCCTGCGGCTATGACGGCACGATAGGGGCGTCTTGTCCTCAGTGTGGAGAACTAGAAGAGAGCGGTCGTATCGTCAAAATTAGACGTATCACAGGCTACCTAGTGGGCAATCTGATGACTAGGTTCAACTCAGGAAAACGTGCGGAAGAAAGAGATAGAGTGAAGCATACTAAGTAAGGGAGCATGTTAAAATGTATATTTCAGGTTACTATAAGGAAAGTATAAATGAGGGATATGGATTAAGGTCAGTGATATTTATTAGCGGTTGTTTTCATGCATGTAAAGGATGTTTTAATGAAGCCGCTTGGAATTTCAAACATGGTGAAGAATTTACGATTGACAAACAATTGGAAGTAATCAATGACATAAAAAACAACCCTTTAATTGATGGAATAACTTTATGTGGTGGTGATCCATTCTTTTCAGCAAAAGAAGTAATCGAATTTTTGACACTATGCAAACAACATATTCCTAATATCAATGTGTGGACATATAGTGGCTTTACGTATGAAGAAATTATAAGAAGTAAATTGCTAAAGCAGCTCCTTGAGATGTGTGACGTACTCATTGATGGTCGATTTATAATAGAAGAAAAAGATACAACACTTCTGTTTAGAGGAAGTAAAAACCAAAGAATTATTGATATTCCGGCTAGTTTAAAAAATAATTGTGCAACACTATTGACAATGTAGTTATATTGTGGTATTATATAACTCGTAAGGATTTGACATTAGTGAACCGTTTTATCTGCTACGGAAGTGCGGAGACTTTCTTCAAGTCTTTCCGCATTTCCTATTGACAAATGAAAGATAAAATGATATAATAAGGACATATCAAAGGGAGATGATAAAAAAGTGAAAGACTTACAAACACTATTCGTAATTAAGACAAGAGTAAGAGATGGTAGGAATGAATTTGCTGATGTGTTTAGCAAAGAGGAATTTAAGACCTATCCTACCGAAACTCAAATCTTAAATGAGATGACAAGATGGAGCTTGATGTATAACGTATGTTACTCAGAGGTAGAAAAAAGGTACAGATTGGCTTACTAAAAAATAACTGTTGACAAGTGCAAGATAAAGTGGTATAATAAGGACTATAAGAACACAAGAGTAAGATAAAATAAAGGTTTTATCTATGGGGTGGTGAAAAAGTGGATTTCGTAGAGAAGCACAAGTTAGTAATGCAACTCTTGGATTATCAAAGCAATCTTTTGAAAATGATTATTAGTGATAGTGAGTTGAATAATAACTGATACTAAGGAAAGATTAAAAAGAGTTTCAGATAAGATTGAGAATTTGTTAGATATTTAATAGATTTAAATGGAGCGTTACCCAAGCGGTCAAAGGGACTTGTTTGCTAAACAAGTAGCACGTAACAGTGGCAAGAGTTCGAATCTCTTACGCTCCTTATTCTTTTAAGGGAGAATGTGATATGTTTAAACAAGTTGTTCATGAGAATATATTTTACACATTTCTTCAATGGTACATTGACCATGTAGGCGACTATGATAGTCATAGTGTAACCGTTGCCGATAGATATAATTACTATGAGCTTGGTACGTTAAATTGTATTGCATATGTTTATTTTTATGGTGGTAAAGAGTATCTTATTAGACAAGATTTATATGACAAATGGAATGAGTTTGATGGAATTAAATAAGTAGTTTTGCGGTCTTGGTATATTGGTTGTGTCGTGGATTTCCAATCCACAGAAACGGGTTCGATTCCCGTAGACCGCTTATCTTTTACAATGGAGGACTTTAATGGAGTGTCCAAATTGCAAATCTGAAATGTCTTCTTTAGGAGTTCCAACTTATATTGATACAGATGCTTATTATTACTATTTTTGCACAAGATGCGAAGAGAAACATGAGATTGTAAAAGATTGTCTTGAATAAAATATGGAGAGTTGGCAGAGTGGACGATTGCAACGGTCTTGAAAACCGTAGTTCCTTTAGGGGAACCGTGGGTTCGAATCCCACATTCTCCTTATATTTTAGGCTAGTGGCGAAACTGGTAGACGCGCATGGTTGTTACCCATGTGGTGAAATTCCGTAGAGGTTCGAACCCTCTTTAGCCTGTTTTTATTATCTTGCTCGTAGCTCAGTGGCAGAGCGCCAATCTGTTAAATTGGTGGTCGCGGTTTCGATTACCGTCGAGTAAGCTTTTCAGACTTAGCTTAACTAGCTAAAGCTTATCTCTCTTTTTCGAGAGGTGTCATTGGTGCAAGTCCAATAGTCTGAGCCATCGGGGAATGATGTAATGGTTAGCATATCTCCCTTTGAAGGAGATTGTTACGGTTCAAGTCCGTATTCCTCTGCCATGAGTCTTTAGTGTTAAGTGTAGCACATGTACCCCAAAAGTAACTGCTCTGCATATGCTTGCAACAGGTTGAAGGGACGTAGTTCAGGTTTAAGTCCTGAAAGACTCTATATTGAGTTAATACTTAACCTCAAAAAAGGATCGGAGTGGCTCTCCGTTGAGTAGCTGAAAGTTTGGGGTTATGGTGTAGAGGTAACACAGTGGATTTTTAATCCATCATCCTTGGTTCAAATCCAAGTAGCCCTATTTTTATTAAAGAAAATTCTTGACAAATGAGATATAAAATGATATAATACTTGTATAGTCAAAGAGGTGAGGAAATGAAAGTTTCATTTAACGTTCTATAATTACCGAAAGGAGTTGTAGAATATGAGTAGAAGTTTCAAGAAGACACCTATTATCAAAGATCATAATAAAGGTGAAAAGAAGAATGCTAATCACAAAGTAAGAAGAAGTAAAGATGTTCCAAATGGTGGGTCATACAAAAAGTTTTATCCACAATGGGATATATGTGATTGGAGTTCTGGATGGAGTAAAAGAGCTTTCATTAGACGATGGGAACATAGATATGATGCACATCGTTGGTTTTGGATAAAAGACAAGTCTTTTCACGATGCAATGCGGTATTGGTACAAAACATATTATTGGAAATAATTTTAGCTGACTTGTTCAGCTATTATGGGTGAGCGGTAACGTTGGAGAGTTATGCTAGACTGTAAATCTAGTGCTTCGGCTGAGTGGGTTCGAATCCCACCTTACCCATCCTATGGACTCTTAGCTGAGATAGATTAGCGATACCTTGAAACGGTATAGAGAGTGGTGCGTTACCACTAGAGTCCATTTTAAATATGCGTAGTATTCCATCTGGTGGGTGGAGGTGGTCTTATATGCCACTATTGGTTGAGTTCGATTCTCACACTACGTATACATGCGTCTATGGTGAAAAGGATATCATAAGAGATTTCTAACCTCTCGTTCCAAGTTCGATTCTTGGTAGGCGCGTATATGGTTCTATCGTATAGTGGTTATTACGATGCGTTGTCAGCGCAAAAACGGGAGTTCGATTCTCCCTAGAACCGTATTAATTTTTATCACACATTCAAATACCAACTATTGTAAGGGATTACAAAACACTTGACAAGTGTAAGATAAAATGGTATAATATGATTGTAATGAGGGAAGAAGACAGACTAAGAAATAAGCCTTTCACCACTACTCCCTAAGTGGAAGGTTTATTTCTTAGTCTTTAAGTGCATTCAGGCACTCTGAGGAATACATAGAGTAAAAATTTATAATGAGGAAAAGGTGAATAAGATGAAGAGAATGCATTCAATCGCTGGTAAAGGTATACTTCATGAAGATTTTATTTTAGAAGTCCTTGGTAAGAAAGATGAACCTAGCGAGTTTTACAATTTGATTGATTTGATGGAAGAGTTTATTGGAAAGAGTGTTACATTTTCAATAAAAGAGGAAGATATCGTTCAACAAGCAGAAGAAAACATTGAAGTTGATGACGAAGAATAGGAGTTGGTGTAATGAGTAAAAATAGATTCTACACCAACAGAGAGGGACTTATCGTTGAAGTTACTCAAGATCATCTTGAAAAAGCGGTAACATTGAAGATTGAACTTCAAAAAATGTCTCCTTCCTTACGGTGTGACTGGAAAAGACACAAGAAAATGATGGAGGAAGAAGGATTTGAAAACTCTGATACTAATGAAGGATATCGCATCTTGGTTAAAGATTATCAAAAACAAATTGGTTTACTTACACCTTTATCTAAGCACGTGGATATGGTTAAAACTAACAAGTTAGAATCATTAAACAATCTGCTTGGTGAATTGTATTCCGAGAAAAGAGATAATCAACTTGTCTTAGCGGAAATTAATAAGTTTAAAAGAGATTTTCATCTTAGTAAGGTAGTAGCAGAAGAAATTGTTAAAGAGTTCAAGAATTTCAAAATTGAACTTCCTCAAAATAGCAATACTTACTACACTAGCTACAAGAATAGTGCTATTGTTACTCTTACTGATCTTCATATTGGAGAAGTTATTAATAATGTGTATGGCAATAGTTATAATTACGAAATCGCTCAAAAAAGAATGAGAGCGTATGCACAAAAAATTATTTCTCATTGCAAAGCATTTAATATTAGCAAAGTATTTGTTGCAGGTTTAGGAGACTTTGTAGAGCATCTTTACATGAGAGCAAAGCAAAGTAGACATGCCGAATTTGGTTTAGCTCAACAAATTCTCAAAGCAAGCGAATTAATTATTGAATTCTTAATCACATTATCTGATAAGGTTCAAGTTGAGTATTGTGGTATTGCTGGTAATCATGATAGATTACAAGGAGACAAAGATGTTAACTTTGATGAAGACAATGCAAATGTTATTATCAATTACAATATTAAAACCGCTATTCAATTCATCGACAAACCCAACAAATTGAAGTTTATTGACATTGAAGACGGAGCAACCGAAATGAACATTGAAACAAATGGAAGAAAAATCAAATTGGTTCATGGTCATTTAGATAATGGTAATAAGAAAGACAAGATGAAGGGTTACATTTCAATGCAAAATGACTTCTTTGATTGTCTTGTATATGGTCACTTGCATCACTATCATGTTGAAGACTCTGATCATGGTAGATTGGCAATTGGTGTTGGATGTATGTCAGGTAGAAACGATTACGGAAAACACTTTTCAGCGGCTACAAATGCTTCTCAAATGATGTTAATTGTGAGAGAAGATGGAGAAATGATTCCATTAAGAATTGATTTACAGGTTGTATAAGGAGATGATAAATGTGGAAGAAACTATTCAAGAAAAAGTCAGTCGTTATTTAGATGAAATTTATAACGCTCAAACTGACGAAGATGTTGAAGAAATTTTATTATTCTTATTTAATGAAGGTTACATTCACGGTTTTTCATCAGCCTTGGAAGAAAGAATTGAGAATGATATTTTAACAATAAATTATATGAGAAATCTATTATAGAAATGAAAAGAGCTTTTCATAGAGTCTAAAATATTTAGGCTCTTTATAAAGTTCTTTTCATAGATAATAAGGAGAGAATTTTATGTCGGATAGAAAGAAATGCGTCGAATGCAAGAAAGTGAAAGCTACTTCTTCAAATTTTTACGCTTCAAATAGTCCAATGTTTGCGGACGGAAGAGTGACAATTTGCAAGTCTTGTATCAAAGCTAGTGTTGATGTAACAGATGTTGATTCAGTTAAGAGGATGCTTAGTAGAATTGATAGACCATACATAGCCAAAGAATGGCAATCATGTTTAAATTCTGGTAGAGAGCCTTTTGGGTGGTATCTAAGAAAGATATCTGGTCTTACTCAACACAATAAATTAGGTTTTAATGATAGTAGAGACACAGATGAAAAGATAGACAGTAGACAATACAAATATGATAATGATCAACTTACAGAAGATGACATTTTCGAAAAGCCTACAATTGATGTGTTGCGTAAATGGGGAACAAACTTCTCTAACAAGGAGTATTATGAATTAGAGAAGCTTTGGGAAGAAATGGATAGAGCAAATGACATTTCAACACCACAGCATAAGCAGCAATTGAAAAACTATTGCAAACTATCAGTTTTAATTGATAGAGCATTAGAGGAAAATGACATTAAGACGTTTGAAGCACTTAATAAGCAATTCACAGAAATCCAGAAGAATTCAGGATTTAGACCAATTGACAGAAAGTCAGGTAGTGAATCTGCTGGAATAAGAAGCTTTTCTGTTATATTTGAAGAAGTTGAGAGAGACGGATTTATAACTCCTGATCCATTGCAATTTCCGCAAGACATAGTAGATAAGACAATTGTTTATATGTTGAATTATCAGCGTAAATTGCTACATATGGAATCGTTAATAGAGCCTCCAGATGACGCTCCTTATGAGGGTTATGAAGGAGAGGAAGAAGAATGACGGTAAAGGGATTAAATTATAAACGTCCAGATGATGGTCTTGATAGAGATGTCACCAAGAAAATAGCAAATGTAAAATCCTTCAAAGAAACTAAAGTTGATTGGAGAAAATATTGCGAGTATTGGAGACTTTATCCAGATAGATTTATTGATTTTATAAGACCAGCGGATTGTAAGATTGACTTATATTTTTATCAAAGAATAATGCTTAGAGTATTATTTAGATATCAAAAAGTGTTCTTCACATTTACGCGTGGTACAGCAAAGTCATTTACACAAATATTAGCATTGTATCTTAAATGTATTATGTATCCTGGTACAGAATTGTTCATCTGCGCACCTGGTAAAGCACAAGCCGCTGATATTAGTCAAGCAAATATTGAAAAAATTTGGAGCTTCTTCCCTATTCTTAAAGATGAAATTAAGGAAAAGTGGTTTCAAAGTGATTATACGGAACTTAGGTTTCACAATGGATCAACACTTGAAGTTGTACCTGTTTCAGAACGTGCGCGTGGTGGACGTAATAATGGTGGAGCTATAGAAGAGATTGTAGATGACAAGATGAAAAAAGATATCTTGAATGAAGCTATTATTCCTCGTATGGCTAACGACAGATTAAGTTCATTCCAAGGTAAGCGTGATGAAAATGAAATACATAAATTTGAGTGGTATATTACAACATCTGGAACAAGACAAAGCTTTGCATTTGAAAAAATGAAAGAAGTCTTAGGAGAGATGGCACAAGGTAAAAGCGCTTTCAATTTAGGTGCTGGTTTTGAATTAGCATGTATGCATGGACAATTGAGTGAAACGTTCATCAATGATTTGAAAAATCGCCCAACATTCAATCCATTGTCATTCGCAAGAGAGTATGAATCAATTTGGACTGGAACAAGTGATAACTCGTTGGTTCAATTGGAAGACTTGCAAGAGTGTCGTACAATTTCTAAAGCGGAACACAAGCATAGTGGAGAAAAGAATGTAGAGTATATCTTAGCGTATGACGTAGCTCGTTCAGAAGGGTCGCAAAACGCTAACTGTGCATTGGTAGTCATCAAGATCATACCTCGCGGTGATGGAACATATCAAAAACATTTGGTTAACTTGTATAGCTTTGAAGGAACACACTTCTTGAGTCAAGCTATTTTCTTAAAGAAGAAAGTTAATGAATTTAAGGCAAGTATGTTAATTGTTGACAGTAATGGTCCGGGTAAGGGATTAGTTGATATACTTGTTACAGAATGTGATGAAAATCCATCTTACTCAGTTGTTAATGATGATAGATTCGACAAGTACAAAACCGAAAATAGTATTCCAATGGTATATGCATTAAGTTCAAATACAAAAGAAAATAGCGCAAGCGACATTCATAACGTATTTATCAATATGATTACCAATAAAAAGGTGAAGATACTTAGATCAGAATCGGAAGCTAAAGCAGATGTAACCGCTAAGGTAAAGGGAAAGAGAAGCGGTAAAGAATCTAACACAGAAGAGATTAGCCGCGAATTGTTACCATATGTTATGTGTGATCTTCTTTGCGAAGAGATAATGAATCTTGAACACAAACAAGAGGGTAACAAGACTAAGATAAAACAAATTTCAAGATCAATAAATAAGGATAAGTTCTCAGCATTTCAATACGGACTTTATTATATTTATACACTTGAAATGAAAAATCAAAGACGCAAAAAAGAGAAAGTGGACGTATCGCAATTCTTTGCGGTAAAAGTTCCAAAGACAAGATATCAAAGATAAGAGAGGTGATGCAAATTGAGCGAAAATATTGTAGGAGAAATAACTGATTCACAAGGTAGAAAAAGCGCTATGATCCTTAACTTCGCAGCATTTAATCAATTAAAATTAAAAGATTTAAAGAAGTTAAAGACAGACAATAAAATGCTTAGAAATTATACTAGAGAACAGGTAAATTCATTCATGGAAAATCCATCCAAGAATGAAAAGCAATTGCGCGACATTAGTATCACACTTTATGGTAAGAGCACTTTGTATAAAAGACTTGTTCAATACTTCTCTGGAATGTTGAGATTGGATTATGTTGTTGAACCATACAACATTGATCCATCAAAGGTAAATAAGAAAACATTGTTATCGCAATACTTTAAGATATTGAATTTCTTAGATACTATGAATATAAAGCATGAATTTTCTAAGATATTAAATATAGCTTTTCGTGAAGACGTTTTCTTTGGATATGAACATTATGCTAATGATACATATTTCATTCAGAAGTTAAATCCAGATTATTGTATGATTTCAAGTATTGAAGATGGATGTTTCAATTTTGCATATGATTTTTCATATTTTGCAAATAACTTAGAGAAGCTTGAAACATTCCCAAAAGAGTTTAAATCTAAGTACAATAAGTATCTTAACGATAGCGCTTTAAGATGGCAAGAGTTAGATTCGACTAAGACCATTTGTATAAAGATAAATGAAGACTTAGATTACAACTTGCCACCGTTTGCATCTGTATTCGAAGGATTGTTTGATATTTCAGATTTCAAGGCATTGCGAAAAGATAAGCAAGAGATTCAAAACTATAAAGTGTTGATTCAAAAGCTTCCAATTCGTGAAGATAGTGAAGACAATAATGACTTCATGATTGACTTTGATAATATGATGATGTTCCACAATAAGGCTGCAGAAGCATTGCCTGATCAAGTTGCATTAATTACTACTCCAATGGATATTACGGATATCAACTTTGAAAAAGATTCAGTTGATTCGGATAATGTTCAAAAGGCAACATCGGAGTTTTGGAGCAATACAGGTGTTACGTTATTTGATGGAATAAATGGTAGTGCAGGACTTGAAGCTTCTATTAAGAATGATGAAACAATAGTGTTTGCGGTATTGAGACAAATTGAAAGGTGGATTAACCGTAGAATTAAATTCTTCATGAAAAATGCTAATTTCAGAATCTCTATGCCGAATCTTACAGAGAACAATCATTTAGAAGTACACGATTCAGCAAAAAGTGCAGCAGAGTTTGGAATGCCAACAAAGATGTTAGCATTAGCTGCGTTGGGCATGTCTCCTACATCGGTTATTACTATGACATTCCTTGAGAATGAAATGCTTGGTTTGGTTGATAAGTTTATTCCTCTACAATCCGCTCATACGCTTCCAAGCGAAGATGAAGGTGGAGCGCCTACAAAGAAAGCTTCTAAGCTTACAGATGAAGGCTCAAAGAGTAGAGATAAATAAATATTAGGCTTTGAAAGGTGGTGAGAAAATGAAGGTAGTTAATACAAATATTCCTGTTATATTTCAAAAGATACAAGAAGTAGATGATAGGTTTATGCGTGTTAAGATATGGTTAATGCATTTAGGACAAAATTACAACGGAAGTTCTTTTGAGAAAGAGAATGTTGAAAAGGCAATTCCGTCTTTGGCTAATACGCCTATACTTGGATTCATTGAGAACAATGGAGAAGAATTAGATTATTCTGATCATAGAATTATTCTTACTCGTAAGAATGGCAAGTTCGAAGAAAAGTACATAGGTCAAGCGTATGGAGTAATTCCAGAAGATAATAATGCTAAATTTGAATTCCGTGTTGGTGACGATGGGATAGAAAGAGAATATCTTACATGTGAAGGTTTGCTTTGGCAAAAATGGGACATTCCAACTGAAATAATGGATCGTGATTCTATTAAGAGTCAAAGTATGGAATTACACAAAGACTTTCAAGGCTATTGGAATGAAGAAACACAATTGTTTCATTTCACAGACTTTAAATTCTTTGGAGCTTGTATATTAGGTTCAAATGTAATGCCTGGCATGAATTCAGCTTCTATTGAAAAGGAATTTTCATTCTCACAAGAATCTTTCCAAGTACAAATGCAAGATAAAATGGAAGAATTAAAAGTCGCTTTTTCTAGGTATCAAAAGTCCCAAGAGGACGATGCAAATAAAGATAAGGAGGATGCAAATATGGAAAAAGAACTTCTTGAGTTTTTGTCTAAATATGGTTTAGCAGACAAAGGCGTTGAAGCTCAAATTATTGTTAGTGATTTCACATCTATTGAAGATTTGGAAGCAAAAGTATTTTCAATTGCTTTAGAAGTTGCTAAGACAGAAAAAGAATCAGAAGTAACTAGCCAATTTACTGATAAAATTACTTCACTTGAATCTGATTTAGAGAAGGTTAAAGGTGAGTTTGAAGAACTTCAAACCAAATTCAATACACTTGAAGGTGAAAAGAATGAGGTTGATGAAAAGTTCCAATCATTAAATGATGAAGTTACTGAGCTTCGCACATTCAAAGAGTCAAAGCTTACAGAAGAAAGAGAAAGTGCGGAAGCAGCTCTTTTCGAAAGCTTCTCAGAGCAATTATCTAAAGAAGATATCGAATCTGTAAAAAGTGAAGCATCTGATTTCACTTTAGAGGAAATTGAATTCAAACTTTATGCTTTAGTAGGCAAGAAGAATTTTAGCAAGAAGACTACTACTAAAGAGCCAAATAAAGTAATTATTCACAAAGATGAACCAGAAGATGACGGTTACGGCAATATTCTTAGCAGCTTTGCTAAGAAACAAATCAATTAATTTCAAGGAGGAAAAAAGAAATGGCAGGAAAATCAATTGTTCGTTTAGACAGAGTAAAATCAATTTATAATGGTCACATCGAATCCATAGTTCACAATGCTGAACTTCAAAATGGATGGGTAGCACAAGTGGGTGGACTTAAAGATGGTAATCGTGACCTTCGTACAG